CTTAAAGGAGAGAGCAGAGACAGGTCGTATATACTTGATGAACATTGACCATTGTAATAGTCACAGTTCATTTAAAGATAAGGTTAGCATGAGTAACCTTTGTCAGGAGATTACTCTACCTACAGATCCGATTCAACATATTGATGGGTCTGGTGAGATTGCATTGTGTATACTATCTGCTATTAACATAGGTAAGATTAATAAGATTGAAGAGTTGGATGAGTTGTGTGAGTTAGCAGTAAGAGGATTGGATGCACTGATAGATTATCAGCAGTATCCTGTAAAGGCAGCAGAACAATCTACAAAGAACCGTAGGTCACTTGGGGTAGGTTATATTGGTTTGGCACACTTCTTAGCTAAGAATGGTGTCAAGTATGACTCACAAGAGGCATGGGATTTAGTTCATTCAATGACAGAGAGATTCCAGTATGCTCTATTGACTGCATCTAATAGGTTATCAATGGAGAAAGGACCATGCGGTTACTTTGGTAAGACAAAGTATGCTGATGGAATTCTACCCATCGATACATACAAGAAGGACGTAGATGAGATTGTACCGAATGATCTATCATGTGACTGGGAGTTTCTTAGGGGGCGCATATCCGAGTATGGGTTACGGAACAGCACACTGTCCGCACAGATGCCTTCGGAGAGCAGCTCCGTTGTGTCAAACGCAACCAATGGAATCGAGCCACCTAGAGACTACTTGTCCATTAAAAAATCAAAGAAGGGGCCTCTTAAGCAGGTTGTACCATCATATACTACACTAAAGAATAACTACACATTGTTATGGGACATGCCAAACAATGATGGATACATTAAAGTAGCTGCAGTGATGCAGAAGTTCTTTGATCAAGCCATTAGTGGTAACTGGTCTTATAACCCAGAGAATTATCCAGACAATGAAGTACCTGTGTCAGTGATGGCAAAGGACTTACTAACAACCTACAAGTATGGTTGGAAGACATCTTATTACCAGAATACATATGATGCTAAGAAGGATGTTGATGAAGAAGTTGATGTTGATAAACTTATCAATGAAATCTTAACTACTGAGGAGGAGGTCTGTGACAGCTGTGCAGTCTAAAGAAATAAGTGGTATGACAGTTTTCAATAAGAAGGCTGTTGATACTACAAAACAATACATGTTTTTCGGAGCACCCCTGAGTGTTCAACGTTATGATCAATACAGATTCCCAACCTTTGATCGGTTAACTCAACAACAGTTAGGGTATTTCTGGAGACCTGAAGAGGTATCACTTCAGAAAGATAGAGCAGACTATGCACAGCTTAATGAAACACAACGACATATATTTACCAGCAACCTTAAGTATCAGATCATGCTGGACTCCGTACAAGGTCGTGCTCCTGGTATGGCTTTCACTCCTTACTGTTCTCTACCTGAGTTAGAAGCATGTATGCAAGTGTGGCAGTTTATGGAGATGATCCATAGTAGATCATACACATACATCATTAAGAATGTATACTCAAATCCTTCAGAATTATTTGATACCATTTTAACTGATGATAATATACTATCAAGAGCAGAGTCTGTTACCAAATCATATGATGAGTTTATAAATTATGCACAGGATTATGGTCAGAGTAATGCTTGGAAAGATGATATGAGGACTCATATTAATTCAGAATGGACAAGAAAAGATTTAAAAAGATATCTTTATAAAGCAGTTGCTAACGTTAATATACTAGAGGGTATTAGATTCTATGTGAGTTTTGCTTGCTCCTTTGCATTTGGTGAGAACAAACTCATGGAAGGATCAGCAAAGATCTTATCACTCATTGCGAGAGATGAATCACAACACCTAGTATTAACACAACAGATATTAAAGAACTGGTCTGAAGGTAAAGATGATCCAGACATGCAAGAGATAGCAGAGGAAGAGAAGGAAACCGTAACAGAAATGTTTAGAGCTACTGTTAATGAAGAGAAGGCATGGGCAGATTATCTTTTCAAAGATGGTTCTATGATAGGATTGAATGAAAGATTATTACATAATTATGTTGAGTGGATTGCTAACAGGAGGATGAAGGCAATAGGTTTACAACCTATATACGATCAACCCCTTAGAAATAATCCACTACCTTGGACTGAGCACTGGCTTAACTCTAAGGGTCAGCAAAATGCACCACAAGAAACGGAGATTGAAAGTTATGTCGTTGGAGGAATCAAACAAGATGTCAAAGGAGACTCCTTCGCAGGATTCTCCCTCTGATCCAGAGTGGAAGTTAGAAGATTTACAGAAGGCAATCATTGATAGTGCTGAGATGTATGATGAACTGTTAGATAAGGCAGGTCAGCATGAGTTACCACCAAACACAGCAGAAGCAATGTGGGAGATGGAACGCAACCTATGGTCACAAAGACAGAATCGGGATGAGGTTGACGAATCATCCTATTGATGCTATTGTATCAATACGAACCAGTTTGTAATGGTTCTCTGACATAAATAGTCAGGTAAGGTATCAACAGATACCTTTTCGTTCATCCCAGAAGGGACGCAAGTAAGCCGACTCGGAACGGATCATCGTTCATCCTCATGGAATTCATTCTCATTACTCTCTTCACATGTTCAGATGCTACGGACTTGATATCCAAAGTAACTGATCGCAGTGCAGGTGAGTTCAAGTCCGAAATCATTCAAACGATTAAGGACAGTACTGAGAAAGGATGTTTTGAGGACGCAAAAGCCGACTGAAGGAACGGTCTAATCAACCTAATCCTACAGGAGAAAACACATGGCAAAAGTCACTTACCGAGGGGTCGAGTACGACCCTGCAGAGTACAATAAGAAGGTACTCTACGAGGCAAGTCAGCATCGCAATCACGAACTAATGTATCGTGGTATTAAAGTTCAACGCAAGTTCGCAACTCAGAGCTGACACACGTCACGATTTGTATATAAAGACACCTTATTGACAGGTGTCTTTTTTTGTGTAATAATAAATACTGGAAATTGTAACGAGAGTCATGAAGATTTTTCTGGACTGCTCTGATGTTGACCTAATAAAACAGTCGTATGCGAGTGGGTTAATCGATGGAGTAACAACTAACCCCAGTCTTATGTTGAAGAATGGTCAAGATCCATTGAAGGTTCTTAAGGAGATAACTTCTATCTTCCCTTGGGATGCTTCGATATCAGCAGAGGTAGTCGGGGATACAGTGGAGGACATGCTAGCCATGGCTGATACTTACTTGGAGATAGCACCCAACATTACTATTAAAGTACCTTGCACACGCACAGGTCTTAGGGCATGTAAAGATCTATCAGAGGATGAGGTGGCAGTTAACGTAACACTTATATTCTCTGCTGCTCAAGCAATACTTGCTGCTAAAGCAGGTGCAACATACGTTTCACCATTCATAGGTCGTTTGAACGATCAATATTGGGATGGTATATCATTAGTCGAGGAAATTTCAGATGTATTCACAACGCATGGTTCTAAAACTCAAGTACTCGCTGCTTCAATTAGAGAACCAATTCAAGTCGCAAAGTGTTTTCGAGTGGGGGCTGATATCTGTACTCTGCCTTGGGATATATTTAATAAAATGTATGACCACTGCTTAACTGATGCAGGTATGCAGAAGTTTGATTCAGATTGGATCCAACTACAGGATAAACTGAAGTGAATGGCCGAATGAATAAGGTAACAATGGTAGCCCAGATCATGAAGATGAAAACTGGGCTAGAAAATGGGTGGTATCCTGAATGGGATGAACGCCAGAGAGGAGCAGCACAAAGGATACTGCTCAATGTATTAGAACACTTAGACGAGTACCACTCTTAGGGGGGTGTATGCAAAGACAAAATCTTAAAGTATTAGTTGCTGATTTGGAACGAGCAATAGCAGAGATAAAAGCAGAGGTTTATTCAGACACTTCTGCTTATGATATACATAGGGGTGATGATATAAAATCATACGCCCAAGTAAATGATGAAGACGGAGAGTGCGACTAATGAAAAAGATACAGAAACTTCTGAGGGAAGTTATGAGAACCCCTGGACCTATAAGGGTTCAACTTTTACTTCTAACGACATTAACGGTTTCTTCGGTTTCGTCTACAGGATTACTAATTTACAATCGGGTAAGCAATACATCGGCAGGAAATACTTCACACAGCGTCGTAAACCTAGAGGTGGTAAGAGAAGGGTTACGTCTGAGAGTGACTGGAAAAAATACTATGGAAGCTCTGAAGAACTTAAAGGAGATAGAAAGTTACTTGGGAACGACCTATTCAAGAGAGAAATCATATCCCTCCACACCACCCTTGGCAAAGTAAACTACGAAGAGACTAGACAGTTGTTCCTAAATAATGTACTTACTGAGAGTACTGACGATGGACAACCAGCATATTACAACAGCAATATACTGGGTAGGTACATGCGTAAGGATTATTTTACAAGGGATTGACAATGAACTCTGATCCTTGCTATACTGAGAACGACTTCTATGACTTTGAACAGTCTATGGAAGAGATGTATATGGATTTATTAATTGATCAATTACATGACATGGCAGAGGAATCATTAGATGTTTTGCATACCGTTTGAGCACTATGAACCTATACCTAATCACGATCTAGCTAAGGAACATCTCTTAGAGTTGTTTAGTTTATGTGGTGAGGATAGGAATGGTGTTAGGGGTGACTTCTTTATTAATGATGAAAGGAAATCCCTTCCTGCTTATCATGTTACACTGATGAATTACTTAAAGGATTATCTTCAAGACCTACAAAATCAAATGGGGTTTGAAGTGAAGATTAATTCTATGTGGTATCAACAAACTGTTAAAGGACAGTATCATGAGTTGCATAATCATGGTGCTATTGGTCTCTCATGTGTTTGGTATCTAGAGTATGATCCATCAGTTCATCAAGGAACTACTTTCTATTGTCCCTTTGCTGATCCTATTACAGGAGATCTATTACAAGAGACACCTGAAGTAAGAGAAGGAGATCTAGTTGTCTTCCCATCCTACTTACTACACGAACAGAAACCAAATAAAAGTGACGTAAGAAGGACTGTAGTATCATTTAACATTGACGGTAATTTAAATTATGGAAAGTAAATTTTATTTAATGTTCGCAACACCACCTTTATTTGTTGCACAATATGAGGGTACGGTAGATTCTTTTTTAAGTGAAGCATATAATATACCTTATAGAGATTCGTTTGGTAATAAGGTATCCACTGACACATATGTTTTAAAACGTCCAGGATTTAATAAGTTAGAGAAGTTTTTTCTTGAACATGTTAATAGTTACACTCGTCAGGTGTTAGGTAGTGAAGAGGAGATAGGTATTCAGCAGTCATGGGTTAATATAACTCAAGGGCAACAGAATCATCCAAAACATTATCATTCAAATAGTTATTTGAGTGGTGTCTTTTATCTTAATACAGTAAAGGATACTCCTATAGTATTTGATTCACCACATACACATAACTGGCCAATCAGACCAGAACCAAAGGAGTATCTAACAGTTGGTGGTAATGAGTTTACTAATGATAGTTATAGTTACCAGGCTAGTGCAGGTGATCTAGTATTATTCCCTAGTAGTATACCTCATTGGGTTCCAATTAATAAGACTGATGAAAATAGAATTAGTCTTTCCTTTAATACATTTCCTAAGATACCTTTCGGTGGTATTGATAACAGTACTCGCTTGACGTAATCGAATCTATCATATATAATAATCATAACTATAGTTTTAAATATGTCATGCAATTTAGATAAAACATGGAACGAGGCTGAAAAGGCACTGAGAGCCATGTTTGAAGCTGGATTTTATCATGAAGGTGAGATCCCTGAACGTTATCAAATAGATTTTAGAGATCATATTACTGACATCTATCACATGTATGAGAATGTGAAGAGGATTAATAAATCTAGGAAGGATCAGTGGGTTGATGCTGAGGGTAATCCAGCACCTGCAACTACTTCTTCTAAGTGTTCTGATGTACATCAAGATACCGTCTTCGTAACTGGTGCTGATGATGGTGTGATCACATTACCTGACGGATGCTACGATCCAGATGGTAACATATCAATTGACACAGGCAACATTACATTAGGTGATGCTATTGCTAGTGTTCCTGATGCTATATCATGGAACAATGAAGTGTTTACTTCACCTGAGATAACTTTTGGTACTGATACACAGGCAGCACCACCTCAAGCATCACAGTCAGGAGAGCTACCACCTATAGATCCTGAGAAGAATGCTGAGGATCTTAACAACAGAGACGGAGACTAAGGAATCCGTCTTTGCCAATAGACGTTAAACTAGATGGTCTTACGTGCAAAAGCAATGATAAGGCAATCTTATAAGAGTCATCAGAAATGGTGACTCTTTTTTTGTTCGGATATCTAGGTAATTATACCTTTGACACCCCTTAACATTTACTATATAATTATGTAACGTTTCTTAACAAAACAGAAATGACTTCAACAACTGCCAAAAGGTATACAACTACCGAGTACGGCAAGCAAAATATGTTCGCAGCAGAACCTCCTATGGAGTACGTTGAGAACTATGAAGGTTACTGGAAGAACGCTGAAAGAACTAATGGTCGCCTAGCGATGATTGGTTTGTTCGCAGCAATCCATAACTATGCCATCTTCGGATGGGTAATTCCAGGCATTGCTTAGTCGAAGCAAGGTCTCTTTAAATTCTATCCCTATTACAAATCTAAGAACAATGACTCCAGAAGCAGAAAAGTTTAACGGTTGGATGGCTATGATTGGTTTCGTAGCAGCAACAGGTGCATACATCACCACAGGTCAAATCATTCCAGGTATATTCTAAATGGCAGACCTAATCATCAGAGCAAACGGAAGGTTCACAATGGTAGCCTTCTGGATTGGCGTAGCGGTTTATACTAAGGTCACATACTTTAGTTAAAACTTAACAAAACTAAATAGTTACTCGTAATTTATTTCAATACGGACATAATCCATGACAGATCTAGTAGCAGATTCATTTCCAGCTTGGAAAGCAATCCTTTGGATGTTCTATCCAATGACTGTTCTTGTCATGGTTGAGTTGTTTCTTCGTGCAGTTGACGATGACGACGACGATGAGGGTGGTAAGGGTATACGAGTGACCCAACCTCAATTGCAGACTGTCCCTGCAGGTGCTTGACTAAGAGTAGAAATACATATATAATACTGTAAGTATTTCTACTCAGTCATGCAAGTAATTCTTTTTATTTCAATTGTAGCAACATACGTGTTTACTAATGTCTCTCAATTCGCTTTTGCATAGCCCTTATAGAGAACTCTATGAGTTTGGATTCTTTGTTTGCATCGGTATAACAGCAGGATCTATGGGGTTAATATGAAACAGGAATGTTTAAAAATTTTAGGAAGGTTTGGTTACTCTGGTAAGAGTGCAGAAGAATGTGCTGAAGAGTGGTCAAGTAAATTCAATGTAACATTTGGTCTTGTAAAATACTACGAGACTTATTTTAATAAATAACTGAAGATTGGTTTAAGATTATGAGTGCAGACACAGGAAACGCTATCAACTGGGTAGCAACTCGCAAGGTAGATGGCGAGATTGAATATTTAATATCCAATGCACCAACATGGGGTGCAGACAAAAGATTTGCAAAGGTATTTGATACCAAATCAGAAGCAAGAAAATATTTAAAAGGATGTAACGAGAAGGGAACTATAAGAAAGGCGACCTAGTATTTGACAGGATACAAAACTTCATATATAATATTGGTGTCTTCGATTGAGGACATTCATCTTCCCCCTAACCAAGACCAAGGGGTTACAATGTCTTATTCATACCGTTCACAAAATCGTTCTTTTAAAATCAAATGACAACTCTTCAAAAGAGAGATGCTGGTTTGCTTGCGAATTGGACCGAGTTTGGTGATTGGGTAACAAGTACGAACAACCGCATTTATGTTGGTTGGTTCGGAGTCTTAATGATTCCTTGCTTGTTGGCTGCTGCCACTTGCTTCATCGTAGCATTCATTGCTGCTCCTCCCGTAGATATCGACGGGATTAGAGAACCTGTAGCGGGTTCTTTCATGTATGGTAACAACATCATCTCTGGTGCTGTAGTTCCATCCTCTAACGCTATCGGATTACACTTCTATCCCATCTGGGAAGCTGCCACAATAGATGAGTGGTTGTATAACGGAGGTCCATATCAGTTAGTAATCTTCCACTTCCTTATTGGAATCTCTGCTTACATGGGCAGACAGTGGGAACTTTCTTACCGTTTAGGAATGAGACCTTGGATCTGTGTTGCTTATAGTGCCCCAGTCTCGGCTGCCTTTGCAGTCTTCTTGGTCTATCCTTTCGGACAAGGATCATTCTCTGACGGTATGCCGTTGGGAATCTCAGGGACATTCAACTTTATGTTTGTCTTCCAAGCGGAACATAATATCCTCATGCATCCATTCCACATGGCGGGTGTCGCAGGTATGTTTGGAGGTGCTTTGTTCAGTGCTATGCACGGTTCATTGGTTACATCTTCACTTATTCGTGAGACCACAGGTTTGGATTCGCAAAACTATGGTTACAAGTTTGGTCAAGAAGAAGAGACCTACAACATCGTTGCTGCTCATGGATACTTCGGACGTTTAATCTTCCAGTATGCATCATTCAACAACAGTAGATCTTTACACTTCTTCCTTGCTTCATGGCCTGTGATTTGTATCTGGTTAACTTCAATGGGTATATGCACAATGGCATTCAACCTCAATGGATTTAACTTCAACCAATCTATCGTTGATAGTGGTGGTAAGATTGTTCCTACTTGGGCAGACGTTCTTAACAGAGCTAACCTTGGTATGGAAGTAATGCATGAAAGAAATGCACACAACTTCCCACTTGACCTAGCATCTGCTGGTTCATCTGAAGTTGCACTCATTGCTCCTGCTGTTGGGTAAAACCAAATTCAACTTTTAATTCCCAGATACCCCGAAAAAAAATCGGGGTATTTTTTTGTCTAAATAGGTCAATCCTATATTTTATACTATGGGCATTGACACACAAGGCATGAGCGGTCCTGTAGATCCGAACTATAATAGAAAAGGTGAGGTCAAGATACAACCGCACAAACCTATGACAATCACACCTCGTAGGTTGTTTACACCAGAGATGGTGAAGGAGGCAAAGATACTTATTAATGAAGTTCTTAACGAACGTGAGTATCAACGTAAGTTAAAGATGGCACATGATAATCCTACTCCACCAGGAGTATCTTATTTTGATGTAGAACACTTTAAACATTACATAAACGAAGATGAGCCAGAGTACATCCCATAACTATACTAATCCATCCGAGAGATTAGATACTGCCTACGTTGAGGCACAGGTTACCAAAGGTAAGAAGTATTATGATGAGCAAGGGTGGGAAATTGCCCCACCTATGAGTGATAGAGAATGTATCTATCGCTGTTTAGAAAACTGTGAGTTACTTGCTGGACTTCATAAAGAACAAGTTCAGAGATTGATGAAGGACTTTGAGACCGAGAAGACAACCTTAGAAAGAAACGAGGAGTACCCATCACTATGAGACTAGGCGTTATGTGTTCTGGAAACGGAACCAACTTCGAGAACATCCTTACAAATCCTCTTTGTAATACAAATGAGGTTGTGTTGATGATACACAACACTAAGAAGTGTGGTGCAATGGCAAGAGCAGCAAAGTTTGGCATCCCTCATGTAAGGGTTGCACATAAGGATGAAGATCAAATGATAAAACTCTTTGAAGCATATCGTGTTGATCTAATCATACTAGCAGGATATATGAGGGTACTTAAGAAACCTGATTCGTTTACTGCTCCTATAATTAATGTTCATCCTTCATTACTACCTAAGTACAAGGGTTTAAATGCAGTAGAACAAGCCCTAGATAGTGGTGATGATGTTACAGGTTGCACTGTACATTATGTAACTGAAGAACTTGATGGTGGTCCAATCATCATGCAAGGAGAAGTACCTATTATGCCCAATGACGATGTTATATCACTCACTAAAGCAATACAACGTCGTGAGTATGCACTTTTACCATCAGCAATAGAACATGTTAAGCAAGGATTACAGGTTGCGGTTTAGTATAATCGCATGTAAGATACGTTTAGGTAGAGAGGTTCCATTATCTGACATGGTGTGGTATAATAAGTTACTCGAACATAACAATCACGCAAGAGGTATACATGAGAGAACAACTTATCAAGGCGGTACTAGCCCATGCCAGTGGTGAAATAGAAAAACATAAAGCAAATGTCAATGTTTATCTTGAACATCCAGCAGGTATAGGAGAGCATTCAGATATTACTGAAGCAATTCAATGTGAGATAGATAAGATTGCTAGGTATCATGATCAGATAGAAGTCATTAGAACTTATTTTAGGACAGGAGAATAAATAGTTAAAATTTAATATGTAAATGGCATATTATTATCCTGAAGGAACTCCAGGACCAGTTTGCGATCCTCTAATGACGGATTGGCTTAATGCCAATCCGAAGTTTGCTGGTGAAGATGAGCCAGATCCGTGGCCAGATCCAGAGGGGTGGATATATCCCCCTTGGTTATGTGAAACTGGTTCTTGTCCTCCTGGAGAACCTTATCCACCTCCTATCATTAGAATAGGTAGGAAGTGTAAGGTAGCACCTGATGGTACATATTATGATTGTGAAGATGTATATAGCAGACCATATCCAACATCAATTCCTTGGGATCCAGGCGAAACATTTGGATTAACTGATACATTTTTCACTCCTATAATGGATGTGGATTCATGTTCTCCTTTTGATAATGATATTAATATTCAACCTAAAAGATTTTATAAGCAAGATGGTACGTATACATTAAAATATAAGAGAGCAAAGTCATCTCCAGTTACTTTCAATGTTGATAGTCCAGAGTGGTGGAACGATCAAGCAAATCATTATTCTGTTTGGGTTAATCCAGAAGTATGTACTTTACCTGGAGAACCTCAGAGTGTTACTTATTTGATTTCTATTCCTGTAGGAGACACCTATGGTTTCACATTTGGATGTGACATGGAAGGGCAGGTTATATTAAATGATAATTCGACTGCTTTAATCAGTGCTGTTGGAGGTAATCTTAATACAGGTACTTACACTACACCATACACAGCAACATCTACTCTATCATCGGGTACTTTAAAGGTAACTGTTAATGTAACGAATGACTTTGGATGGAGAGATAGGTGGTGGATAAACCCTGCTGGTATTGCATGGAGAATTACTAATAATGCTGGTGGTGCTGAGATTGCAAACTCATTGAAATGTACTACCAATGCTAATGAAGGTACTAATACAACTAACTGGCTGCAGATAGGAACACCTAATAATCCAGCAGTTCCTTGGACACAGTTCCTAAAAGATTATGCAATCTATTCAGTTAAACCTGCGGATGATATTGTAGATCCTTATCTTAATAGTTGGCAGTTTGCTGAGACTACTATTGATATAGCGTCAGAGATTACAGTCACTTTCCAGGTAGAATCTGATAATGATAGTAAGATGACTTGGATTGATCCTGTAGGTAACCTACTCATCAATAAGGAAGTTACTTATACAAATGGTATGGGTGGAGAAACATTTACCCTTACACTTTTACCTGGCACACATTTAATAAAGTTTGAAGTTAGAAATAGATTAGTTGGAGATCCATATGCATGGGCAGATAATCCAGGTGGATGGTATCTTTTAATTTGTAGAGGTGCTCCATGTACAGTACCATTTACACCTCAGTGGGTTAGATCTGGTCCTCATCCTGCATGGTCAGACTTTATGGATCAGTATGCAGTATATCCATCAAACACTGAGACTCAATCGGGTATCACACACAATGGATGTTGGACTGCTACTGTTACTAACCCAAGTACAATGATCCTTGAGGTTCAGGCAGATAACTGGGCAGAATTTATATGGGATGGTGCTAATATAGGATCTGTAGGACAGAATGTATCACCTTTCAATGGTTCTTTCACTACTAGTACATTCTTTACTATTAATAATGTTGCAGCAGGTGGTCATGAATTATGTGTTAATTGTTTGAATGGTACAGGTAATGATGACTGGGCTACTAATCCAGGTGGTATGGCATTCAAGATGACTGACTCTTTAGGTAATGTTATACTTACCTCACTTGATTTATTCCCACCAACATCAGATATTATTGAAGAAGATCATCCAAATTTACTTTGGCATACTAGGATGGCATCAGGGTATGAATATTATGAGTTAGAACCTACATGCGTACCTACTGGTGGTATTACTACTGCTGGATATGCTAGAACTACTAAGGGATACCTTAAGTTTAATGATGGGTTTACATTACTAGGAAACTATGTAACAAGTTATATTCCTACTTGGTTGACTATGACAATCAAAACAGGTTATACTTATCAACAGGTCTTTGATCAAATTGTATCTTCTTATGCAACTATTATAAGTAGGAAGCCAGAGGCAGATGGATTTGATTACTGGGTTGATTCATTCAAGACTAATAGTAGTTGGACATTATCAGATCTTAATAATGCAATAAGTGTATCTGCTAATCTACCTACCAATGGTGAATTATTATTACATACTGCACACAATGGTGTTCAAGGTAACTATAATGAATGTAATGTTAACTTCTTTGCATCAGATTATGCCCAACAATATGCAAGTAGTATTAATGTATGTTATTAATGGATCAATATGAATACCTTAAGAGACAACACTATCTGGCAACACACATGGAATTAACAGAAGAAAATGTAGTAAGGGTACTAGAAGAACTAGTACCTTATATTGAAGCAGATGGTGGATTCCTTCAGCTCGTAGAGATAGAAGAGGAGACAGGGTATGTCAAAGTACGGTTGGGTGGTGCATGTGAGACATGTGCTATGAGTACTATGACATTGAAGCAAGGTATAGAACGTAAACTGATGGAAGAAATTCCTGATGTTGTTGCTGTTATTCAGGTACTATAATGGAACTACCAAAAATTAAAAAAGAAAATCTAACACAAGAACTAAGAGAGGTCGTTGGTGACGGTGATCTTGAATTTGATTCAATAGTTAACCCTGCTGATGTCATCGTTCTTCCTTCAGATGTTGATGGGTATCGGGAGGAGAGACAGAAAACTGCAGAGATGTTGATAGAGTCAAGGAAAAAATTACACCAGTTAAGATCCGAGGTACGGAAGACTTGACAAGTATGTAAAGTTATGTTATTATAAATACCATCATACAAAGGACTCGAAATTATCGTAACCCTGCGTAGATGTAAAACGATTCCCATGTCGGGGAGTCTATCATCCGTGGGGTTTTTTTAATGCCTTGCGAGATACTTTTAAAACAATCATGTCTATCAAATCAACAATCGCTGCTGTAGCAGCATCACCATTCCTACTCGCTGGAGCCGCTTTTGCTGGTCCTTATGTGAACGTAGAAAGCAACCTTAGCTATCCTGATGGAGAGTACTCTGCTGCAACAACAGACGTACATATCGGATACGAAGGTACTGTAGGTGCTGACGGTTCTATCGCTTATTATGTTCAAGGTGGTCCTTCACTAGTTCATTCAGAAACTGCTGACGATACAGAAACAGAACTTTCTGGTAAGATCGGTGCTTCTGTTCCTGTTACTGAGTCTCTTGCTGCTTATGCTGAGATCTCTGGTGCTACTGCAGGAGAAGATTCTTCTGGAGACACAATCCGTAACTGGGGTGCTAAGCTTGGTGCTAAGTTCGTATTCTAAGTCGAACTGAATATCTAAATAAAGGGTGACTTCGGTCACCCTTTTTTATTCTCTAATTAAATATGAATTTTACAGTCTATTCAAAGGATGGTTGTCCATACTGTGCAAGGATCAAGTCAGTCTTGTCTGCTAAAGGTTTAAGTTTTGTTGAATACAACTTGGGGGTTGACTTTGAGCAGAAAGCATTCTATGATCAGTTCGGTAATGGATCAACATTCCCCCAAGTCGTTTTAAATAATGAAAATCTTGGTGGATGTAATGATGCTGTTAAATACCTTCGAGACAAGAACCTTATCTGATGGAAGAATTTTACGACCTTGTTGAACATGCTATTGATGCTGCATTTGAAAAGGAAATATATCTTTTCAAATGTTATCGCTACCTAAAGCATATCAAGGCAACTCGTAAACAAGTGAAAGAATTTATTGACTCTAGTACAGCAGGAGAGTTAGCTCTCGTAGTGTATGATCTAGATCAATATATTAAAGGTGGTTCAGATAATGAACACCAACAACTTAGAGAAGCATACGGTCACTTAGGTAAGCCTAGAGCAAGAAAGATACGAAAGTATCTTCACACTATTCTTAGTGATGCTTGGCAATACGAGATAGATCGTAAGCCAGGTCGTAAGAAACTCTCTAAATAAAAATAACTGCACGGAGAACTATGGAACCAATGATGATCGCACTGGTTGTACTAGTTGTTATAGGAGCATTTATCCTTGGGGTAACTGTTTCGTGGCTAGCAAAAGGATACGTTGAAGACTATGTTGAAAACGCTGCCTATGCTAGAGCAGTTATACATCCAGAGATGCTGGATGTTAACGGTAATATAATTCATGACGAATTAATTTACCTTCGCAAAGAAACTGAATTTGATGAGGACACTGAGGATTAATTATGCCAGCTAAATCACTTGATAATAGTAACAGTAGGTTACTTATTAGCGAGGTCTTGAGAAAGGTCTCGAATGCAAAAACTAAAGCAGAGAAGATCAAACTTCTCCAAACAAATAATAGTCAGGCTCTTAGGTCTCTATTAATATGGAACTTTGATGAGAGTGTCATCTCTATGATTCCTGAAGGTGATGTACCTTACACACCTAATGATGCACCAGTAGGGACTGATCACACTCGTCTGGAGTCCGAATACAGGGGTTTCTATCGCTTTGTAAAGGGTGGTCAAGATACTTTGAAGTCACTTAAGCGTGAGTCTATGTTTGTTCAACTGTTAGAAGGTTTATCAGCAGAAGAAGCAGAGTTGTTATGTCTTGTTAAAGATGGTAACTTAACTTCAAAATATAAGCGTATTACTAGAGCAGTAATAACAGAAGCATTTCCTGCTATTGAATGGGGTAATAGATCGTGAGTAGTAAAGATGTTAGAGTCTTCCATGAAGATTGTGACCCTACACTTGCAAATGATAAGAAATTACCCTATAGTGCATACTTAATAGAGTATATGAAAGAGGATCGTATTGCCTATGACATTGCTATGACTGGTAGTCTGGTAAGACTCTTTGATCATTACTACGATAAGTATAAGAAAGATTTTAGATCTTTTAAACAATCTGAAGGTACTATCAATCCAACATTATGGAACCCACCCAAGAAAGCAAAAGCACCCAACCAACAACCTCGAAAGAAAGGATGAGTGTATACTTTGACAATAAAGTCAAGGTTAAAGATTCACAAGAAAAGAAAAAGGTTGAAGACATTAAGAGAGGAGCTGAAGCAGCTGCTAATCTTATCAGACCTTTAGTTCTTATGTTATTATGGAACTGGATAATGCCAGGTCTATTTGGTCTTCAAACGATAGGTTATCTAAAGGCGTTTGGTCTTTATATAATGTCTCGCATTTTATTTAATCATGAGGATGTAGATTACGATGAGTAATGTTTCTTTAGTCTCTGTGACTCCTGATGCAGAGAAAACTATTGGTTATATTGCTAGGGTATCTAACCCAAACAACCAAGACAATCCGAAGGTTGCTGGTCTGTTAGCATATTGTATCAAGCATGGACACTGGAGTGTCTTTGAGCAAGCACACATGACCCTAGAGATTGAAACTACTAGAGGTCTTGCTGCACAGATACTTAGGCACAGATCATTTACTTATCAAGAATTTTCACAGAGGTATGCTGATAGTAGTATGCTAGCTGATGTAATCCCTTTACCTAAATTACGTCGTCAGGATACTAAGAATAGACAGAACTCTACAGATGATTTGGATAGGTTTATAGTACAAGATTTTGAATTGGAAATGCAGAAGCATTTCGCAGAAGGAATGAAATTATATAAGAAGATGTTAGATGAAGGTGTTGCTAAGGAGTGTGCTAGGTTTGTCCTACCACTTGCTACACCAACAAAGCTTTATATGACTGGTAGTATACGTTCGTGGATCCACTACATAGATTTACGTTCTGCACATGGAACCCAAAAGGAACACATGGATATCGCAGAAGCATGTAGGGATATATTCATAGAGCAATTCCCTGCTACTGCAGAAGCGTTAGATTATGTACACACCCAATAACACATACCAGAGATGCCTACTTACGATTTTATTAATAAGGAAACAGGTGAGGTTACTGAACATCATATGTCAATGACTAAACTTGATCAGTTCAAAGAAGATCATCCAGAGTTGGATAGATACTTTGGTAATCAAGCCACCTCTGCTACTTACGGCAAACCTAAAATGGATGATGGATTTAAGGAAGCCATGTCCAAAGTACAGGAGGCACATCCACTTGCAAACTTGAGTCGCTTTACATAATGCCAAGAGCCAGAAAGAAATCCAACGGTAATGGTAATGGTACTGCACCAATCCAACCAATGTCTAAGAAGATGATGAAGAGGAAGAAACCTATTGATAAGTCATACATGACTGATATCAAACCTCTTACTGATAATCAAACGATTGCGTTTGATGAGTATAAGAAGGGGAAGAATCTTCTGTTGCATGGTGCTGCTGGTACAGGTAAGACATTCATTATGCTTTACCTAGCACTACAAGAAGTGTTAGATGAACAGTCACCTCACGATAAGATATACATTGTAAGGTCACTCGTACCTACTAGAGAGATTGGATTTCTTCCTGGTGATCATGAAGATAAGTCATACTTATATCAGATACCTTACAAAAATATGGTGAGGTATATGTTTGGTATGCCTGACGATAATTCATTTGAAATGTTGTACGATAACTTAAGATCTCAAGAGACCATTGACTTCTGGAGTACCTCATTCATTAGAGGAACTACATTAGATAATGCTATTGTTATTGTAGATGAGTTCAGTAACTTGAATTTTCATGAATTAGATAGTATAATAACAAGAGTAGGTGAGGACTCTAAGATTATGTTCTGTGGTGACATCACCCAGACAGATCTAACAAGAGAAGCAGAGAAGTCTAAGATATCAGACTTTATTCAGATCCTTCAGGAGATGAATGACTTTGCTTGTATTGAGTTTGGTATAGATGACATCGTAAGATCTGGTCTAGTCAAACAATATCTAATCACAAAATATAATCTTGGTTTCTAAATGACTTTTACTTTTGTTGATGTTCCACTCAAAGAAATTGAAGTGGAACCTGTGAATAAAGATGGGGTAAGGTTCTACCCTATTCCTGGTGCTGATAAATACTATCCGAGTGTTACCTCAATCACATCGTTTAAGAACGCAGCATTCTTCGCAGGTTGGAGAAAGAAAGTAGGTGAGCATGAGGCTAATCAGATTACTGCTAGAGCAACGCAAAGAGGTACTGCATTCCATAGTATTACTGAAGATTATATTAAGGATAAATTAAATCTTGAAGTTTACTTGGAAAATAATCCATTATCTGTTAGAATGTTTCAGTCGGCAAAGACTACTCTTGACCGCATTGATAACATACACTGCTTAGAAACATTTTTGTATTCACATTATCTTGGACTCGCTGGTCGTGTAGACTGTATTGCAGAGTTTGATGGTGAGTTAGCAGTAATTGATTTTAAAACCTCCACTAAAGAAAAGAAGGAAGATTGGGTTGAACATTACTTTGTTCAAGAGACTGCGTACGCAGCGATGTTCCTCGAACGTTCAGGTATTGAGGTAAAGAAAATTGTCACACTCATTGCGGTTGAAGATGGGTCTATACAAGTGTTTCAGAAATACAATCTTGATGACTATCTACAACTACTTAAGTCCTACATTGAAGAATTTGTTAGGGGAAAGAATGCCTAAAGAAAACTTACTTGAAGATAAGTTCTTAACTCCAACTAAATTCTCTGCAGAGATTGAAAGGTTGGTGCATAAGAGCAGTGGTCTCATTACTTACATCGAGGCAGTAGTAACCTACTGTCAAGAGAATGAGATCGAAATAGAAACTGTACCAAAACTTTTATCAAAACCATTGAAAGAAAGATTGAAGCATGAAGCTCAGCGTCTTAATTATATGAAGCAAACAACTAAAGGAGTGTTACCCTTATGACAGAGACTACGTTCTTTGAATCAGAACAGGTTCAGGAAAATTTGAATGATATATTTAATACCTATCATGAGATAGCTTCTATGACCAATCATCTTCATAAGATGGATGCAGAAGCAAGAGTTGAGCACATTGATAAGTGTAAAGTCCTCATAGATAAGCAAAAGAATTTTTATACTAGGTTAACTTTAGCAGCTAAGGAAGATGCTGAAGCAGCAGACATGAGGACAAGGATTGATGCCTTGTCTCAAGCATTTGGGTACAAGAGTCTCTTGGACTGCATGGATGCTATGCTCGTTACGTTAGGAAGAGCAGAAAAAAGTCAGTCAGAACTTGATTGACATTACCTAAATAGTATGCTACGATTATACAGTAGCAACAATACACTCAATACGGAGAATACGATTATGTCATTTGCTTCACTAAAGAAAGCTGCCTCTGCTGGTAGCAGTCTTAGTAAACTGACACAAGAGATAGAAAAACTAAACCAACCTCAGAGTGGTGGAGGTGCTGATGAGCGTCTCTGGAAACCTGAGTTGGATAAATCAGGAAACGGTTATGCCGTTATCCGATTCCTTCCTGCTCCAGATGGAGAGGACATGCCTTGGGCAAAGATCTGGTCACACTCCTTCAAAGGACCTGGTGGTCAGTGGTACATCGAGAACTCTCTTACTACTATTGGTAAGGATGATCCTGTCGGTGAGATGAACAGGGAACTATGGAACAGTGGTCGTGAGTCTGACAAGGCAACTGCTAGAACACAGAAGAGAAAACTCTCTTACTATTCTAACATCTATGTTGTAAGTGACCCTGCACATCCAGAGAACGAAGGAAGAGTCTTCTTATACCGCTACGGTAAGAAGATATTTGATAAGCTAGTAGAAGCAATGCAACCTGCATTTGCTGACGAGACTCCACTAGATCCATTTAATCTATGGAAAGGTGCAGACTTCAAGGTAAAGATTCGTAAGGTTGATGGGTACTGGAACTATGATAAGTCAGAGTTCGCTGCACCTGCTACTCTAGGTAAACTAGATGATACAGAACTAGAAGAGATTTGGAAGAAGTCCTACTCACTCGCTGAGTTTGAAGCACCTAAGAACTTTAAGTCTTATGAGCAACTCAAGTCAAGATTGAATCTAGTATTAGGTAAGTCTGCACCTCGTACAGCACCTGTTGTTGACGAGAGTGAAGAGGAAGTAGTACCTGCTAATTGGGGTAAAGAAGTATCAGATTTCAGAGAGAAAGTAGGGGCAACAGCACCTGCTTCAGCAACTGAAGGTGATACACTCTCATACTTCCAGTCATTAGCAGAGGAGGACTGATTATAAACTGGCACAAGGAGGACTTAATATCCTCTTTGTGCTGTTATAATAAGTATATTAACAGGAGAATTATGAAACTAGCACCATTACTATTGTTTCCATTTCTGATTGCTGGCAGTGCTCAAGCGTACGAGTCACAACCAGGCTGGTCTTCATCGAGAAAATGTATACGCAAAGAATATAGAGAAGAGTATGTTCCTGGTACAGCAAACAGTCCAGGATATGTTAAGTCATGGCATGATACTATTGAAGTACCATGTAGGCCATGGAGATCATCACCCCCTAGAGAAAGAGAACCAAGACCAATCATTCAAAGAGCACCATCACCTGACGGTAATGAGTGTAGTGACGGAGCAGTTCTTGGTGGTATCTTAGGTGGAGGAGCTGCCGCAGCAATATCTCAAGGAGATGGACGCTGGTGGGCAATTCCTTTGGGAGTTGTAACAGGTAGTGTTATTGGTTGTGATATAGACGGAGGATAATAATGACGGAAGAAGCGGTTAGGAAAATTTTACCTCATCTTTGTTATACTAAGGAAGAAGTTGATATCTTAATCGCTGAAGCCTTAGCAGAAGCACGTAGAATAGATGAAGAGTCTATGCGTAAACATAACCGAGATGCTACTATTATTAGTATGATTCTCGGTTTTACTTGTTTAGCATTGTTTTTAGATGGGACACTAAGATTACTCGGTATCATTCCACCTTTTATGGACATAGATATAAGTATAGTTGATAAGATTGCAGACAGAGTAGAGACTGAAATCCTCCCACTAATACAAAAGATACCGAGATTTTAAATGAATGTTTTTGATGACTTTCTTTCTGAGAAAGATGCAGGTGCTATACAATCCTATATGATGTCAGAGCATTTTCCTTGGTTCTATTCATCAGAGGATCCATCTTGTAAGTATGAGCATGTTTTTTATTCTGCTAAAGGGGAGAATCCAGAACCAGATAGAGAAATTGCTGCTGGTACATGTTTAATATTAGATCCTTTGATGCAAGCATTGAAAGTTTCTAAACCATTTCTTGTTAAAGCAGTCTCTATTGCACAAACAGACAATATAATACAGCAAGAGTATGCTACTAGTACAAGGAAGACTGCATTTTATTATGTTAACACTAATGATGGAGTACTAGAAATCGCAGATAGTAATACCTCTTATTCTCCAGAGAATATAAAGATTGAGAGTCTTGCTAATTCTATTGCAGTATTAGATGAAGGACTAAAGTATAAAGGATCTACATGTACTGATCAAGGAAGAAGAGTTTTTATACGTGTAGAGTATGAAGAGCAACCATATAAAATGATAAGAGTCGATAAATAACTGTTACGCAAAACTTAAATCATTATAAAAAAACCCTCTTTTATGAGGGTTTCGTTATAAAATAGTGTGTAAGTTTCAACACAACACACATGTCAGGCGATTATTTCACCCATGAAGACCAACAGACCGAGTGTAAAGCATCGATTGCAATGGATGAGATTAAGGAGTCACGTTGGCACAATACAAACTATATTATTGAGCTAGAAAGTATGATAGTTAATGCAAGGTACAGGACTGGAAGTCCCATGCAAGACTGATATATTATTCAACTTTTGTTTACCAGGAAACCGTAAAAAAAACTCGGCATATTTTTTGATATGTAGGGTTTTTTCTAATATGAGGAAGTTGCTGCTTCACCACCATCAAATGTTTGAGTTGTAGTTGTAGTGGTGGTAGTTGTAGTGGTAGAACTGGTTCCTGATGTTGTAGTGCTAGAACTACTTGTTGAAGTTGTAGTAGTCGAGGATTCACCAAGTTTTATAGTTGAACTACCAGGACCGTTATCATAAGATACTATAGTACCAAGTTGACTTAATGATATTGTTTCTGAACCAGAAACGTATCCCTTTGTATCTAAGAATCTTTGTGCAACACTTAATGGCGTAAATTTATCATTCTCATCATTCAATTCTTTATGTTCTTCATAAGCAAGTAATTCGTCAATTTCACTTTCTATTTTATTAATCAGACCTTGAGTAGGAATTCTAATAAATCGTTTTTTATCATTTAAATGAGATTCGTGTTCATAATTACTTACTGGATATATTGATTGTTCTTTCGTTCTTGTTGTTCCATCAGGTAGTACTGCTCTCCAAGATTCATTAACTTCATGACCCTTTTCAATAACTGTAATATCTTCAAATCCCTCTTGCTCCCATATCACTTCACGTGTTTCCCAGTGGTGCAATCCATCTGGGTCGCTATCGTATTTTTCATTTATATAATCTTGTAGATCCGATTCCCTTCTAGGCCATTGTTCGTAAATATCAGTTATATTGTTTACTAGAAGAATTAGCCAATCCATATAAGCAGTACCAGTTACCGCTTCTGCAATTTGTTCTGGTCTTACACCATCAGGTAATGTTTTTAACTCAAATTGAGTTACAAATTTGTCTATATCTTCTCTTATTGTAACTCGTCTAAAGATATTTTTAACAAGATCGTGTGTAAACGCATCATCATCTGTGATACCCTTTCCAACATATACGTTTGGTAAGTGAGAAAAATAAGACATTTTAGTATCCCTGTGTGCAGTTGTCTGCTGTAAGAAGTGTCACTTCTGTAAATGATAGGTTCATAATAACTGCTGGTACGCTTAATGACCTGATTGTGGGATCATTAGAATCATCAGCTGCAACTCTTTTTAATGCATTATATTGATTATCTGGAGTATAGTTAAGAGTAACACCACTGCAGACTGAAGGCATAATTTTAAAATGTAGATTTGGTGTTATATGCGGTACTGAACTTACTGTCTGATCTGCTGCTAAACGTACAAAATCTATTTCAAACTTATTTGGGATAGAGAAGAATCTTCTTTCCTCTGCTGCATTTTTTATATTAGCACCACCAGCACCACCGAAAATTTTTCCTAATTCCTCTCTTGCATCTGCAGATTTTTGAAAACCATCACCCTCTTGATCGGAATCGAATTTTGCTCCTTGACTTGCCATTCCATCTAATATTCCTCCTCTTTGATATCTTGGGTGAGCACCTGCTTTAAAATAATGTATAATTTCTTCTATCGTTTGTGATTCTTGAGGATCTCTAGCAAACATTTTGAAACTAAAGTTATGCTGACGGAAATTCATATTATTGAATATTTGTTCCGTATAAGGGTTGAATATTCTTCCCTTTGTCATTGCTTCTAGAGATTGAGTATCAATACTACCTTGCAATCCCATCATACCACCGATACTGTTAACTGCTGTTGTTAAAGTACTTGCGAGGAATTCTGGAGCAGATGCTCTTGCAGCGGCTTGAAGGGTATTGGTTAAAGCATTCATGTCATCAAAACCAGCAGTACCACCTGCTGCCCCTAGTGCTACACCACCAACCCCAAGATCTACTTGTCTGTAATTAGCAGAGTATTGGGTAGTTAGTTGTGGAGGCATTGCAAGATATACCGCAGCAGGAGCTGTACAATATTGCTTTTCAGCTGCGGAGTAATTATATAATGAGTTAGCCTCCATTTTTCTATTATCATCAAATTTCATCCTATATTGCTTAAATCTCACATAGTCAACGACCTCTGTTCCACCCCACAAATCAGGATTCCTTGAATCTGATGGGACTGGAGGTCTTAATGGGTAGGTGTAGCAAGCACCATTTAATGCAGACATGCGTTTACTAGGCTAAATATTATGAGTGATCATATATTTTATTTATGCGGTCTAAACGATATAAACAGGGTCGTTATAAATTAACTAATCCTTCTAAGTATAGAGGTGACCCAAATAACGTATGGTATAGGTCATCTTGGGAATTTAAATTCATGTTATTTTGTGAGAGAACTCCCTATGTTACTGAATGGGGTAGTGAGGAATTAAAAATTCCTTATGTTAAACCATCTGACGGAAGAGTTCATCGATATGTACCTGATTTCTATATGAAAATAGGTAATAAAAAGTATATTGTCGAAGTTAAACCCGAAAGGGAAACTAAAGAACCTGTGATGAGAAAAAAGACTGCAAAGTCTAAAAGAACTTATATTAATGAAGTTCTCACATATGCCATTAATAGAGCAAAGTGGGATGCTGCCGATGATTTTTGTAAGGACAGGGGATTGATTTTTCAAATAATTACCGAAAGGGAGTTAAAAGTCTAATGTTTGGATTAATATTTGCAGCAACAGCAATCGGAGCACTAGTGCATGCCTTTACTGGCAATAGCAATAGTAATAGTGGAGGCAGTAGTTCTGGTGGTAGTAATTCTAGTGTTGCAACTAGTGGTAATACAACTGGGCAACCTGCAGCGTCATGGGATGGGAAAGCATATACTGTCCCAATGGCTAGCGAAGCTCAGTATCCAAAAATAAACGAATTTGTTTCTTTCTCTCTTAAAAATCAAGATTATACACCTTCTTATACAAATCTTTGGTCTTTTCATATAGCAACTCCACCTATACTACAGAATGTTATAGGATTTAATAATGCGTATAGTGATTTTAATCAGACTGTTGGACAACCTGGAGGAAATTTTGTTGCTGAATTAGGTAATCTTAGAAGTGCTTTAAATTATTATTGTCAAACAGTAAATCTTCCTAGCAGACAAGCAACAACTGGTGGTTTAGTTAATATTGGTGCTGGTCAGAAATATGCTACAGGGCAAGCATTTAGTCAAATAAGTGCAACCTTTATGATACCTAGAAATCAACATACAAGAAATTTCTTTGAAAGATGGATGCAATTAATGGCTCCAGATGCAAATCAATATACCGAATATTATAATTTTTATGTTTCTCCTAGAATATCAATTTATAAGTGGGAAAGGAAAGGAGGTGCAGATATACCACAAGGATTTTCTGATCATGTAAGTAGTGGTGGATCTACAAATACTAATATACCTGCAAATAAATTGTATGCTTTAACTGGAAAATGGGAGTTGTGGAATGCATTCCCATATAATATTGGTGGTATACAATTAAATAATGATCGTGCAAGGGCTATGACATTGACAGTTGGATTTTATTTTGAGAGATATAGATTCTTCCCTGCAGATGTTAAGGTAGTGGATGAAGTTGGACCTAGAAATGATATTACGATTCCTAGAGATGATGTTGTTACAGGTATAAGAGATGCTTCTGATCTTCAAGTTGGTATTGCACGTACAGTACAACAATTAATTGTTTCCTAGTCACATAAATATAATTACTGAATTGAATTCTATATGGCATTACCAAAGCTGAATGTACCTAAGTACAAATTGAAACTGCCTTCTGATGGCAGAACTGTGAATTATAGACCATTCTTAGTCAAAGAAGAAAAGTTGTTATTATTAGCAACTGAAACAGGAGATCAATCCGATATCATTAGAGCTATTAAGACTATCATTACTGAATGTACTGATATTCATGATATTGACGATCTTCCTACATTTGACATTGAATTTGTTTTCCTACAGATTCGTACAAAATCTGTTGGTGAAGCTGTTGATGTGTCTATTGTTTGTCCTGACGACAATGAAACTCAAGTTGAGGTTTCAATACCTTTAAATGAGATAAAAGTTATCAAGACAAAGGGGCATAAAACAGATTTAAAACTTAGTCCTGAGATTATTCTAACTATGGGATATCCTAGTTTGGATAATTTTGTTAAGATGAATTTCTTGGGTGAGGAACCTGGAGTTGATCAAATATTTAAGATGGCTGCTTCATGTGTGAGGCAAATCTCTGATGCTGAAGAAGTATACGAAGCTTCTGATAGTACCGAAGAGGAATTAGTTGAGTTTTTTGATCAATTGAGTAGTAAGCAGTTTTTGATGGTTCAAAGTTTCTTTGAAACTATGCCTAAACTAGCTCATACTGTTAAGGTTACTAATCCAAAAACACAGGTCGAAAGTGATGTAGTTCTTGAGGGTCTAGCTAGTTTTTTCGGATAGCTCTTCTCCATACAAGTCTCCAAACTTATTATGAGGTAAATTTCTCTTTAATGCATCATCATAAATGGTCAATTGATACAGTTGACAATTTAATGCCTTGGGAGAAAGAAGTCTATATGAATCTTTTGGTCGGATTCCTTAAGGAAGAAGAGAAAAGAATGAAGGCACAACAAGCAACAGAGAAGAGACAATACGGTGGCCACTAAGATCTCACCCTATAAATTAGTCAGTATAACGGGAGCCGCTGGTAAGGTAACTCCTGCAGTTCGTGCTGCTAGAAAAGGAATATATGCTAAAAATAGGTTAGGACTTGCTGTACATAGTCTTGGAGGTTTAGTTGGATCGTTAAGTGATATTGCTATATCTAATGTTAAAATTGATGTCTTAGAAAAAAGATTAGCACGTAGAAAAGATCAGAAAGAGAGAGATCAAGAGGCAGAAGATTTTGCAGAAATGCAAAAACTGACTACGGATAAGAAAGGGAAAAAAAGAAAACCGACTAAAAAGGAAAAGAAGAAATTTGGTGACATCTTTGGATGGATGGGAAACCTTTGGGGTCCTATTGCTAAGTTTATAGTACAACTTCTTAGTTTTTATGTTATAAAGGATCTATTAAAATGGGTCGGAGATCCAGCTAATAGGGAGAAATTACAAGTATTTGTAGAAAAATTTGTATTTGTTGTACAGAAATTATTTGATTTTGCCAAGTGGATAATTGGTGATAATATTTTAGTAGGGTTAACAGGTCTTATTAGTGGTAAGGATGCAGATGGTAATCCTATAGGATTCATAGGACAAGTTAAGAATTTAGGTAAGCTTTTATTTGGTTTTATTAGTTTACGGTATCTACTCAATCCTTTTGCATTAATTGGTGACATTATAGGTCTATTAGACTTTATAATGAATTGGAGGGTTCCTGATTTTGGTCGAATGCAGAAAGGACCAAAAGGAAGGATAAAGGGACCGAAAGGAAAAAATAAGATAAAATTTAAGAAGCAGAAAGGTAAGTGGTGGGATTTCTTTAGGAAGAAAAAGACTTCAGTTACAAGAGCTGCAGATTCTTATAGAAGATTTATTAAAGGTACTTCTAATTTTGGAGATAGGTTAAGATTAATCCGTAGAGGTCAAATAGGTTTAAGGGGATTATTTCAGAAGGGTGCAAGGGGTGATGATCTTTTAAAGGCTAAGCAATGGAAAATTCCAAGTGGAATTCGTGAGTTTCCAGGTAAAGCAAAGGATTGGTTTGGAGCAAAAACAAAACCAATTGTTAAAGGTTTTCAGGAAACTGTTGATGGTTGGAAATTAGGAGACAAGTTAAAGAAACTTCCTGGGCAAGTTAAGGGTGGAATAAAAAGTGGACTTGATAGTGCATGGAAAGGAATACAGGGTCTGGGAGATAGTAAAGTTGTAAAGGGTGCTCAAGAGCTTGGTACGCAAATATCCAAGAGAGCACGAGGAATGTTTGGTACAGCAGTACGAAACACTAGAAGAGGTGCAAGTGCGTTTGGTGGTTGGGCTTCAAGAAATGCAAAGCGTATATACCATCTTCCTGGTAAGATTGAGAAGGGATTAAAATCTAAAATATTTGGTCCAATTTATAAAAAATATATTAAACCTGTAATTGGTGCAGTTTCTAGTGCTGGTAATAGGTTATTAGGATCACTTAATAAGGTTCCTTTCATCAAGAAGATGACCGATGCTCTAGGGAAGCGGGGTATAACTTGGGGATCATTTGGAAAATTTACTGGAAGATGGGGTAGAAGATTAAATGCTGCATTACCTTTTATTGGTGGTTTAGGTAATTTCTATTTTAGTAAAGTAGCTTTTGATGGTGGTGATAATATAGGTGGAGTATTAGAGGGATTAGCTGGTGCGTTAACTATTGGTGGTGGTATTAGTACTGCAACTGGTGTTGGTGCTACTTGGGGTGGTCCAATGATAGCACTTGGAACTGCTCTTGATGCATACTTACTTGCTAGAATTCTTCCTGGAATTGGTCCAGCTATTCTGCAGTGGGAACAGGATGGCGGTCTCATGCAGATTATACCTGGTTTAACAGGTCTAGTAGATAAGATGACTGGTCAGATTGGTCCTTCTGCTAAGGATAAATCTAAGGAAGTTGATAAAATACTTTCTGGAAAGGATGATGAGAAAGGTAGTAGTAGTGGTATATTAGGAGTAATCAGTAGTGATACTACTGATATGGTTAATGCTGATAAAGAGATTAAGAAACAAGAGAAAGAGAATAAGAAACCGTGGTGGAAATTCTGGGGTGGTGACAAGAAGGTTGAATCTGTAATCACTAAGAAAGATGTACCATTACCATCAGAAACGAAAGAAGAAGTTGAGAAGAAGAAACCGTGGTGGAAATTCTGGGGTGGTAAGAAGGAAATGGGTGGCTCGTGGTCATCCATGTATAAAGGTCAGACTATTAGTGGATATGGTAAGATTCCACAAGCATGGAACCCATTTAAGGCTGTCTTTGATATTGTTAAAAAACCTTTTGAGTGGGTAGGCGATATAGTTGGTGGTGTTGTTAATGTTGTAGGTGATGTTATAGAGGGTATTGGTAATATTGCTAATGATATAATGGATAGTCAATTGGGTCAGATATTATCAATAGCATTACCTATAATATTCCCACAATATAAATGGATTGAAACTTTAATTAGTGGAATGAATGCTTTCAGAGCATTATCAAATGGTAACCCTATAGCAGCAGTAATGTCTATGTGGAATACTGCAAGTAATATATTCCCTGAAACATTTGCAAATATTGGTGATAAAGTTGGTGGATGGTTTGATAAAAATATTGGAAGTAAATTTAGTAATATATGGGAAAAAGGAAAATCTATCTATGATGGATTCATGGAGTCTAAAGTTGGTAAAATATCATCTGCTTTAGTTCAAGGAAATTGGGGTGGTGCAATTGGTGCTGCAATTGAAGGTACTGGTTTTGAGGCAGGTCTTGCAGCATTTGGAGCACAGATAGATGCTGCTGGATTAAGTGGAGTTCTTGGTATGTCACCAGGTATTACTTCCGCAATAGCAAATATTCCTGGATTGGATCAACTTCCTGGAGTTAACTCTTTAGTTAGTGGTAATTTTAGTCCTGCTGGATTTGTATCTGGTATGGCAGAAAAACATGGTTTGGGTGGAATTTATAAAGCAATGATGGGTGTTGCTGATGGTGGTAATATTCAATCTGGATTGAGAGAATTAGCACCAGAATTGGGTGTTGATAAGAGAGTTCTTGGTATCGTTGATGAAGTTGGAGAGGTATTCAGGAATGGAAAGATTGATACTGAATATGCTCTACAGACTGCTATTGAATTAGTACCAATACCTGTTATTGTCGAAAGATTACAAGCAACTCCTGTTCCAGTTGATTCTAGTTCAGGTGTTGGTGAACAATTATCATCATCTAGTGGTGTCAGAGGGTTGTTAAATAGAATGGCAGGAGGTTTTGGATAAATGGCGAAAACAGTTAAGATAAACATGTATAAGTTTGTCGATGTTGAAAAGCAATCAGCATCTTCTGGAGTTGGCGGCCAAGCTGAAGCTGAGAATAAATTAGTATCTACTATTAATCTCAATACAATGGCTATCAATAATATTGGTAGTGTAATAAATGGATGTATTAAGACTGTAGTAGAACTCAAAGATATTGAAGAGGATAGGTTAGAAGAGAGAAGGAAAGAATTAAGAAAAATAAAACCTAGTAGTAGTAAGATAAAACCAAATAAATTTAAGAAGTTTTTCCAAAATATAAGATCATTTAAAGCACCAGGATTTTTTGATAGTCTTTTGGGTTTATTGGGATCCTTCTTTAAGTTGATGGTTGTTTGGCCATTAATGAAATGGTTGGGTGATCCTAAAAATCATACAAAGATTAAGAATACTCTTATTAAATTACATAAGATTTTTAGTGCTATTGCGAAGTTTGTTAGTTCCCAAGTTATTGGGATGGTTGATGATTTGTATAATCTTCTTAGTGATGATACAGATCCTTGGACTAAAATAAAGTCATTTGTGAGTATATGGCTTAAATTTGCAGGAGCATTTTTAGCAATTAGATATCTTACCCAACCGTGGAAGATAATTGGCGACTTTATGAGAGTTTGGCAGTTATTTGATAGGAGAGGTAGAGCAACTAAATCAATGCTCTTAAAGAGAAAAGGTCGTCTTATGATGACTGGTGGTAGAGCTGGGAAATGGTTCCTTGGTGGATTTATTGGTGCTACTGCATTGTGGGCAGCAATGGAATTTTTATTCCCACGTAAGACTGCTGAGGGTACTTTAGAAGCTGAAATGGATGCTAAAGGAAATCTACCTGGTGATGAGGGTTATGATGAAAGTACTAGAGGTCACTATGCAAAGTCAGGTGATAAGGATGCTGTAGGAGAACTTGAGAAGAATCAAAGATCTATTGATGCTGCAATGTCAACTCAGCGTTATGGTGAAGATTTAACAAATAGTGGAGTATACGATGCTCATGAGAATCTTAATTGGAAAGATGGAGAAACCAAATTAAAAGATCAAGATAAGTTACCAGATAAGGTAAAAAATAAAGCTGCTGAGATGGAGAAACAGCCTTGGTGGAAGGCTATTACAGATTTACCTGGAAAACTTAAAGAAACTATTGAAGGGAAAGATGCTGATGCGAAGTATGAAAAGAATAAGGGTCTTCTAGCAGAAATTACTGGTTGGACTGCTGCTAATGACTTAGCAAATAGTACATTGAAGGAGATGAAGCAGAAGTATTCTTATGATAAGGATGCTGCTGGTGAAGAACATAAGTTTAATGTTGTTCGTGCTGTTTCTAGTATTTTTGGTTCTTTAACTGGCAATGACAATGCTATACAAGAATCTACCAACAAAGCTATTAGTAGTTTTAAATCTTTTGAAAAGGGATTCAAGGAAAAGGATACTAAGAGTTTTTGGGATAGTATGAAGGAAGGGTTTGGTATATGGAATAAAGATAAACGTGAGATGGGAGGTAGCATTAATGATATGGGTAGTGGTATAATATCAGGACCGAATTCTGGATTTCCTGTGCATATGCATCCATCATTACCACCTTCCTTCATAGGACACGGTACAGAATATGTTGCCACTAAGGGTAACGGTAAAGGATATGTTATACCACTTGATAATTTTGCTACCAGAAGAGATCCAACTATAACTTCAAAAGCAATACGAAGAGCACAGAGTATGGGATTTAATCTCTCAGATCTTGGTGTTAAAAGATTACAAGAAGGTGGTAGTTTTGGACCTGCTTTACACCATCCTACTAAAAGAAGTATTCCTAGATTCAGTGGTATATCTGATAAAGCATTGAATAAGAGAATGGTTGCAGAAGGTAAGAAGGGTGCTAAGAAAACAGATGATCCTGGTCATGATTTGTTTAAAAAGTTAATTCTTGCTGAAGCTAGAGGTGAAGGATTGGGTGGTATGGCAATGGTAGCAAGATCTGTTTTGAACAGACAGGCTATTATTGAAGAGACTGGCAATCCAGGAACATTCATGTCAAAGAGTGGATCTCTTCAGGATATTATTACTGCACCTGGTCAATATTCTCCTGTCCAAAATGGTGCTATTGACAAGAAGTTTACTCCTGCTGAATTGGGTCTTGCTGATAGAGCTATTGGTGTTGCAAAGAGTCATGAAAGATTGAAAGGTATTTTGACTACTGGTGGTATTGATGAAAGAAAATTGATGAAATTGATGTCTGCAACTGGATTCCGTAATTATTCTGCAGGTGCTAGGTATGATAGATCTCAAGATGTTAATCAAGTTAAGTTTGGGAATCATACATTCAATACTGCTGGAAATGAGAATCTGGATACTAGATTTTTGACATCAGGTGAGAAGCAGAGTGGAATATTCCAGAAACTATTAAATCCAGACGGACTTAGTTTGGGTGATAAGGCAGAACTGGGTAAAGCTGGTACTGCTTATACTAAGAAGACTGGACAAATAGGTGGTGGTTTATTTGGTGGATTGGGTGGTGGTGCTAAAGAGATGATGGGTGGTAGTAGTGGTGGTGGTATCTTTGATATGTTAACTAACGTATTTGGTGCTAAAGGTGGTGGAGAACAGGGTGGTCAGCAAAAAGGTGGTGGTGGAAATGTAAAGAAATCTAAGGCAAAGAAAGATGACCAAGCAAAAGTTGAAAGAGCAACAAGAGAAAGGAATAGAGCAAGAGCTGAGATTAATAATAGAACTAGAGAAATAGTTCAAACAACTTTAGGTGCTGTTGAACAATCTAATGCACAAACTAGAGCATATATATCTGGAGCACAACAAACTGTTACTACTATCGTTAAGAGGACACAGGGTAATCAGCCTGGTAAGGGTAGTGCTCAAGCTCCTGGTGGTATGTTTGGTGCTCTAATTAAAACTACTGCAGCAGTTTTAAATTCATTTAACAATCCATTGAGGTGATAGAATGACATTAACAAGAACTGGTGCTGGTGATTGCGAAGTAGAATTTAGTATTTACAATAGTGGTAAAAGAGTAGAGACCAGTGATGGTAAGTACGATTTAACAGAATATTTGGCTGGTTGGGAAGTATTTGAAAGTATAAGTTCAGCAACCCAAGAAGCAAGATTTGTTATAGAAGATCAAGGTGGATTGTTAGAATCTTTAACGGGTACAGAAGAATTTCGTTTATTAGTTAAAACGGGATTGACTGATAGAACCTATTATTTTAGAACTTATCAAATAGAATCTCGTGTAAGAGTTGGTCAATCTACTGACTTCTTTCAGATTAATGCTTGTTCAAATGAATTTGTTAAGAATGAGGTTACTAATGTATTTGGTTCGAGTGAGAAAATTTTTAATAAGAAAATTAAAACAGAGCAAATTACTAGAGAGTTATTAAAAAATAGAAAATATTTGAATACTAAGAAAAAGGTATTTCTAGAAGATACTCTTAATAAACAAACATTTGTTGCTCCTAATTGGAGGGCAATTGATACAATTTTCTGGTGTGCTAATAGAAGTATACGTAAGAATCCTAAAGGAGGAACATTACAGAATGGGTTCTTATTTTGGGAAAATGCTCTTGGATATAATTTTAAATCTATTGATAAAATAATTGATGATGTAAATGATAATGATGGATCAAAAGAGACTGATATGAAGAAAGGTATTGGTAAGATGTATACTTACATATATTCACCTAAAAACTTTGCGAAAGATGGTGATGATCAATATTCTATTGATACTATTACTTTTCCTGATGAGAAAAGTTATCTAATGGGATTAAGGCATGGCACTTGGTCTGGATATAGTGTTGGTTTTGATCCAGTTAATATAGTTAAATCTCGTTGGGGTGTTAGTACTGATATGAAAAAGGATGAGTATCGGTATGGTGTTAAGAAATTATGGAAAAAAATGTCTCATGTTGGTAAATCTACTGCTATAAATCCAGTTAATAATATGGATGATGAAATCAGAAACATAGTTGACTTTCCTAAGAGGGTACGTTATACTATGCTTCCTAACCAAATTTTTGACCCCAAGTATAAAAATAACCCACAATCAAATTATGAGGAGTTGGTTGAATTACAAGCATACCAATGGATGAGGATAGAAACCCTTAGAAACATTAGGATGGTTATATCAGTTCCTGGTAATTTGGATTTATATTCTGGTAATGGTATAAGGGTTGATATACCAGCTACAAAGCTAGGTGGTGATAGACCAACACCAGATAAGAAATATAGTGGTAAATGGGTTATTGCTGGAATTAATCATTCTGGTGTTGGTTCAAGTTCTAAAATGAAGACAGAAATGTTTTTATGTAAGGATTCGGTTAGCAAAAGATAAATAGTTATTGTTACCTATAGTAACGGAGAAAAAAATTATGAAGACTATCGAAGAACACATTCAAAAAGATAGAGACATTCTTGACAACCCAACAACTAGTCCTGCATCTCGGAGACATGTTGCAGAGGAGTTACATGAGTTAGAAGTTTATCGTGAGCATCACATTGATGAGATTGAGGCAGGTGACCACCATGATCCTAATACAATCGAATTATTCTGTGAAATGCATCCTGACGAGCCAGAGTGCCTAGTATATGACGATTGATGAAAAACTTTTTATCATGGTTACTTGGAACTTGGTCTAATAAAATTCAAGCACAATCCAGTCCTCTACTTTATAAACAAGTATTTGTTAGGTGGGAGGATGATGGAGATTTTATACATTCTGTTCATTGGGGAAGAAAGGAAGAACACAATCCATACTTAACAACTAATAAAAAACTAAAAGTACTATCCGATACTGAAGTTATACTTGAGCATTGGGGTGGTACTTATAGTGGGTTTACAAGGAATGAGAGTTGTGATATGATATTAAAGTTTGATGGATCCGCATGGATGGGTAAGTTTGATACCAGTATGGATGATGTAACTGGTCATGCAGAACTTGCTGTTTTTGGTCATAAACTTTTTATGAGAGACAGGTTTCTAGACTCTAAAGGTAAAATTATCTGGGGAGCAGATGAGATCTATAAGTTTAACAGAATAAATACATAAAAACCGTACCATAAGATGTTACAGCAAGAAGCTACCTCAATTGATGGAATTGTAAATGAACCTACGATTAACTTTGTAGGTAAAGATGGTTTTTGGTGGTGGGTAGGAGAAGTAGAAGATAATGAAGACCCTATGGAATTAGGTAGGGTTAAAGTTAGGTGTCTTGGATATTATACTAATATTCGTGGTGGTACTACTGCTGATTTAAAAACAGATCATTTGCCTTGGGCAACGGTATTACAACATACATCTCAAGCAGGTAATGATGCTCAAGGTGAATCATCAGGACAATTGCAACCTGGAGCAATTGTTATGGGATTCTTTATGGATGGTGAGAATGCACAGATGCCTTTGGTTTTGGGTGTCATGCGTTTGAATAAATCTTCAGGTTCAAGAGAGAAGAAAGAATTTGCTTTTACTGGTGAAGCAATGAGTTCAACCAGTACAGGTACTATTAATCCAGCATCTAATAAACCAGGAGATCCTAATAGTATTTCTACTGATAATGTAAGAAGACCTGGAGTTGCAAATAATAGTGTTTCTACTGTTGCAGCAGCAAAAACTACACAAATTGGTGGAAAGGGATCTCCTAGTAATATAGGTACAACACCTGGAGTTAACGGTAGTGGTGGTAATCCTACTAAACCTAGACAACCATCTAAACCTATTCCTGTTGGACAAGGTGTTGGTGGTCCTTGGAAGAGTGTGGATTATCAATTATCATATCTCTTAGAAGATTTGGCTGATAAATCTGCATTATTGGTAAAGGATGAGAGTGGAGATTTCTTTAATGTGATTACTGGTAAAGTTGTTACAGCAAAAGAACTTACAGCAGGTATTCAAAATTTCTTAGGTGCAGTATTTACTCAGGCAATAAGTGCTATGAGAGGAGCAGCATCTAGTCTTGTTGAAGGATTGGACACTGAGTCATTAAAAGAAAAGGCAAATGGTGTTCCTTATACTATAATTACTGAGGTTCAAGAAGCAGTTACAGAACTATTATCAGCTTTGTGTATTGTTGATAATCAATTAACTCAGTTTATACAGGATCCTCTTAGTGCTGTTACAAGTCAATTGGATTCTTTTTTACAAGGTGCTATTGATAAAGCAACTTTTGTAGCACAGGGAGTAGAGGATGTAATTGATAGAGTGTTCTGTAATGTTCAAGGTGTTTTGGATTCTCTTTTATCAATAATTGGAAAAGTAACTTCTGCTCTTGATAGTCTTGGGGAAGCTAAAGAAGTCATGGATGCATGGCAATCTGGTGAGCAGATATTTTCTGATGCTACTGATCTATTTGGTCAAGAGAAAATGACACTATCTGGTTTGTTCTCTTTCTTTATGAATCTATTTGGTGGTGGTAATTGTGAGAGAAAACCTAAAGGTGGTGAAGATGATGCTGGTTGGTTCCCTTTACTTGGTGTAACACATTGTACTCCAGAAGAATTTGCAGATATTGATAAGTTTAGGGGTGATAGTAGAGGTAAGTGTGGTGATGGTCAAAGTGAAGGTAGTAAGAGTAGTGGAGGAGGTATCTATGATTCTATTTTTGAAGAAGCAGATCCATATTTAACTACTGCTAAAACTTGGGTGAATGGTGCTTATGAGTTATACATTGGTACTCCTGGTCGTCAATCTACTCAACAGAAGAGAGAAAATGGTACTACTTGGACATCTGTTAACATAAACAATGCTCAACACCAAGAGTGGATGGCTAAGAGAAGTATTAAAGAGAATAATCCAGACTTAACTGAAGAAGAGATTGAGGCAAAGGCTAAAGATAGTGTTAAATCTGCTACTGGTAGTGAAGGTGATACAGGTAATTTACAGGCAGATCATATCTCTTATGCTGGAACATTAACTTCAGAAGTTCATGGTGATGACTGTAAAGTTATTGATTTGGATTTATGTAGAACAGTACAAGGTGATATTAGATTGAAATGTACTGGTGATATGCATCTTGAAGTAGGTGGTGCATTTCTCATGAACGCTCAAGGAGCACCTAAGCAAGTAGATAAGAAAGGTAATAAGAAGAGTGATGAAGTGCAAAAGCATACTATATCATTTGGTTCTGATGTTGACTGGGGTTTCCACGGTTCAAAATTGGAATGGAACGCATCTGAAATAAAGTTAGCAGGTCAGAAGATTTCAATTACTGGTAAGGAATGGGATAATGCATGTAAAATACAAAAAAATTCTGCTGTGGAAATGGCATTAACTTCTGATAACTCTATTAATATGTTAACAACTCATTTATTCCAACAGATTAATGAACCAAAAAAAGATCCTTTACCAGAAAAATCTGGTATTACTAGAATCGTTAGAGGTTCGATAGAAACTACTATGTTGGATGAAGGGTCTTCAAAGGATGAGATTCCAAGATATTCTATTGACAATAAGTATGGACCATGTACAATGGTATTTGGTGAGAAGGGAATGAATACTACTATTAAAGATGAAGGTGCTTATAAGTTAGATGTTGAAGGTGGTCCTATGTCTATGGAGTGTAAGAAAAATGCTACTATTTTTGCTGATAAGGATATGACTATAGAATGTACAGAGACTATGAAGTTAATTGGAAAAGAGATCCATTTGAACTAATCTATGCTATACTATTATTATGGATGAACTACGACAACGACAATTAATAGAACTCAAGGAAATCCTTGAGGATACTATTGAATATTTCTGTGATGAGAACATGGTTTCTGGGGAAACTGCATGGAACATGGTAGGTGCTTTATCCGATGCGAAACTAAACGTGGAATTTACTAATGACTGACATTCAAGATGTAACAGAAGAAGAGGCGGTTAGTAACCTACCTTTTCTTTTAAGTATGACACAGAGAAATAGAACTGTTTGGCGTATACGTAGAGAAGATGGTAGTTGCTGCTTACTATCTCCTGTAATACAGTCTGGTCCTCCTGTAGATCAAGAGGTCATTGATCAAGTTGAGGAATTTAAGAAAGAACTTCTTGACACTACTGACTAAATACCGTATACTGGTTAAGCAATAGGGCAGACCGATGCGACTCAAACGCCATGAAACTCCTAGAAAGCAGGGACGTAATATTAAGTCTCGTGCTGCGTCTGCTCGTTTGCGCCAACTTAAAAAACGATCAAAACTATTAATAAGAAAACTTCGTAATGTATAGATTATTTCCAACCCTTGTGCATGATCTTGAAGTTAGAAATTTTCAAGAGAGGAAGAAAGAACTTCAGGATTATTGTTATGATCAGATGGGTAAAGACCCAGATGGAAAGATGTATAGAACTAATAGAGGTGGATGGCAATCTAATGATGATTACCATTTAAGTGAGAACCCAGTTAGAAGAGCAATTTTAGATACTTTAGGATATTATCTCAATAACAATAAGGTTTTTAAAGATAATGTTAATCTATATTTGACAGCTTGTTGGATTAATATTAACGGTAAAGGACATTTTAATATTCAGCATGACCACCCATCATGTCATATGTCAGGAGCATTGTATATAAAAATACCACCTATTCCAGAAAAATTTCTTGGTGGTGGTTCTAATAATGTATACGGTTATTCAACTACTAAAATTGAAGGTGAGGGTGTTATTGGTGGAGAGATATGTTTTGCTAATCCAGCAGCATTTAGTGCTTGGCAAGAATTGTATAATTATACTGATGAATTTAAAGAAAAGCATTTACAATTTGGGTCATATTATATGCCACCTCAAGAAGGTACAATGTTATTTTTCCCTGCACATCTTAGACATCATGTAGAACCAAATAAGAGTGATGAGGATAGAATTTCTTGTTCATTTAATTTAGATTTAGTCCAAGATCGTATTGATGGCGGGAATATAGAGGGTGGATATAAATAATTAAAATATCTAGAATACAATATTATATGACTACGGATAGAAAAGCGGCTAAAAAATTATTAAAGCTTGCCAAAGAACACCCAGACTGGTATACTAAGAAAGACGTGTTCTACGCAAAACAAGTTAAGAAATTAACCAAAAAGAAAAAACCCACTGACTAATTATTATGGCACTATCAGAACAAGTAGAAACTGCTTTGAATGAAGCACAAGATAAACTAAGAGAAGCATTAGCATTTGCAGCAAGGAGTGAGAAACCTTATATTAGTAAGCATATTGCTGATATGATGATGAAAATAGATTGTTTGAATGAAGTTTCAACTTTACTTGATAGTGTTGAAGGTATTATGGAGTAATGGATTTTCATCAACCTGTTAAACGACCTACAAAAGATTCTGTATTGTATCATTTGTTTCCAACCCCAGTGTATGCTGCGATGATTGGTAACTTGGATGGAGTTCAGAGTGAATTGGATAGTGTCTGTGATAAATTAGAATTCTTATACAATCCTAATTTCGGACAGACACATAAATTATCTGCTCCTGATTTTAAAACAAATGTTATAGGAGAACATAAGTTAACTAATCTCTCTGATGAGATTCATAAGCATATTCATAATTATCTTACTGCTATAGAGTTTGAACAGAGTGGTTATTGTACTAGAGGAGAAGAAGTACGATATGATATTGTTAGTTCTTGGATAACTAAATTTGAGAAGAGAGATTATGCACATATCCATAATCATGGACATTGTGATCTTTCTGGTGTTTATTATTATAAAGTAGGTAATGATAAAGATGAAACAGGAGATTTATTCTTTCAATCTCCTTGTCCATCAATGATTACATCATTTATTTTTAATCATTATGCTTATAAGCAATGTCAGATACCTCAAGAGGGTAAATTGTTATTGTTTCCATCATATTTGGATCATGGAGTAGCGACAAATGAAAGTGGATATGATAGAATGAGTGTGTCCTTTAACATTATATTTGAAAGCCGATGATAGACAATGAATCAGACTTGATAGCAGAATTATTAACAATTGCTGCTGAACTTAAAGGTACGATGACTAGATCTACTACATATGCTAGTACTGGTAGATCATCCAAAAAAATTGTAATAGAGTACGACATTAAGGAGAACAAAAGATGAAAATTAAACTAGGATCAGCAGTCACTAAGATTAAGGACTGGGATAAGGCAATGGCAAAGAAATTTCAGGACAAGTTTAACTTGACCGATTATCAAATGTTATGTCTTACTTTCGTTAAGGGTTTTGTTATTGGGGCTGTTCTTCTATGAAAGGAGAGTTATTATGTTTGATAAAGACATATTGTTATCGTAAAGGTGAGTATACTCTTTCTTCTGGTAAGAAAAGTGAGCATTATGTTAATTGCAAACCAGTTACTTTATCTGGAGTAGGACTTAATATAATCAGTCAGTTATTTACACAGGAATTATCTCCTTCTACACTAGCAGTAGGTGGTTTAACTCTTGGTGCTGATCCATTAGTGGCAGGTGTTGCTATGACTGCTGGTGTTGATGGTTTAATTGTTCGTAAAGAACCAAAGGGTCATGGTACTCAAGCATGGATTGAAGGACCAGCATTACCTTTAAATACGGAGATAACCGTACTAGAGGATGTAATTACAACAGGTGGGTCTGCTATTAAAGCAGTAGAGAAACTTCGTGATGCTGGATATAAAGTAAATGAGATTATTACTATTGTTGATAGGCAAGAAGATGGTGAAGCAGATATTAAAATGAAAGAAGCTAACATAACACTTAAGAGTCTATTCACTCTTGCTGAGGTTGCTAAATAGAACTGTAGCAAAACGTATGATTATTCGTGGCAACTAAGAAGATATCACAGTTAGAGACAATATCTGACTCCAATTTGTCGGGGGAAGCAATTCTTCCTGTTGTTGTTTCTGATCCTTTGATTCCTAATAGGAAAGCGAAGGTTAATCAGTTAATGAAAGGAGTTAGTCAAGGAACAAAAACTGAACCTGGTTTATGTTTTGACCTTGATAGAGACACTGGATTGTATCAAAATGCATACAATCAAATAGGTGTATCGTTTGGTGATGGTGGATTATATGCCACTCGTCTTGATAATGGTAATGATAGTACTTCGTTATATGTTACAGCAATTGATGATGTAGCACAAAATACAGATATAGTTTTTGCTCCAAAAGGTACAGGTGCGGTTAAGGTAACAGGTCAATTTCTAATTGAAGATTCCTCTTTTGTTTTAGAGGATTCTCAGGGTCCAAAGGTAAGATTTGAAGTAGGTAATGTTGGTACTGGTACTAGTACCAGAATCATGACACTTCCTCAAATTACTCAAGGTAATGGTACTACAATTGTAGGTGACAATACTACTCAAACGTTAACAAATAAAACTCTTCTTATTGATGAGGATAATTTTGTTATTGTTGATGGTACTGAAGAAGCAATTTTTCAAATCAACTGGCCAACAACGTCAGGAACTAGGAGATCTTACTTCTTACCTGATGCAGGTGCAGTAACAACTTCTGGAGAACCTACTGCAACATCTTCTACTCTACTTGATACTAAGACGGAACAGACAACTTTAAATAAGACTTTAGTCACTCCGAAAATGGCTGCTAATGCAGATGACGGAACAAGTTGGGTTCAATGGAATACTTCAGCATTAAGTGCTAATAGAACTATTTCATGTCCAGACCAAAGTTTAATTTTAGTTGGTACAGAATCAACTCAAACTCTTACTAACAAGACTGTTAGTGGTTTGATTGTTGCAGATACTACAGATCCTACTAAGAGATTCTTATTTGATATATCAAATAGTAACTCTCTTACTATAGAATCTATTCAGTTTCCACCTACGGCAAACCTAAATAATGATGGTGATACTAATACAATAGTAACAGAGTTAGCAGGACAGGATTTAAAGAATAAAACAATTTATAATCCAGTAATTGCTCAGACAGGACTACCTGGACAAGTGACTATTTCTGTAGATAATATAACATCTACTAGAACTATTAGGTTCCCAGATGCGGATGCAACACTACTTTCTACTGAAAACGTAACTGTTGATGATGTTAACTTTGGTGCTGGTATCGGTGCTGCAAACTTAACTTCAAGAACAAGACTACAACAATTTTTCTACGCAGGATTCTAATTAATAGCTATGGCAGACCAAGGAATTTTAGCACAATCTAAACCAGGTGCGAATACAAATACTGTTTTATATTCAGCTCCAGTAGATAAATCTGCAAGTACAGTATTGACTGTAGCGAATGATGGAACTGGATCTGCATATAAAGTTGGTATAAAGGATTATGATCAAAAATTAACTCTTGATGCATCAACGTATAGGTTGCATACGGGTGATTTGATCTCAGGATATAAGGTAACAGTAGATAATGCCATGTCATCCACTACTGGTCTTACTGGTGGTAGTTTAATTACAAGTGATGATTCTGAAAAGAGTTTCTACTTTGAATCATTTGCTGTTCCTGATTTAACAACATGGTATGTAAAGGTTGCATCAATAAGGCAAGTAACTCTAGAATCTGTAACAGGTACTTTTACTGTAGGTTCGACTCTTAGTACAGGAACTTCACCTAATGATACAACAGCAGTAATTTTTGGTGTTGTTGGAACTATTCTTTATATTGGACCTTCTACTATTAATGGTACTGGTGCAGAATTTGCTGATGGTAATGCTGTAGCTTCTGGTGCTGCTTCTGGTACTATTTCAAGTGGTGGTATCGGTGCTGCAAGCGATGATTTTGTAATTTCAAAAACAACTGCTGGTGGTACATATAGTCTTTATCTTGGAGATCCTTTAGAAGCATTTACTGATCGTACTTATAAGTTTGATCTTTCAGATTCTAGTATGACTGGTAGGGATTTTAAAATATCTAGTACTGTCAATGGAATATGGGGTCCTGATGGTGTAATAGGTGGTGGTGATGATGGTGTTGAATATACTACTGGTAAGACCAGTGGTGGTACTGCTGGACAGGCAGGAGCATATATTCAGTATGACTGGACAGCAAGTGGTACTTTAACTGTCATGTATTTTTATGATGGTGGATCAGGTACTGCTGGTAATGCTGGTTTTGGTGGTGCTGATAGATCTCTCACAATGTCGGACCAGTTTACCTATAATGATTTCTTTGTTTATGATATTACTGGTACTTGGGTTAACGCATCTGATTCATTTACACAAACAGCAACTACTTTTACAGTAACTGCTCAAGCATCTGGTGCTTATGGTTATGTTCGTGATTATACTGGGACTGCTTTAAAAGTAGTTAAAGGTCTTAATTCTCCAGAGTTTGCTGGTAGTTTAACCTTTAAGGATGCACCACTCCAAGAAAACCTTACTAGATCTACTGTTACTGTTAGCTCAGTTACTGTAGCTAGTGATGCACTTGAAGATGAGCATTATATTGTTAATGGTGTTGCCAATGGCAATAATGAAGTAGATAGAATCACTTCATTAGTTGTTGGTCCTGGTGAGAGAATAGTTATTAATAGTACTACTGCTAATAACTCATTCAGTCTCATTGGATTTGAGGATGCAAGCACAGCATTTACTGCTAGAGTCTTCGCAGCGATCTAATAAATAACCATATAGGAATAGCGTATACGTAATGTCACTAACTAGGTTAAAGAATATTATTACGTCCAGAACTGGACGTATTATCTACGTAAACCCTGACGATTTCGATGCTTCTGATGCAATTGATAACAGGGGTAACTCGGCATTACGTCCGTTTAAGAGTTTACAACGTGCTTTCCTTGAGGTGGCACGATTTTCATATAGAGTCGGTTTAAGTAATGACGAATTTGACGCATTTTCAATTTACTTATATCCAGCAGTATATGAAATAGATAATAGACCTGGAGATATTCTTTATACAAACGTTGCACCTATTGATGAAAACTCTAACCTAGATTTAACATCTCCAAATAATGTACTATACAAATATAATTCAATCGAAGGTGGTGTTATTGTACCCAGAGGTTGTTCTGTAGTTGGTAGTGACCTTAGAAGAACTAAAATAATTCCAAAGTATGTTCCTTATCCTACAACATACGCTGCTAAAGGTATAAACACAGAAGCACAAGTACCTGCAAGAACTGCAATATTTAAAGTAACTGGTGGTACTTACTTCTGGCAATTCTCATTCTTTGATGGTGCAGAAGAAGGTGTATATTTCAAACCTGATAGTGTAGAAACATTACCACCTAAGTATTCACATCATAGACTTACATGTTTTGAGTTTGCTGATGGTTTAAATACATTATCACAACTTATTGCTAATGGAACGGTTGCTAACGCAGATTATTCTGCTGTTCCAAATATTCTAGACAGAACAGACTTAGACATATATTATCAGAAGATATCTAAAGCATTCGCAACAATTCCTGATACATCTGGTGATCCTACAACTGACCAAATTCAGGCAAGGGTTGAGGAAAACAGAATTGTTGGTCCTATTTCTGATGAATATAAGGTATTACAAATAACAAGAAACGGACAGACTGCTACTGCTGTTACTGTTGATGAATTTGATAACCCAAGAGATCATGGATTCTCTGTTGGTGTTAACATTAACATCTCTGGAGTTACAGGTTCAACTGGACCTCAATCAGAATTAGACTCTGGTATATACAATGGTTCATTCACTGTAACATCTGCATCTGGTAACGTATTCACTTATCAAATGGCAGCAGAACCTTCTGGTAATGCTGTTGGTTCAAACGTAACAGTTAAGACTGAGATTGATACAGTTGACTCAGCGTCACCTTATGCTTTCAACCTATCACTGAGAAGTGTGTGGGGTATGAATGGTATGAACGCTGATGGTGCTAAAGCAACTGGTTTCAAATCAATGGTTGTGGCACAGTTTACTGGACTATCACTACAGAAAGACGACAGAGCATTTGTAAGATATAACGCATCAACTGGTAACTATGACGTAGCAACATCTGGAGATGGTGCTCACTTAGATGGATTTGCAGAGTATAGAAAAGATTGGGGTCATAGACATATTGTTGCATCTAATGATGCATTTATTCAGGCGGTCTCGGTGTTCGCTGTTGGATACTATGCTCATTTCTCAGCACACAACGGTGCTGACATGTCAATTACTAATAGTAACAGTAACTTTGGTAATACTGCACTTAGATCTGCTGGATTTAAGAATAAGTCATTCTCTAAAGATAAGGCAGGTTCATTAACTCATGTTATTCCACCTAAAGCTTTAGGTGTTATTTCAACTTCTGCTACTGGTGCAAATAATGGTGGTAATATTACATTAGCTAATGATGGATCTGTCAATGGTGTTATTGAAGGAATGACAGTTCATGGTGTTGGAATAGGTCAAGGTGCAACTGTTGGATCTGTTAATACCAATACTAGAGTTATTACATTAACAGAAACTAATACTGCTGTTATTGATGGTAATGTTATTTTTGGTGAAGAGACATCTGTTAACTGGGTTAACGTTGATATTAAGAGAACTAAGACAATTAACTCTGCATTGGCAGGACAAGGTGGTACTCCAGGAACTAGATTGTATCTCTATGGTTATACTGTAGAAGCATCACCACCAACAACAAGAGTACAGGGTTATACAATCGGTGCTAGACAAGATGGTACTGGACTTGATGCAGTAGCAGATAAAATTAATTGTTTGCTTGTTGCTAATGGTGCAAATGAAGCGACTATTCATAATGCAGCAGTATCACCTTATGGACCTAGTGTTTCTGGTGTTTCTGCTGGTACTGCTGGATCTCCAATACAATTTGATAATCAAACATATACTATAGGTGGTGTACCAGATGTAGTGGGTGGTTGGTATCTTTCTGTAGATTCTGTTAATAACATGATCTATGATACATTATCAACTAACGCAACATATAATACTGTTAACTTTACACCAACAACATTCCTTAAGAGAATACCTGACCCAAGAGACTTACAAGATAGAACATATAGATTCCGTTATGTAATTGATAAGGATAAGACTAATCCATTACCAAGAGATCCTCTATCTGGTTATGTATTACAACCATTGAATAGTGATACTACATCATATGCATTATCTAAGTGTTATTACATTTACGATATTGAAGTTGTACAACCATTTGTTCGAGGTGTTGATGATGGTATCTATTACCTAACATTATTATGTGCATCTATTGCACCTTCAACTTCTAACTTTAATGATAGATTCTTCTCTCAGAATGTTAACGAAGTATATCCTACATTTGACAGAGATAATCCTCTTGCTGATCCAGATCCTGCTATATCTGTTGCTGATAACCAAATCATTGGTTTAGTTAATGCAACTGATGGTGCAACACCAACTCCTAATCTTGATCCTCAAAGAAGTATTACTAAGGAATCAACTGAGTTCTTACTAGCAGATACAGGTTGGACACAACCAGGTACTACACCTAACTTTGACTCTGTTAATGGTAGGTTATCTAACACAGAATTAACTGCTCGTGCTGGTGATGAGGAAGTAAGAAAGATTAAGATAAGACAGAATAATGATGGTACGGTAGCACCAATAGCAGTAGAGTTTAGACGACACTCTATCTTAAGATCAGGTAACCATACGTTTGAGTATCTCGGTTTTGGTCCAGGTAACTATTCAACTGCGTTCCCTCAAACACAGGTTGAGACATTAACTACTAATCAAGTTAGGTTCTCTCAGTCTATTAAAGAGGCAGCAGGTGTTGCGTTCTATTCAGGTCTTAACTCAAATGGTGACCTATTCATTGGTAACCAGGTCATTAACCCTGTTACTGGTCAGATCACTAACGAAGATATTGCACAGTTGAATGTTGTTGGTGAAGAGAATACTACTATTGAAACCTTCTCTGAGTTGGTTATAACTGATAAAATAACTGTAATTGGTGGAGCATCTAACCAGTTAGAATCTATATTCGCTGGTCCTGTTACTTTCCAAGGACAGACAACGTTTACTGATAACTTATCTGCTAAGAAGATTTCATACTTCAACCAAGATGGTACAGTTATTAAGCAGACTCTACTAGCACCAGAGCTAGCAACTGGACAACCAGATTTCTCTAACATAACAGGATATGATACTCCTGCTGATGGTGACTTAGTTTATAATATAAACTGGGTTCCAGGTAAATCTCTTGGTTGGATTCGTTATGCTCAAGAGTGGAAAGAATTTGGTCTAACAGACACAGGTATCATTGATATTTCTACCTTTAGTAATACTCAAAACATTGGTATTGGTAAGACAGCAACTGCTGACTTTAGAGTTGATATATTAGGTAATGCTAAGGTAGATGGTGACTTAGTTGTAACTGGTCGAGGTGGTGTTGCATCTGACAAGTATATTACAAGAACTTATACTGGTGATGGATCAACATTAACATTTGCATTAACAACTTATGGTGCTGGTATTCAACATACTGATGACTCTGTATTAGTATTCTTGAATGGTGTAGCACAGATAGCAGGTACTAACTATACTGTTGATACTCTTGGTGCAAATATTGTATTCAGTTCTGGTGATGCACCATTGAATACAGATACAGTTCATATTTTAGAATTACCTATCTAAATAATAATAGTAAGGAGGTCTTATGGCAGTTTCAAGAATTAGTGGAAATCAAATATCGACTTCCACAGAAGCAATTATCACTACACTTGGTTTTTTAAACTCTAATAGTGTCTTTAAATTACCTGTTGGTAATATAGCACAAAGACCTGTTGGTGTTACTGCTGGTACTCTAAGGTATAATAGTGAGATAGATAACGCAGAGATATATGTTAACGATGATGGTACTGGTTCTGCTGGATGGGCTCCAGTTGCAGGTGGTGGTCCAGCATTAGGAGAAGAAAGTGTTATAAGAACGAATCATAATGTTATTTCAGAAAATATTACTGTAGGTCCATCAGCAAATAATGATGCTAAATTTACAAACGGTTTTACTGCTGGACCTGTGACCATTGCTAATGGTTACACCATTACTATAGAAAGTGGAGCAGCATGGAGCGTAATCTAAATGACGAGCGAAATTAAAGTAGCAGCATTACAGGGCAATTCTCCCAACTTCAAGATAAATCTTGCCAATGACACTACTCTTAAGATGGAGAGTGATTTAAGATTGCAGAATCAATCTTATTTACCTGTGCCTGGTGGTGATCCAGATGCAAATGTCTATGCTAGACCACAAGATCCTAGTTATGGATCTCTTTTTATGAATACAAAGACAGGTAAGTTAGAGTATTGGAAGCATGGTGGTAAAGGAGGTTGGGGTTATATTATCAGTGGTGGTGGAGATGGAGAAGATGCAGCAGGAGACTTTTTATATCCTTGGGAAACAGGATCATCATTTACTTTCACTTCTGGTGGAAGAGGTGGTAGTAGTAATACATATGAAGCACCTAGTATTGGGAATGTAAGACAACACTCCAGTTATAGTGGTTCTGATGCTTGGGAGAATGAATATTTAACTACACCCAATTATGATGGTGTTATGCAATGGACTGTGCCTGGAACTGGTATTTGGACGTTTGAAGTTGCAGGTGCAAGAGGTGGTACATCAAGTGGTTATGGTGGTTATAGACAACCAGGTTGGGGATATAGTGTAGAAGGAGATTTCACCCTTAATGGTGGTGATAATATTATGATTGTTGTAGGACAACAAGGTCAAAATTCACAGAATGGTGGAGGTGGTGGAGGATCATTTGTATACAAAAATAGAAACGATTCTTATCCAATGTTAGCAGGTGGTGGAGGAGGTGGTGCTGGTTATAATAGCGGTAATGGTTATGATGCTACAAGTAGTAGCACTGCTGGTGGATGCCCCCCTTGTGGAACAAGTGGTGGATCAAATGGTAACTCAGGTTCAGATGCCTACGGTAATGGTGGATCTGGAGGAGGATGGAACTCCTATGGTAACCAAGGTGGATCAAGTGGTAACACATCCAACTTCCGAGGAAAGCAAGCATCATATTATGGTGGATTTGGAATGGGTGGTGGAGCACAAGGTGGTGACAACGGTGGAGGAGGCGGTGGCGGTTACTCTGGCGGTGGATCTGGTTGTGACGGAGGAAACGGTTGGGGTGGCGGTGGTGGAGGATCCTATATTTGGACAGGATCTCCATTATATGCAGGAGCAAGTGCAAATAAAGGAAATAACACCAGTAGTACTGGTGGAGGAAGTGGATGGGGATATGTTAAAGTAACACTTAAGTCTGTTTAAAATTATAAATAAATAATGATAGGTAATAGATGGAGTTATGAGTAATCTCAACGTAGATACCGTTACAGCAGCGAATGTTCATGCAACTGGAATGGTATCCGCTAATACCGCATTAAAAGCACCAAATTATGCGGATGCAGGAAAACCTGCTAGTGCTGATCCAGGAGTGATAATCTATAATACAACTGGACAGGATGTTGAGTTGTGGAAAGGAAGTACTTGGTTAAGTCTAGGTGCTGGTAATATGAGAACATGGTCAGGAGAAGAAGGGAGACCAACATCACCTGCAACAGGACAATTTGGTTTTAATACAACAACAGGACAGGCAGAGATATTCAACGGTTCTGATTGGATAACATTTGGTGCTAATTCTGCTGAAGGTGCTGCTGCTGCTCTATTTAACTTTAGTTCGTTTACATTCCTTTCTATTGTAGGTAGAGGACAGGATACAGGTCCAAACTCAAGTCAAATGAGTAGTGAGTATTCTGGACAACCTTGGGCATCACAATACTTTAAGCAAGGAGATTATCAAGGTTATCAAGTATGGACAGTGCCTGAAGATGGTAATTATGTCATTGAAGCAGGTGGAGCAAGAGGTGGTAGAGATTTAAACTATGGACAACAAAACCTTTGGGGAGCAGTTGTTACAGGAACGTTTGCTTTAACTAGAGAAACAGAATTATCAATGGTAGTTGGTGTTGGTGGTAACCAATACTATTCACCTCATGGACATGAATGTGGAGGTGGTGGTGGATCATTTGTTGTTAACAAGACAACAAGTTCTCCATTGCTTATTGCTGGTGGTGGAGGAGGTAGTGCTGGTGGTGCATCATGGGGATGGTCATGTAGCAGACCTACATCATGGGGATATGGACAATCAGGAGAATATGGTGGAAGACCAACTTGTTATACGAACCCTTCACAACCTAGTCCTGGATACGGTGGTAACACAAATGGTGGATACATGGGTGGTGCTGGAGGAGGATATTTAACTAAAGGTCAGAATGGAGGTGGTCACTGTCGAACTGCTCAAGGTGGTCAAGGATATAATAATGGTATGGTAGGTGGTTACGGTAATTCTTGTTATAATAGTACTGGAAATCGTGGTGGATTTGGAGGAGGTGGCGGTGGTCAACTCTCTGGACCAGGTGCAGGTGGAGGATGGACTGGAGGTTGTACTTCAGGACAGTGGGCATCTCACGCTACTCATGGTGGTGGCGGTGGTTCATATAATGCTGGAACCAATGCTCAAGCACAACAAGGTGGTAACTCATCATCTGAAGGTGGTCAATATAGTGGTAACGGATACATTAAAATTACTAAACAATAAACTATGGCACAGTTTTATGATGGTTTCAAGTGGAGAGGAAATTCTTCCTACAATCCATTTGCTAGTGAAACATTAAAAAAAGAAAGAATGGACATGTGTAGAGCATGTGACCAATTCAAACCAAGAACTCAGCAATGTAATAAGTGTGGTTGCTTTATGCAATTAAAAACAAAGATGAAAGACGCACATTGCCCCATTGATAAATGGTAATAAATAAACATAAGGACATTTATAGATTATGACACCTGCAGAACTAAAAGAAAAACAGATCGCTATAGAAGCATCTATTCGTACTTTGGAAGAGCAACTCCAAACAGCAAAGAACCATCAAAGGGAATTATTTGTATTAGAGGCAGATTTAGTTATTACTCAACAGATAGAATCTGGAGTACATGCTGCTGCAATGGCAAATAGAGCAGCACAAGAAGCATTAGACGAAGCAGATAATGCATTGCATTATCCAGAAGGTGATCCGATTAATGATATCGATCCACCAGCAGTACCACCAACTGAAGAATAATGGCAAAAGTAACAACATCTAAAATATCTGGTATTGGTGCTACACTAGGACAAGTTAGTGTTAGTACTGGACATACCTTTGAGGTGGATGGTGTTGTTGACTTAACACACTGTACTAACCAAGCATTTCAGTTACCAACAGGTACTATAAGTCAGAGACCACAGAATCCACTTACAGGTTATCTTAGGTGGAATACTGATAATGACCCTAACACAGGTAGTACCATTGGTTTAGAATATTATAATGGTACTGAATGGTGGAATATTAATACAGCACCCGAACCTGAAGAGGAGGATCCATAAATGAGTATCATAAGATTTGACGAGTTATATGGACCAGAGCAAACAGAGATGATGCTTCAGATGGATGGTCAAGACCATCTTAATATCTTTGGAACTTTTGCTATGGGGCAATTGGGTCAGATATGTTTACCATCTGGTACAACAGGACAAAGACCAACAAGTCCTAATGTTGGTATGATAAGAATTAATGAAACCCTACTTGCTATAGAAGTATACGATGGTGAGACATGGATACCAGTTACAAATCCTCAAGGTGGTGCAGGTACTGGTGCTACAACTGCTGTAGGTCAGCAAAAATATGGTTCAGCAGGTACATTCTCATGGACATGCCCTGATAATGTATATGATGTTTCAGTGGTATGTGTTGGAGGTGGTGGTGGTTCTACTAGAGATGAGCAAGGTGCAGGTGGAGGTGCTGGTCTTGGATGGGCAAACGGTATTCAAGTTCAACCAGGTCAGAGTTATCAAGTAGTTGTTGGAGCAAAAGGTACATCAGCATCACCAGGAAACTATGCTGGTAATGGTGGACAATCATATTTTATAGACACCAATACCATATGGGGTGGAGGTGGAGGTGGAACTGGTAGAGATAGAAATGGTTCTGCTAATAGACCAGGTTACGGAGGTCAAGGTGGAACATGGGGTGGATCAGGTGGATCTGCTCAAGGTGGAGGAGATGGTGGTAATGGAGGAGATGGTAACAGAAGTAGTTTAAGTGATACAGGACAATCTTGTGGTGGAGGTGGTGCTGCTGGATACTCAGGAAATGGAGGATATGGAGGACACTATACTTCAGGTTGGGGTACTGGTGGTAATGGTTCTGGTGGCGGTGGATCAGGTGGATATGCTGGTTCTTCCGAATCCTATGGAGGAGGAGGTGGAGGCGTAGGTCTCAACGGTCAAGGTTCTAATGGTAATGTAAGTTCAAGTAATGGTGGTGCTGGTAATGGTGGATCAGGTGGTTCAAATGGTGGAGGAAACACAGGTAATGACCCAGATGTTCCAGGTGGTGACTACGGTGGTGGTGCTGGATCAAACGACTCATATGGATCATATGGTGGTGTAGGTGGTGTCCGTATTATATGGGGTCCAGATAGAGCATTTCCAAGCACTAACACCGCAGACCAATAAATATAATGGAGGAATAGTATTATCCCATGTCAGAATTTTCATCAAGACTCTTATCAGCAACGACCATTAATGTAAGTGGTATGGTAACTGGTACTAAAGGAATCCAAGTTCCTTCAGTTACCACTGCTAACCGACCAAGTGGGATGACTGGATCTCACTCTGGTGCATTGATATATGATAACGAGAAAGAAACCTTATGTGTATGGTCAGGTAGTTCTTGGATTGAGGTGGGAAGAGCAGTTGATGTGTTACCTACATGGACTGAATCATCTAAACCATCAACTAATCTAGAAAATGGTTTGATTGGGTATAATACAGATAACGAAGAAATAGAAATATATTTTGATCCAGGCGATCCAGGAGATAATGAGGAAGAGGAGGAAGCAGGTTGGATCACACCATTTAGCGGTGGTTCTGGTGGTAAACTATTTGACTTCTCAACATTTACATTCAAATCCATTGTAGGTAGAGGAAGTCATCAAGGTCCTAATGAGAGTCAAATGACCTCAACATACGGTGGGCAACCTTGGAATGATGGTACTAATTTTGGTCAAGGAACTTATCAAGGTTATCAACTCTGGACTGTTCCTGAAAATGCTAATTATCAGATAGAAGTAGGTGGAGCAAGAGGAGGAAGAGACTATAACTATGGGTATACTGATTATTGGGGTGCTAAGGTTACAGGTACATTCTCATTAAGTAAGGGAGATCAATTAGAAATGGTAGTTGGTGTTGGTGGTAACCAATACTATTCACCTCATGGTAATGAGGCAGGTGGAGGTGGTGGATCATTTGTTAAGAACGCTACATCAAATCAACCTTTAATTATTGCTGGTGGTGCTGGTGGATCACCTAGTAATAACTGGGGATGGTCATGTGGAAGATCATCATCATGGGCAAACGGTCAATCTGCTGAATATAGTGGAAGACCACAATGTCATAACAACCCTTCCCAGGCAAGTCCTGGATATGGTGGAAATACTAGTGGTGGATATATGGGTGGTGCTGGTGGTGGATACTTGACTGGTGGTTCAAATGGTGGTGGTCATTGTTGTACTGCTTACGGTGGTCAAGGATTTAATCAAGGTATGGTAGGTGGAGATGGTAACTGTTGCTATGGATCAGGAAATAAAGGTGGATTTGGTGGAGGTGGTGGAGGACAACTATCTGGACCAGGTGGTGGTGGAGGATGGACTGGAGGTTGTACTTCAGGTCAATGGTCTTCTTACTCTACTGGTGGAGGTGGAGGTGGTTCATATAATGCTGGAACCAGTACCACTAATCAACAAGGTGGTAATACTTCAAACGAAGCAAGCACGTATACTGGAGACGGATATATTAAGATAACCAAACAATAAACTGTCACATCTATAGACAAAGAGGGTAACTATCTGCTATACTAGCGAAGTATTAGAGCAGAAAGATGCCCTCATTTTATTTACAATCCATTGATGATAATGGAGCAACGACAACGAAATCATTTGAATCAAGTTATCTCGATGAGGTAGTAGAGAATATAGATGATTTTCTTAGAGGTTCTGGATTTGCCTATGATGAGTTGCAACTTATTAAAAGTTCTACTTCTGATGAAACAACTAAGTCATTTCTAAGGGAACAGGTAAATGAGTATCGGAGAACACAGTCATCAGTTGACTAATCTGCATACATAAATTGTAGTCTATTAAATTGCACAGACAAACTCATGGGTAAGACTTATAGGCGTGGTGGTGCTGAAAGAGGTTATTCCTCACCAGGTAAATCACTACGAGATAAGAGACAACGGGGTACAAACAGATCCGAATTTAGAGAAGGTAGTAATGACAATTATAAGAACAAAATTAAACCTAAAAATGACTATGAGGATCAACAACAATGGACTTAGACAAAAATAAAATACCAGGAGTTGATGTATCAAATCAATCACCTGGTTTGTTACCTGAATCATTTTATGATGATGATGACTTAGAGTATGATGATGCTTCACTAGATGGAGTAGAAATAGAATACACAACATCATTGTAATGGAAGACACTAAACAGGAAAAATGGGAACGTGGTAAGACTCTTATGCTAGAGTCTTTACATAAACCTGATGACAGATTGAGAGGATGTGCTCACAATCAAAAGTGCTATCACGAATTACTTGAAATAAGAGATCAAGTAATTGAAATGGTAAGAGGGATACCTAATCCTCATGCAGAAGCATTAGCATTTGGTAAGGTTAATTCACTTCCAAATCCTACAGTCACAACACCTAACGGTGATATTAGTGAAACTTTAATGAGTGGAGCATTGGGTGATTATTATGCAGATAAGAGGGAGTATTAATAATGAATATTGATTTGCCTGAATGTATATTATTAAATGATAGTGAGAAGCAACTACTAAAGGATGCTTTCTTATCATACATGAAGGAACTAGAGATAAAGACAAAGAAAGAGAAAATGTTAACTGCTGAAGCATATCAGGAGGTTAGATATCAACTTGAGGATATGATACAGAAATTACATTTAGGGTATGGCAGTTAACTAAGTGGCACATGACCTCATGTCATCACATGGGGTTCATGTATAATAGTATTATGAAATTACAATTCCCACCTAAACTCGTTGAGGCAGTTCATTACCTCAATCAATTAACCATTCAAGTGAGTGAATCACATGAGGATGGTAGAGTTAATAGTATTGATGATGAAGATACTATTATAGATCTTCTCATTGAAAGATATGGTGATAATGTAGAAAAACCTAAAGCAAGATGTTGGTGGGATCTTAAACTATTTGGATACCCTACTAATATTAAATCATCTAAGTTTGGAAGTGCAGCAGATAATTTCTCATCTAAAGCAGCAATATTATATGCACTAACTGATATTCCAGAGGAGGATGTTACATGTACATCATGGAAGAGTTTTCAAACTAAACTAAAAGAGAACTCATCACAATCAACACCAAGAGATTATTATATAATTGTACTCAATAAGGTAACTGGTGTTGTATATTTACAATCACTCAAATCATTGAGTAAACTAACATCTAATGGTAATAACCTACCATTTCAGATTAAGTGGAGAGATAATATACATCCTGTACAAAGAGACTATTTACAATCATATGATTTTCTGGTAGAATACTACAAGGAATCAGTACGCAAGAAAATTACATCACATGATGGATTTGAAGAACTGTAAATTACACCAAGGCGATTGTTTAGAATTAATGAAGGAGATACCAGATGAGTCTATTGACTTTATCTGTTGTGATCCACCATACGGTACTACATCTATTAAATGGGATTCAGTCCTAGATTATAATAAATTGTGGGAACAATATGGTAGGATAATTAAACCTAAAGGTATTATATGTTTGTTTGGTTCTCAACCATTTACATCTCAATTAATATGTTCTAAGATAGATTGGTTTAGGTATGAGATTATATGGAATAAGAATAAGTGTGGATCACCAGGTCTTGCAAAGAAGAGACCAATGAAAGTGCATGAGAATATATTAATATTCTATAAAAATGCTGGTGGTACATATAATCCTCAAATGACTAAAGGAGAACCATTTAAAAGAGTGAGTAAGAACCCAGAAGGTTATGTAGGTAAGAAGAATGACCACAATTATGGTATGAAACCACGCAAAGAGTTTGAGAATAAGGGTACAAGATATCCTAAATCAATTGTTAACATCTCTAGAGATTTTAGTGCTCAACAACAGGTACATCCAACACAGAAACCAGTACCATTAATGGAGTGGTTAATTAAAACATACTCCAATGAAGGTGAAACTGTATTAGATAATTGTATGGGTTCAGGTTCAACTGGAGTAGCAGCAATTAAATTAAATAGATCTTTCATAGGTATTGACACATCACCAGAATATGTTAGAATATCTAATGAAAGAATCGAATCAATCCCACTAGATTTAACTAAAATACTATGAATACAGATATGACTGGATTACATGAAGAATTTGGTGTAGATATACCAACAGCACCAGAGATTGATCCTAACCAATGTTTCAATGAAGAGTTATTAAAGTCTTTTAAAGATACAATAGATCAACAACCTCATTTACATGTTAATACTATACTGGGTAGTTATGCTACAGTTGTACCAGATAGTAACAATCAAATTTATCCTCAATTAATATGGATTGATGAGATACATGATTTAGAGTCAATTAGGAATACTATAACAGGAGAAGTGAGACCAAGAGGATGGCAAATAAGAGATGGAGAAGATGTTAACGAAGATTGTGTTAATGATTATCATCAAGATATAGTTAATAAGGAATGGGTTCCTACACACATGTGTGGTTGTGTATTTGAATTGGAAGATGGGTGGTATAGTGTATCAAGTAGAGGTGTAAAACGTAAGTATGGTGTTGCTAATTTACATCATAGATTAAAAGCAGCAGCAGAAGCAGGTGAAGATTATATTATTGCATGGGTAATAAAATTTAAAGATCTTAGATTATTAGCAGAGTGGGCATGTGCTGAAGCAAATAGGAATAAGTATACTTCTAATCCTAGAAAAGATAATGATATTGTTAGAGCAATTCAAGAGCAATTAACATGGGAGTCAGAACTTAAGATTGCATTAGATAATGCTGAAGAAGATGGAGAAGAGAAAACAAAAATAATAGTTAACAAACTTAAATTATTTCATCTTCATGGAAATACTATCAATGGTTTAGTTAGAAAGTTAGAAAGTGTCGGTGTATTTACAGGAGATAGGAGAAGAAGAAGTGCAGAAGATATTGATAAATGGTTTGAAGATAATTTACCTAGTTGGAAGAAAACAGGTCAAAATGAATATTTAAATGACCAAGGTGTAACAGTTAAAGTTGTACAAAATATGGGTAACAATCATTTTGCAACTGCTGGTTATCTTGCAGATCAGATACTTGCTGATATCCCACATATAATAATTACTTCTGATAGTTCAGGTAAAGAAAAACTTCCAACTGATGTATTACAATACAGAAAAGGACATTTAAGTGATGCTTATAAACATATTGATAAGATGGGTGAAGTAAGAGATCTACTTAGATCAGGTAAAGCACGATTAGCAACACAATATAATCTTCCTGGATTAAATAATGAAGATACATTAATCTACATTCCATAATGTGACACCTAACATAGTGTCACAGTAAACTACCATTTCATTCTATACTATAGTATATTAACAATATGAGAAAATTCTTTTCTCCCGATCAACAAATCAAGTTGATTAAAAATGCTTTGAAAAAAGCAGAACAAGGTTCCGTTCTTTATAATGATGATGAACTCATCAAATTAAAGACATCACTTAATAAATTGCGTGATGAGAAGGAACAAACTAGGAAACTACTCAACCGAGGATTTGGTTATGACAAAGAAACTAACAGTTGATTACGATCAAAAGTATGACAATTGTCAGGAAAATGAGGATGATTGGGTATCATCAGTTATAGGAACTGAAGATGATGCAATCTATGACATTCTGGATCAATTATGAATACTTGGGAAGTCACATTACAACGTGAAAATGGTATCAACAAGACAGTAATTGTTGATGATTGTATGTATGAAAGTGAAGCAGAATTGCTTGCTGAATCACAATATGGACTTCCAGTTTTAAAAGTATTATATAAAGGACAATCAGATGTTTGGGGTATGAGTAATAAAGATGGTAATGATTACATTTGGTATGATTTACCTAGACGGAGAGCAAGAGGGGGAAAAAATGTAGATATAGATGGTCTATTTGGAGTGATGATGATTATACCTGCACTTGCCACACTTGTTATTATTATTGAGTATTGGTTACCAATACTTATTATTACATGTGGTGTAGGTGCATTTATGTCATTCAAGAAATAGGCATTTATATTTGTTAACTTAAGGTGTTCAATTCATCACAAATGTTATAAATAATGATAGTCACCGAAAGGTACAGTTAGGAGTAACAAGATGCACTGAAACCTCATTTATTATGAGTTTAATGTATACAAGGAGGTCTAATTGTCCAACAGTTTAATTTCATTCAATCAAATGGCATTTTGGAAACATGGAACAGATGATACTTCTCAAGATGAGAAGATAGATGAGTACTTTGAATGTCTAATTGATTGCGATACAAACGACCAAAATAGTTGTAGGAGGGTATGTTCAGAGTTATTAGTTTAAGGGACAATTAACAACAATTAAGTTAAAAGAGGGTTGCAAAACCCTCTTTTTTAATGTATAATAGGTACATGAAAGATACTATTCTATTTGGAGATTGTCGTAAGACGTTATCAGCGTTCTTACCAAATAGTGCTCGTATGTGTGTAACATCACCACCATATTACGGACTAAGAGATTATGGTGGAGAAGATAATCAAATAGGATTAGAACAATCACCAGAAGAATATGTTAACGAGATGGTGAAAGTATTCAGAGAAGTTAGAAATATATTGACTGATGATGGAACACTATGGTTAAACATAGGTGATAGTTATTACAACTATCGTCCTGGTAAGGGTGCTAATTACCCTAAGCAAAGTGTTAGTGAGACTAGACAAGATCTACCCACTAATAGTAACAAACGTGCTAACAAATTAGAGGGACTAAAAGAGAAGGATCTAATTGGTATTCCTTGGATGTTAGCATTTGCATTAAGAGCAGATGGATGGTACTTAAGGCAAGATATTATATGGCATAAACCTAATCCAATGCCTGAAAGTGTGCGTGATAGATGTACTAAAGCACATGAATATATCTTCTTGTTGAGTAAGAATAAGCATTACTATTATGATAATGAGAGTATAAAAGAACCTGCTAAAGATTGGGGTACTCGTGATAGATCTAAGGGGAAATATCACAATGAAGGTACAGGTTTATCACCTCATACTGGTCTCACTAAATCATATCCAACAAAGAACAAACGTAGTGTATGGAGTATAACTAAGAGACCATATAAGGGTGCTCATTTTGCTACTTTCCCACCTGAATTAATCACACCATGTATACTTGCAGGTTCAGCACTAAATGATACTATCCTCGACCCATTTATGGGTAGTGGTACAACAGCAGCAGTGGCAAAATCATTAGGTAGGTATTACATAGGGTGTGAATTACATGAGGATTATGGTCATTTAATAGAGGAGAGAGTACGAGAATACCATGTGACACCTGACAAAGAGGCACACAACCCACTGACAACACTGCTGAATGATGTATAATAGATATGTTGAGAGATCACTAGGTTTCCAACTACTAAGACATCAGGCATCCGTAAGACTTTCAAGGTTGCGTTCAATCGCATTTAAGTCGAACTTAAGCAAACATAAGTCCTGTGAATCTTAGACATGATGTTAGAGTAATTTACTTACCCTAGTCTCTCAACTTTTTTCTTTGATCTAACTACATGCCAACTGCAACACCTCGTAAGACTTCAACTGCAACACCACGCAAGAGAAGAACACGCAAGGCAACTGCAAAGAAAGTAACACCAACTCCACTAAATACAACAGTCGAAACTAAACTCAATGGAGATCCTATTGTGACTGAAACTGTTAACAATGAAGTGAAAGTTGATGTGAAAAGAAGAAACCTAACCGAGTTAAATGGTCTTGAGTTAGTAATACTTCCTCTAGTATATCTTGAGGGATTTGTTAAACTAATCCTAAAAGAGACTGGAGTATTAGAAACAGTGTGACAGTTAAACAACCTACACACTGAGACCCCATAAGGGGTCTTTTTTTGTGTATAATGATTATGTCCTTTGAAATGATTCTTTGAAAGACGCATTGAGACCACACCAGCAGAGAGCATATGATAAGATGACCACTGAGAATTCAGGTCAGATTATTATACCTACTGGTGGTGGCAAAACATTCATTATGATAGCAGATTGTCATAGATTAGTAACAACAACTCCTCGTAGTCCTCAGACTATTGTTGTAGTTGCACCACGCATATTGCTTGCTAATCAGTTATCTAACGAGTTTGAATCTGCACTTCCTGATGTTAAGATAGCACATGTACATTCTGGTGAAACTCATCATTTTAGTACAACAGATCACAGGTTTTTAACACATTGGGGTTGCTCTAATCCTCAGTATGATAAGTTAATCTTTACCACCTATCATTCACTCCACAGAGTATTAGATAGCATGGTAAATATCAACAGAATATACTTTGATGAGGCACACAATGGCACTAGCAAAGTATTCTTTAAGCAGATAAAGAGAATCGCTGAGTTACAAATACCACGCTTCTTCTTTACTGCTACACCACGCATTTCACGCTCTAAGAATAGTATTAGTGCGGAACGTGGTATGAACAATGCGGAGATATATGGTGAAAAGTTAGAAGAAACATCTGCTAAGGAGTTAATAGATAGTGGCACTATCTTATACCCTAAAGTTATACCATTTGAGACCGATAGAGAGCGTACTAAACAGAACGCACATGAGGTTGATAGTGATAACTTAAAGGACATACTTAACTCCTTAACTGATAACAATCCAAAGGTACTTGTGAGTGCTCCAACAACAAGAATCATGTGGAATATGCTATCACAAACTGATATTCAGTCATGGTTATTAGAGCATGATTATAACATCATGCACATCACATCTAAACATGGTGCTGTTATCAATGGTAAGAAAGTAGGAAGGGAAAAGTTCTTCCAAACCCTTACAGATTGGGGCAAAGATGATAACAAAAGGTTTGTAATCTTCCACTATAGTATACTATCAGAAGGCATAAATGTTCCTGGTTTGACTCATTCAATCATGCTTAGAAACTTACCTACCATTGAAATGGCACAGACAATAGGTAGAGTTATCAGGATACATGAGAAGGATAGAGTATCAATGAAGGATGGTAAGATACCTGCTGGTCAGTATAACTTATACCATAAAAGTCATGGTCAAATTGTTGTACCTATGACTGGTAAGTATGGTCAAAGAATAGCAGATAGATTGAAATCTATTGTTTCATATATCTTTATAGAGGGTATTCCACCAAGAGCATACGTCTAGTGTGCCAGTCTGTAAACTGCACACTATTCTCCCCACTGCCTCTAAAATGACCTATAATAACAGAGTACCAAACAAAGACACCTTTATGACAGTCTCCAACCTATCTCAAACAGCACGAGTTGAAATGTGGGTTTTGGATTTGGTAGATGCACTTGAAGCAAACTACACAAGTCGTTACCCTGATTCACCTAATCCTGTAAAGTTTGAAACTAAGGTAGGTAAGAAGTACATCAAAATTATTCAAGTTGATGGAGGTGTTCATGCTTTCATTGATAAGAATACAGGTGAAGTTTATAAACCTGCATCTTGGAAATCACCAGCAAAGCACGTTAGATATGATTTAAGGATCATTAATCAACGTCAAGAGTGTTATTCAAGAGCAGATTGGGCAGGTGGTTATCTTTACATAAGATAATCAATCATTAGTCCTAAGTATGACTCTAAACTGCTTATTGTAAATTTACTTTCTCACTTTATCATGTCATTTAATCCTGAAGTTGCACTATTCAATCTACTTGAAGATGCACAAACAGCAGCAGAATTACTAGCAGTAATTGATGACTACATTGCTAACAGTTAGTAACACTTAGGGGGGATCATTTCCCCCCTTTTTTATCACCCATTTGTTAAATAACTATGAACACATCAATCCGTTATTGGTTCCCTGATACCAGACAGTGCAGATATTTGTACTTTAAAACATACCAACAGGCACTAGATTGTATTGAATTGTTTAAACAAATCGAGGTAAGATCGGAGGTAATTGTATGACTGAACCATACACAATTGAAACGAGTTGTTATACAATAGACTTTACAAATAGGAAGGCATATGAAGATGTATTGAAGGAATGTGAGAGACTAAGTGTTAATATGGATTACTACTTCTTAGAGTTTGACACAACAGACACCGAACCAGAAGCATATATGTGACAGTTAACTAAGTTGCACACTAAACCCCCATTTTGGGGGTTTTATCGTTTATAATAAGAATGTTCAAACGAATTCAACCCATGAACACAAATCTTTCAAAAGAAGTGTATGAGCAGTTGTTGAACCCAACTCCAACAATTCGTTATTACTTCTTATCAAACTTAACAACCAAATCTACAACTAAGGGAGGTAAAAAGTAATGAATAACTTACAAGAATTCATTGATTATGTGTGGAGTTTCTATAACCCACAATCTGACCTTTACCCTATTAAAGGTTTAACAAAGAACGACATATTAGAGGCAAGTTGGTTATACTTGCAGATGTGTTGTTATCCATCAATGCCCGAATATACTTGGGGTGATGGTGATAGTTTAGATAGAGAACATGTAAGAGATATTTTACTACAGAGTCCTCAATTTTCCTTTGGAGGTGCATGACTAACATCACAAGATACACTCGTGCTGGTAAGAATGGGAAGCAAATTGCATGTCCTAAATGTGAATCAGTACGAACAGTTTATCACTTCAACTTCTCAGGATTAACATGTCCTGATTGTAAACAATCCATCACCAAATATGACTGGAGGTTAGCATGAAACTATTCCTCTTAATCATCATCGGATTATTATTATATAACTCCGAAGATTCTCGTTATTTTATTAGTGACCAACTACAAAATGCGAGTGAGTTTGTAAGACCAGAACCAACAATCCAAGTGAGGTACTAACATGAACTACAGACAATCTGCAAATCCAAATGCAACAAATAGTGAGTTAGATGCTAAGAAGATAGTATATCCTAGCATCCCTAATTGTGAGTTGCCAGTATCACTAACTGAAGAACAAATCTCCACGATTCTTTATATCATGGAGGGATATATTGTAAATTCAGATGATACTAATGATGAGCAATTTAATAATGATGTTGATGACATCTTTGAGAAGTTAGAGACCGCAGTTGATATACACTATGCGGAATTAGACGCACTATGTAACACTAACCCTGAACCATTCATTCCTACTTTCCATGACTAATTCATCCCCTAAAGTATCATTCACACCAGATCAAAAGAGAGAACTAATTGAACAGTATGCTGAACTCTTAGTTGATAACATGGATCCTAAAACTCTTGCACAATATGTGTATGAAGACCTCGTATATACATACGAACAATCATCATCACAAGAGTTAAAAGAGCAGATAGATGATTATGACCCTGAGTTATTTGATGAGTTACTTGATAACGTAACCGCACCAAGTGTGAGTCTAAATGTAATTAAATAAGAGTCAAGACATAGTGTGTCAGTTTACATACTGGCACACATTTTTCCCATATGGGGTGGTTGTGTGTGTATAATAGGTATATACACGAAAGAACTCTTATGTCAAAAACTCAAACCATCATCAACAGAATTCTAGAAGTTGAGAACTTCCAGAATGTCGCTTGCGTATGTGCTGACTGGTCTGAGTTTGTACAAGAACTAAGCGAGTGGGGTGTTTATGGGTGTGCTAAGATCGATTTCTTAGATGCTGATCTAGACATCCCAACACTTGATAAGTTCATGGTAACCGAAAACGGTTACATCAGATAAACCCTGTGGCAGTCTAGGAAGTGGCACAAGGTCGCTTGATTTATGCCCCAATCTGTGCTATATTAAGTACATAATCAAGGAAGACCAAATTTCTTGATCTCCAGAACAAACATTCAATTTCAAAATTATGTCAAAATCTTTATTTCAACAATCCATCAACCTATGTGAAGACTACTTAGGTTTTGAGTGGTCACAAGGTGTTCGCACCTCTATCTTCGATTCTTACAGACGTGAGAACGATTTAGATCCTAGTCTTTCAATCTACCATTACGGTGGAGACCGTTTCGAGGTTCGTTCTATGAACTATTCTGATTCAACTGGTTGCATTGTAGGCGATCAGGTCGATCTTGGTTCTTTTGATAACATCTACGATGCACAAGATTGTGCCGAAGATTATCTAAAAGATCTACTATTAAACCTCGGTGTTTAATAGTTACCAGCACACATTACAGAGTTTTATTATGCAACTTTCTTCTAAATCTGGTCACATGGTTAGTGACTACTACCCTGTAAAAACACGTAACGGTGTTAAACAGTATGATAGAGTTCTCAGAATTCTAACATTTATGGGACAAACTATGTCCAAAAGAATTATGACTACTCAACAGTATGTCAATGAAGTTTATGACAAAATCCATCAATTTGAGTACGTTGATAACAACGTAGATCACTCAAATATGTGGCAGTTTGTATCATCTACGGAGGTAACTTACCATGTATAGTAGTGATGCTTTCGGTAGAATCTTCTGGGTTGATGATAACTTCGATTTCAAATCATGCCCACTATGTGTAGATGGGACTGGTGATTTTGACTGTGAAGATTATGTATCAGACTGGACAGATTGGGAGGGAGTTAATATGAGTTTGCTCTTCCAAATACACAAGACTTGTTTACATTTAAAGCAAGATCATTCTAACTCAATATCATTAGTAGGAGTTTAATTATTATGTCATGTATTCAAAATGAAGAACTATTAGAAACAATCTATGAGGAACTTGCAGAAGAGTTTCCATTACTTAGTGACCAAGAATTACACGATTTAACTGTTGCTAAGTTTGAAGATATGTCCCACTAAATGTGGATCAAACGCCCGATTTTTTGCCCTCTCGCTATTAACCAAATGACACAACTTGAAAAGGACATTGCATTTTGCATTGATGAATGTGAGATGTCAAATGAACAAATAGGTGACATATTACGTTGTTGTGAGAATTTAGGAGGCATACCTGTGGAATACTTTGCAGAGGAATTTGTCTTCCTAAGTGATAACGACACTAAGGTACATGATGATGATTACTTAAACATTGCTGAGTTTAATTCTATGTACTGGGAGGCATAAATATGGACGTAATCATCACTCCTGATTATCAACAACGACACCCTAATCCCCCTATGCCAGTATATCGAGATTACGAAATCACTATTAATTTGAATGAATTAGTAGAACATTCTATCCCACTATGTGATGTCAGACATCCTGACCATTGTTTAACATCAGACCAGATAGATGAACTCGCTCATTGTTTGCGAGGAGAGTTAGATTTCACCCCTATCTTTAATCAAGCATACGCAATTATTAAGGAGTATGTTACTAAGAGTGGCACAGAATTGCCGAGTGAAAATAACAATCAACTAGACAAACATTTGCACTATAAGTAATAACAACAGTATCTTACTATTATGCAACCAATTATCCTAATTCAGTGGAATACATTAACAACTGGTTGGGATAGTTATGTAAATACATTCTCATCTAATGAACAAATGACCTACCTTGACTTGTTAACAACTCTGGAAAACTTGCCAGAGGAAGAGTTACTTAAACCAGTAACATTGTATGACGAAGATGTAAATGACTATTTGAAAGTTAGACGAGTTGAACAGAAAGAATTCGACACATATTTAATCATCTGATTATGACTTATGATGATATGATTAACATCAACTCACATATAATAATGTTGATGATTATGCTCTCTAGTTAACACTCACTTCTAAACAAATGCAGTATAAAGTATATGATTCTAAAGACAAATTACATGGCACGTTTGAATCAGTTTTAGATCTCGAATTGTACATGGATGCTGTTAGAAACTCTAGGGGAGAAAGGTATAAAGATTTACCTAAACATTCGTGCTTTGATTATATCAAATCTATCGGATGGTTTATGGACATTGTTGACAATTAGTGGGGTTAATCATATGCGATTCAATGACTTTAAGAAAGGACAAATTGTCCGTTTTAAAGATGAAGTAGGAGAGGTTAATTTCATTGACAAAATGTACATAACTCTTACACTGCATAGGTGGAAGAAACCCCCAGAATTAGCAGAAGGTAGTTGTTACCCATATGGAGAAGTTAACCTGCTATGTAACAATAAATACTGGGATGATTTGGAGTTGTTAAATGATACGGAAGACACACAAGATAGTGCCGCTATGTATAAATCACAAGAGGGAAGATATGGAGACGTACAATGATAGATAACGAGAACAAAGAGTATGACTTGAATGTTACTCACGGAGAACAGATTAACTATGTGTTTATAACACTTAAGGAGTTAATCGTTATGCAATGGGAACACATCAGAGAACACAGATTATGGACACTATTTAACACCCCTGTGGAAAAGATTGACTAAATTGTGTAAAACAATTAAATGGTTAATTAAACTAGGTTGAGTGTTACTTACCTGTGGAAATGTGGAAAACTAATACACTCTTAGCATACAATCTACCGACTGTCAAGTATAACGAGGATATCACAATATTCTTGCTAATTATCACAAATTATGGTATAATTACCTTGTGAGAGGTTCAGAAACCCTTGGAGTATTTGCCCCCTATTGTTAACACATAGTATGTGACAGTAGAGAAAGTGGCACACAGGTTGTTGTAAGTTGCCTCTGAGGGGTTATAATTAAAGAGTAACAAACAAAGGATCAATCCTAAATGAAACTTACACCCATTGCTGCTAATCAGAACGAAGTTACTATCAACGACGGAACACAAATCTTCTTCAGTTATAGAACACCAGTTGCAGCATATTTGCCAGAGAAAGGTTATGTTAGAACTGAAAAGTTCTGGTCAGTAACAACATCTAGGCACATCAATAAGTGGTTAGGAGGTGTTAACAATGTCTCTGAAATCAGTCAAGAGATTCTTGACAATCTAGCAGCATAATGTTATACTGGGAGTAACAACAATTACTCCCTTTTTTATGCTCTAATGTAACACACAGACAGTTAAATTGATCTACTAAATGTAAAGAACTCGCCCCAAAAGGCAGTCGTGATGGGGGTTCTCGGTCTTCATGGGGGCCGTTAATATAAAAAGGATAGAGACCCTAACCTACAAAGGTTCCCAAGAGCAAGTGATATATAAAAATATTTAAAAAAAATTTCCCAGTAAAAAACATGACTCCACAGTTTTCACAAGATTTTCAAGATACTCGCACATGGTTGCTTGAGACCCTTATAAGGTATGAGGGATGTCTGGATACACGAATGTATGGCTGTGCTGATCTTTGTGTAAATGCAGATTGTATAAATGATGTTAAAGATGTAGTTAAGACTTGGGAAGATTTTAAGAAAAGAACACCATCCACTTCATCAGTTAACCGTTTATGAAAACTGAATATGTCAAAAAGATTCACACTTACCCTACAAGAGGATGATTTCGGTGATAATTACATATCAATTCCAGAAGAAGTTGCCGAGGCACTGGACTGGAATATAGATGATGTGCTAGAATATCATTTAGAAGAACCTAAACTAACATTTAAAAAGATTGATGAGTGACCCTAATCAGAACATTACTGAAATTGATCCTTGGCAAGATAATGCTGAGGCACATGAAGTACTGAATACGTGCGTACATGAATTAGCAGCGAGACTAGGAGAGGTTACAAAGTATGTTAGTGACCTAACTACCCCTGAGAAGATATTATATAAACCAAAAGGAGCAAAGGAGTATCTAAATATTAAGGAGAACTATGATGAGATATATCGTAGGTTAACAGAATTAGAAGCAATGGCACATAAAGCACCTACAACTGATCATGGAAAGAGACTTACTGCTTTAGAGGAAAAGGTAAATGGGTTGTAAACCTGTTGGAGAAAGATATACAGATTCCTGTGTGAGGCAACATCCAGGTACTGCTGATGGTGTCAGCATAGAATTTTTAGAATATCCTGGTGCAACTATCAGACAAGGCAATTTACCTTACAACGTACCTGCGAGAGATGGCACAACTGTTCAGTATCAATCTGATCTAGTATGCTCGTCAGGCAATCCAGCAGATATGTTAACTGATGGTATGTGTGGTAAGGCAAATCGCTTAAACGTTGAGTACTTACAAGAAGGAGAGAGTAGTGGAGATTGTTTATTTGTATATGACTACTACCCTACAGGTCTTTCCTTTGACTTTGGATACTCTGATACATGGTTTTCATACTTATTTGATACTACCGATAAGGCAGGTATATTAGGAACACCTTGCTATCATATAGAAACAGAAGAAACTAATATACCTGAGTCATCTCCTGGTGCAGGTGATGGTAGTTATTCTTCATCATCTTCTTGTTTTCCTTGTAGTGCCTTTGACTGTACCCCCGCTTCGACCACAATATCGTATACTGTCCCAAATGAAGGAAGAGATTCCGACGACCCCGACTGCCCACATTCTACCTTATTTGCAGTAGATACCCAAAGTCCTAAACTAACGTTCAGTTATGACTCGCTTTCAACCACGTTACCTGATGGATGTCTAGACTTTGAGTTGTCATATGATGGTGTAACCTATACTGATAGTTGGAATGAGAATGAAACGACTGGTACTGAATATATTACGGCACAGAACCCCTACCAGGGTGGCGACGAGGCATTCAGTGACTTCAAGATATTTGAGTTAGATTCTGGTCTTGCACAAGGTCTTAGAATCAAATGTGAGATTAAACCTGTGTTTGACGATACTAACGACCCAACAGTCTTTTCAGGCACATCCTGGCGTATTACAGAGGTCTTATCACCTGGTACTGGATACTCAGTAGGAACCACATTCTCTTTGAGTTATACTCATACCCTTCCAGACAATAGTACAGTTGTTCTTACTAATAATATAAAGATCAAAACAATAGGTCCAGTACAAGCAACAGAAGGTCAAGAGGGGTTTGATGTACTAAGAGCAGGTGATACAGTTAATGGTCATATAGTAACTCGTGTATTTCACACCGATATAGATAATTTTCCATACCATATAGCATATCTTGATGCTTGTGGTAGTAATTTTGCAAAGGATACACAGTATACATCCGACAGGAACCACGTAATTACAGCAAAAGCAGGTTGGGGTATTCCAGACCGAGCACATCTTGTAGGTTTCTATGAGTTTATGAATAAGTCTATACAGTATGTTACTGCTGATGTAGATCAAGAATCACCAAATAGGTTCCATGACCTAAGAGTGCCACAGGTTACTATGTCTATTGTTAATGGTGTAGTTGATAATATCAGTATAGTTGATGGTGGAGCTGGTTGGCAAACACTAGATGCTGTGCCAGATGTGTATATTACCGCCCCCCTAACCACCACAGGTAAGAGAGCAACAGTAAGGGCTACGTTTGTAGGCGGTGCAATGACTGGTATTACAGTAGTTGATGGAGGATCTGGGTATTCTTCTACAAAACCTCCGAACTTACAGATAAGAAATGTACATAAGGTAGTGGATCGTACTATAGATAACGGTACATATAGAGCAACATATGCAGATGATATAAGAACATTGTTACTTTCCTTACCAGAAGGCGACTCTGAATCTAGTGCTGCTACATTAAGAGCACTAGAAAACCTACCTCAGAACTTTTTTGATCAATATAAGGTAGCAGATTTCAGTGTTAAAGGTGATCCTAATACGCAACGTGTAAGACAAAAGGCTCAAAGGATGTATAGTGACACTGCTACAAACCCATTAAAGGAATCTAATAGAATTGATGACTTAGATATGAGTGTAGTAGAGAATAGTACTGTAATAGATACGGAATTAAAGGATATTCTTAAGCAATATCTCCGTGATGAGAGTCATAGAAGTAGAATGCAACACATAGAGGATATAACACAAAAGGTTATTCCTGAATATAGTAACCATGATGAGCGTTATGTTACTACTATACAGGGTAGAATTAGTGAATTACCTCAAGCATCAGAGTATACTAAGTACATGATGAAGCAATATAGACCCGATCCCCAAGATAGTATAGATATTAATATAACATTATCATGTAGTACCGTGGAAAGTGGGTGTGGACATATCACATGTCCTGCACCTCCATCCTCATCTCCTGGTCCATATCAGTCATTTTCTATGTCTGGAATACTTGGAGATGGATGCAAACCGTGGACTGCGTCGGGAACGATGAAAGTGTGGAATGATTTGACCAGAGCTAATGCAGCATGGTCAGCTGCAATAGCAGCATACGGAAACCCTTACGATACAGGAATGTATTTACCCTAATGGCAATAGGAGCAGCGTTATTTAAAGGCAATTGTAGCGGTCATGGCACTGGTAGTGGATCTATGCACCATCCAGGACTAGGTGGAGGAACACTTGGTGGATGCCCTCACTCACCAACAGCAGGGCAAATTATCGCAAAACCCGTAGCACAGATGGATGCTGTTACAACTTGGAAGCCTACTGAGCAAAAACCCAAGACAAAATTGGAAAGAAGTGTTATAATAAACAATAAGATCCCTATTATAGATAGAGATGAGCTTGTTCTACACCCTACTAAGACAAAACACAAAACCACTTCCGTTGGTTCAAGGTGTTATACCGTCAGATCAAGTCCTGCGTGGCATTGCACGGAGGGTATATCAGGTGGTAGAGAGTCTTCAGATGGACATCAGCGTAGATGTTACTCCAGTACCAAAACAGTTTGGATTACAGGAGAACTTGCTGGTAGAATAGGTGATGATCTAGGTGAGGACACAACTGAGTGGCCTTGTCTATCAACTATCTCAGGTGGGAGTAAAGACGTTTTTATTGGAGACTAAATTATGCCAAAGTTTAAAAATGGTGGTTCATGGGGAAGTACTGACTACATTCTCCCAGTACCAAAGAAGACCCGTCAAGGACGGAGTACTTTTACTAAATTAAGTGCTACTTCACGCAACAAAAAGAAGAAAGCGTACAGGGGCCAAGGTAACTGATGGGTATCATTAATAAGAGAGAACCTGAATCCTCTGTTATACAGAGAGAGGGTAATTCTGGTATTGTTACCCCTGATTATAGAATCCCTGCAGGTGTTCCACCTGTACCAAGAAATAATCAAGGGAAGAATGATGTATACCTAGAACCCGAAGCAAAAAAAGAAGAAAATCATTACAATAGTAAAGAAGAGTCTTCTAGACCTGTCGTACCTTTTACTGGTGGGTGGATGGAGAAGAAACTAAGTGATGAGCAAATGAAGTACCTTTGGGATACGATTGACAAGAAGAAGGAAAGTTGCGCTTATAGACTTGCTGGACATGTAATGGATAGTTACGATCTTGAAGATGAGGAGCAATTCTTCTACCTAAACGTCTTGGATCCATTGATGCAAGAGTATATGCATAACTTTGGTAATCCAGGAGATGATATTCCAGTTAATAATTTACATCCGTATTGTTTACACCATTGGTGGGTAAATTATCAGCGTCAAACTGAATACAATCCAGTTCATGATCATAGTGGAGCATTTTCATTTGTTATATGGATGAAAATTCCGTATACTAATGAGGAACAAAACGAAACAGGGGGAGAGAAAGCTGAAATTGCTAAAAGAGCAGGTTTGAGTAGAGGACATGCTTCAAATGGAGCATTTGAATTTTCGTATAGTGACATTCTTGGAAAGTCTAATACATTTTATTATGATATGGGAAAACCATTAGAAGGTACTATGCTTCTATTCCCTTCTAGTTTAAAGCATCAGGTATATCCATTTTTTAATAATGACGAATATAGAATTTCTATATCTGGTAATATAGTTCTTAATACTAATACAAGAATACCTGTAGAAATGAATACGGATCTGCCTGACTTTATAGAACCAGGTAAATTAGAAAAAAATCATCAGAGTACTGCAACTACTATAGTAGCTTTACCAGAACATACAGATAAGAAGATCGGTGAATATCATTATCCACCATTTAATGATATTAATGAGAAATTATTTCATATCATACAAGATTTGGGATCTGGTAGTACAGGAGTAAATCCCAAAGAAGCACATTGTACGATGACTGATTGGGATTTGTATACAAGTCAAGAACATGTTAAAACTATGGTAGATTGGGTTCAACGAATTATTGATGACCAGTTTAATCCTCCAGAACATGATTTTAAGACAGTAGAGACATGGGCAGTTACATATAAGGAAGGTGAAGATATAGACTGGCATTCTCACGGAATTAGTTGTTATTCCTTTGTTTATTATGTTAATGTTCCTGAAGGATCATCACCATTGCTATTTCAGAATCCAGAAGGTATAATAGATCCAAAACCAGGTAAGGTAGTTATTTTTGAAAGTAGATTAAAACACAAGGTTCCACCTAATAACTGTAACGGTAGATGTGCTGTATCAGGCAACATTTTTCTAAAAAAACATAGAGAATTATGACTTTATCAACTCAATTAAAAGAAGGTACTAAAAAATCACATAATGCGGCAGAGAATACTAAATTTGTTGCTGGTTTCCTCAAAGGAGTACTAAACCCAGAAGAGTACCGTAAACTAATTACGGACTTTTATTATGTCTATGAGACAATGGAGGAAAGGATACAGGAAACTAAGGATCCTTTAGCAAATACGTTGCAACAATGGAATGCAAAATTATTTCGTACCGCATTTCTCAATAGAGATCTTAGGTATTATTATGGTCCTATGTACAGGAGTATGCTGACACCATCAGAATCTTGTAATAATTATTGTTATAGGATTAATGAAATAGCAGAGAAAGATCCATATCTTCTTATAGCACATCATTATACTAGGTACATTGGTGATCTGTCAGGTGGTCAAATCCTTAAGGGTATTGCTCAGAAGGCGTTAAATCCTCCTGAAGGAGAGGGATTACACTTTTACGAGTTTCCCATGATAGAAGATGCAAAGGCGTTTAAAACCGATTACAAAGCAGTTCTAGACGGTCTGGAAATTAATCAAAATCAGATTGATGCATTAATTGATGAAGCAAATTACGCATTTAAACTTAACATGCATATGTTTGATGAACTTCAAGGAGATGCGAAAAAAGGACTACTTAAAGTACTATGGGGAGTAGTTACTGGAAGATGAAAGGAACTATAGCTAATTTGTATCCAACTCCAATATATTGGGTGGAGAAGTTGGATAATTTTGATCAAATTCAGAATGAAATTGATGAAGCCGTAAAAAGCGTTAACTTTGAAATGAAAGGAGATTGGGGTGCAACTCATTATCTTTCAGATCCTACTTTCAAAGAGAATTTTATCGTTTCAAACAATTTAGATCATTTGAAAGATCAAATTGTATACCATTTAAATGATTATATGAAAGGTATTCAATTTCCTCATACTAATGGATATATTGGAAGTTCATGGATTTCCTTATTTAAAAAGGGAAACTATGGGCATTGCCATCATCATGGTACTACTGATGTGTCTGGAGTATACTATTATAAAACTGATGGATCTGATGGCAGTATATATTTTGAAAATCCTACTCCTGCTATGACCTCATCATTTTGTTATAAAGCTTTGTGTGAAAGAGAGCAAATAGTTCCTAGTGAAGGTATGCTTGCTTTATTTCCTGGTTGGTTGATGCATGGTATAACGACAAATCAGACAAATCATGATAGAATGAGTCTATCATTTAACATAGTGTTTAATAGAGACGAGAGTAATTATTGATTATGAAATTCCAACCATATGATCACGGGTTCCCATTCATCATTATAGATGACTATTTTGATGAGGATGAGTTGAAATTATTATGGAATGAGGTCGATACTCTGTATAAAGAGGACGTTTTCTTGGATCCAGTCGACTCTTATAGTGCTTATGATGTGAATGGATTCCTAAAAAACAATAAATGCATCCATTTAGACGAATATTTTGCTAAAAAACGACAAAAAAGCGATATTTTACAAATAAATCGCAAAATTTTCCTTCAAGACCTCTTAGTAAGGTCAGAAAATTGGTTTTTTAAGAATTTTATCAAAACTTGTGACTATGATTCCACATTATTATCATATTACGAGGGTGACAATTATTATAGAGCACATACAGATGCATCGATGATTACTGGACTATATTGGTTCTATAAAGAGCCTAAACAGTTTACTGGAGGGGAGTTTATATTCCCTGAGTATAAGATTGATATTGAAGTAGTTAACAATAGAATGTTATTGTTTCCATCATTTATTAAACATCAGGTTATGGAAGTTTATTTAGATCCAAAATTTGCAGATCAAAATATGGGTAGATGGTGTATGACACAATTTTTAGATTCTAAGTCAATGTGCGACATAGAATCAACAAAAGAGAGAACTGATATAGAAAAAATGCGAGTGAGAAGGGAGAAAATGGATAAAGATGTAAAAAGTGTTCTCTTTAATAGATAAATAATAAAGACGTATAAGTCTTTATTGATGAGTGAATCTATTATATTCAAAAGTATTGTACCAAGAGGCAGCTCTGTAGGTCCTACTGCGGAGCAAATGGATGCAGCTTATAATAAAAAAGATGAACGACATGAAGGTGTAGCGAATAGACCTGTTGATATGTCTGATGAATTCCGAAACAATGGCTGGGAATACTGTAAATATTTAATTACAGATCCAAGGAGTGACAGTTATCTTAAAAATAGGGAAGGTGAATAGTGGCATTAAAACCAATAACAGGTGCAGAATTAACTAAAAATAAATCGAGACATTTTGCTGATGTTAATATTGCATTTTCTAAAAATAGGTTTACTGATGATGCATCAAAGGTAACAAATGCAAATTCAATCAAACAATCTATCAAAAATCTAGTTTTAACTAGACCAGGGGAAAAATTATTTCAAAGTAATGTTGGTAGTGGAGTATATCAAAGACTCTTTGAACAGTTAGATCCCTTTACGATTGATACAATACAAGGTGACATAATAAATACCATTAACCAATATGAATCTAGAGTGCAACTTCTGAGTTGCAAATTAACTCCATTTTACACTGCAGGTAAAGTTTCCGTAGCCGTTAGGTATAAGGTTGTTGGATTACCTATTACAGAATCTATATCATTCGTATTACAGAGACCTAGTTAAATGCAACCGAATAAGCTAACAGCATTAGACTTTGAAGATATCAAAGCTTCTATAAATTCATATCTGAGAACGAGAGATGAGTTTACAGATTATGATTTTAATGGATCTACATTATCATATCTTGTCGATGTTTTATCATATAACAGTTATTATTCAGCATTCTTGTCCAATATGGCAATGAATGAGGTATTCTTACCTTCATCTACAATTAGAGATAATGTTGTTAATATTGCTAAACTATTAAATTATGTTCCTAGATCAACGACATGTTCTAAAGCATGTGTAAAACTGGAAGTTCAGACACCTAAGACTAATTTAGCATATCCTAGTTCTGTTACTTTGAAGAGGGGTCCTGTTGCAAGAGGTAGTAATTATATTTGGAATATTCTAGAAGATGTTACTGTAGAAGTTGATACTGTAACTGGTAAAGCGTTATTTGAGGCTGTTACTATTAATGAAGGGTCTATAATCAATTTTTCATACACTGTTAACACTTTCCAGTCTCAAGAGTATAAAATTCCTTCTGAGGATGCTGATATAGAGACTTTGAGGGTTACAGTTAAAGCAAACGAGTCTTCTACTACTTCAGACCTCTATAACAAGGTAGAAACTGTTACCAACCTAACTGGTAATACACGTAGTTATTTCCTCTCTGAAGGCGAGGATATGCGGTATCAGGTAAGATTTGGTGATGATAGTATTGGTAGAAAGTTAAAGGATGGTGAGATTATCAATTTTGAGTACTTAACTTGTTCTGGAAAAGAAGCAAATGAAGTAACTAGTTTTGGTTATATTGGAACTATGGAAGATAGTAATAATATAGTAGTTTCTAATGCTGATATTATTCTTACTGCAAAACAACGTTCTCAAATGGGTGATGACCCAGAGACAATAGAATCTATTAAGTATATGGCTCCAAGATTCTATGCTTCTCAATATAGAGCAGTAACAGCACAGGATTATGCTGTTATTACCAAAAATCTTTATTCTAATGCTGAGTCCGTTGTTGCTTATGGTGGAGATTCTTTAACACCTCCAATATACGGTAAAGTATACGTTGCTGTTAAGACTAAGACTGGATCTCTTTTAAATGATCAGTCTAAGAAGGATTTACAGACTAAATTGAGAGCATATTCAATGGCATCTATAGATCCTGTTGTTATTGATCCAGATGAGCTTTATATCTATCCTAAAGTCTTTGTTCTTTATGATACTGGTGTAACTAGCAATACTTCTGATATTAAAACAAATATTCAGAATTCTATTAATGATTGGGCTACTCAAACACAAATTAACAATTTCAACTCTACATTTAGAAACCAACAGTTCCAAAAAGCAATTGCTTTATCAGATAAAGCAGTTAGTGACGTTTCCGTTCAAACCTCTCTTTTAAAATATATTAGAGCTGATGCTGACCAGACAAATACTTATTGTATTTCTACTGGTGGTGCTCTTTATAATAGTGCTCCTAGTAATACAGACGGTGCATGTACAAAGGAACCAGTTATACTTTCTGGAAACTTTAGGACTGCTGATAGACCAGGTATTGATCAATTATTTGAAGATGATGGATTTGGTAAACTAAAAACATTCTATAATACTGGAAATAAGAAGGTTTATACTAATAATTCTGCTGGTAGTATCAATTATGATACTGGAGAAATATGTCTTGGTCCTATTAATATCGTTGGTGCAGGTGATGATGTCCCTGAATCTACAAATATGGATTTAACTGATCCTGTAACAGGTATTGGTACTGTTATAGATCCTACTAAATTGAATCCGAATTTAAACCTCCCAGTACTCTTTATACCAGGCAATAATACGACAATTCCAGCGTCAACACCTGGTACTATTATCAATGTAGTCAATCCTGAAGTAACGGTAGCACCAATTGGAACTATTCCACCTACCACTATCCCTCTAAATAGTTTGACACCACAAACATTTAACCAAACACCAACTTTGGTTGAGGTAACTCAGATTACTAATACAGGTGATCCAAACAGCTCGACTTGTTTCTAAAATTAGATGGCAAATACGAATAAGGTCTCTCAGTCAGTTAAATCATTAACTCCTGATTTTATTGAACAGGATTATCCCCTGTTTAATAAGTTTATTGAGTACTATTATAGATCTCAAGAAAAGACTGGTCTAGGACAGAATATAGTTAATAATTTCCTACAATATCTGGATATTGATAAACTGGATGTTGGGATTCTTGATGGTGCGACAAAGATTGTAGAAGCAATTAATGAGACTGATGATAAGATAATTGTAGAGTCTGTTGATACCTTTTTAGAGAAAAATGGGTCATTATTAATTGGCGACGAAGTAATATATTACGAGAAAACGACATCTTCACCTAACATTGCGTTAAGTCCAGGTATTTCATACGAGCAGGTTCAGTTAAAATGGACTGGTCTTGCAAGTCCATTAGCACTTTTTGATGGTTCAAAACAGAGATTTCCGTTAACATCACAAGATAATCCTATTGCTCCACCATCTGCACAGCATTTAATTGTTAAAGTATATGGTGAATTACAAATACCTCTTTTAGATTTTACTGTAGATGGTACTGATATTGTCTTTACTGAGGCTCCTAGAGCTAAATTGGATGCTGATGATACATCTTCCACTACTGTAACATACATGAGTGGTTTTGTTGAGAGTCCTATAGTACAAATTGATAATATATCCAATAGTTTTGGTGATGATAAGAGACAATTCACTATTACTAGGAATAATGAGAGATACGAACCAGTTATTGATGAATATGTCTATGCAATATATGATAATCAACTTTTAATACCAAAAGAAGAATTTTATATTGATCATGATCAATTTATATTTAAAAATGCACCTTTAAATGGTAGATATTTGGAATTATTTGCTGTTGAAGCACCAATTCCTTCTTTTGGTGCTGATGCTGTAGGATATGCTCGTATTGATAATGATGGAAGCCTTACAGGCATTTCTACAAATATTAATGGTAGTAATTATCGATATGAATATCCACCAAAAGTATCTGTTAATAGTTTAACTGGTAGTGGTGCTTCTGCAACAGCACTTGTTAACGGTGTTAAAGAAGTACAATTATTAAGTGGTGGTAAAGGATATAGTGATACAAACCCACCTACTGTTGTTGTTCAAGATCCAACAAAACCTGGTGCAAAAACTTCACAAATTAAGGCAACAGTTACTAATGGAGAAGTTAGTAGTCTAGAGGTACTTAATTCTGGTAATGGTTATACCTTTACACCTAGATTGACTTTCCAACAGCCTGGTGGTGCAAAAATTGGAGTTCCATACATTGTTGGTGGTTCTATTAGTGGGACTGTTGAAGTTTTAGAGAAGGGATTTGGATATACAACAGTTCCTGAAATTTATGTTGATGAACCAACAGGTGAAGATGGTATCAAGGCTTCATTACAAGCAGTATTAGTAGATGGTCAAATCCAAAGTATTAATATTTTAAATGCTGGTCAGGGATATGAAACTGTCCCTAGAATGATGATTAAGGATCCTGTAGGTGCTCAGGTATTAGAAACAAGGGTTGATGGTGACGGAAGAGTTGTTTCTATCGAACTTTTAAGTGGTGGTAGTGGATATGATGACGTTCCTTCTGTATACATTTTAGATGATAGAACAGATGGAACTGGAGCATATGCTGGTGGTACTGGAGCTACTGCAGTAGCATCAATATTCAATGGTAGAATAATTGATATTAATATCGTTAATTTTGGTAGAGACTATAGTGCTGCTAATCCTCCAACAATATTCATTCAAGATCCACCATCTGCAGAAGCATCTGCAAATGTAGGATTAAACCAAGTTACTGGATTTATTGTAAATCAGGCTGGTTCTGGATATACTAAAGCACAATTTGAAGGATGTGCTAGAGCAGCAAGTGGTATTACTGCATATACTGAAGATGGTAACGCAGTTTTCACAAATGATACTGCTGCAACTTCTGCAGCAATTGATACCCCAGTAAAATGTTTGGATCAACTTTTTGTTAAGAGACTTCTTGACAAATATACAGAACAGTTCCTTCCAGATGTTCCAAGTCTTGATTATACAAAGATTGATGTAAGAAATGCTATAAAATCAATTAAAGATTTCTATGCATCTAAAGGTACATCTTTTAGTATTGCATATCTATTTAAATTACTATATGGTGAAACGGTAAGTATATCTTATCCTAAAGATCAAATTATTAAGCCATCTAATGCTACTTGGTCTATTGATACTATTCTTCGTGCATCTTTAGAGAGTGGTGATCCTGTTAATATTAAGGATGGTCTTATAACTCAAGAAGCTGATATTGCTGATTCTAATGTTCAAGCAGCAAGTGCACTTGTAGAAAACTTTATATCAATTAAAACCTCTGAATTAGAGATTTTTGAACTTGTATTATCAGAAGAAACTATTAATGGTACTTTTACTGTACCTTATAAGACAAGATTGGGTGAGCCTTTAACTGTAGATGACAGTATTATTACAGTTGACTCCACTATTGGTTGGCCAGAAAGAAACGGTGAATTTGTTATTGGTGGTACTGAAGTTGTACAATATAAGGAGAAATCATTAAACCAGTTTATTGAATGTACTCGTTCTGTTAATGGTGTAGTTGAAGATTGGGATTCTGCTACTGAAGTAAAGTCTAATTTTAGAATTTATATCAATAAGGGTACTCTTCAAGAAGTTGTAATGAATATTGTTGGTATCGTTGATGCTCAACAAACAACTTTAACAGATACTGGATCTTACTATCTTCCTGGTGATAAATTAACAGTTTCTAAGTTAGGTGGTACTGGTATTAATCCAGATTTAACAACTTGGTTATATAACGTCAAAAAACTAATTGAAGTTACAAGTATCACTTACGGTGGTGTTAACGATCAATCTGCTACTGTAACTTGTGCTAACCCTCATGGACTATTGGTTGGGGATCAGGTTACAATATATGGTGCTAACCCAATCATCTATAACGGATCTTCTCTTGTAACATCTAGAGATGGTGAGTATATTTTCCAATATAATTTACCACAACCTGCTACAGTTGAACCACAAGGTAATATTTTAGTATCTATTGACCTTAATAAAGGTAAGTCACTTAACACTGCTATCTTTAATGCTATTAGCCCCTATACTACAAACGTACAAAACTCATTCTTTAATGATCAATACGTTTATGTTGCTGCTACAGGTATTCCAAACTATGAAATTGGTCCTTTCCCAGGATCTGCACTTCTTCCAGGCAACCAGCGTAAATTAAACAGGTTCCCTAAAGTTGCACAAACAATTTCAACTAAAGACATTATTAATCCTGGTCCTATTGGTACATGGGTTAATGGTGTTTCTATATGGTCTTATAAGTCAGATTTAAGCAAAACATTTGGTGCTGTAACAGGTATTGATATATTAAATGTAGGTAAAGACTATGATGCTGCTTCTCCTCCAGCAATTACCATATCTGGTGGTGGAGGTGCTAATGCAACAGCAGAAGTAACTGTTGATGGTTCTATTAGTGAAATTACAGTTACCGATGGTGGTTCTGGTTATACAACCTCACCATTGGTCTCTATAGTCGGTGGTGATGGGTCTGGAGCTGCTGCTACAGCAATTATTACTAAAGGTGAAGTTTCACGTATTCTAATCAATACTGGAGGTACTGGATATACTTCACAACCTTCTATTACTATTGTTGGTGGTGAAGGTACTGGAGCACAAGGTACAGCTTCTGTACGTGGTCCTATTAAATCAATTGATGTTACTAATGGTGGTAATTCTTATACTTCAAAACCTACCATATCATTAAGTTCTGGTAGTGGTGCTGTTGCACAGGCTATCGTTAATAATGGAAGAATTATATCTATTGCTATAATTTCTGCTGGTCAAGGTTATACTACTGCACCCGAAGTTACCATTCAAGGTGATGGTTTTGGTGCTATTGCAAGAGCAACAATTGATGTTGATGGTGAAAATGCTGGTAGGGTAACTGGAATTGAGATTGTTAACAGAGGTATTAACTATCTTCAAGGTACTACAGTTATTAATCTAACTTCTGTTGGTCAAGATGCTTTATTTGAGTCAAATGTATTTGAATGGACTTATAATTTAGAATCTACTTCTATATTTGATGACGCAAGAGGTGGTGTATTTACTGGTTATAATAATGAGTATGGTGGTGAATATGCTCATTTATCCAATCCTCAGAGAATGAGGTATATTTTAGGTGATAACCTCTATAAAGATGCTTATGGTAAAACTTTAGAAAAAGAAGATCAGTTAGGACACTCTCCTATTATTGGTTGGGCATTTGATGGTAATCCAATTTATGGTCCTTATGGTTATACTGATCCAACTGACCAAGGATCTGCTGTAATTAGACTTAGCACTTCATTTAGATTACAAGAGAGTCTTGTATTTGATGCAACAACCAATCCATATCCTATTAGAAATGATGGACCTCTTCTTACAGATGTAGATACAGATGGTGATTATCTATATCCTGCAGGTAAATTTGTTGAAGATTATGAATATGTCTTTGGATTAGGTGATCTAGACCAATATAATGGTCGTTTTTGTAAGACTCCAGATTATCCAGAGGGTAGATATTGTTATTTTGTAACTATTGATGCTACAGAAGATGGTAATGCATTATTCCCATATGTTATTGGACCAAGTTACAACTCAGTTGTTGATACTTGGAACCTTTCAACTAGTGCGGTACAACAAAATATCCCTTCTGGTGTTGTAAGATATAGAGATCCTTACGAAAATGTTGATATTGATGTATCAAGAACACCAAATGCTTCTACTGCTGCATTAACCACTGAAGATGGTGATGTGTTGATGTTTGAAGTTGAGGATGTTAACCGTGATGGTGTTATTACTGCTGATGAGACTGAAAATCCTGCTGAGATGTTTGAAGAGTCTCCTCTACAGTTATTTGATTATTTCCCTAAAGTTAAGTTTGACTCTAAAGTTGATATTGAAGTTGAGACTATAACTAAATTTGAAGATGCTTCTGTAACTGGATTTACTATTGAAAACCCAGGAAAGAACTATCAGGTTGATGATATACTTACATTTGATAATTCAGGTACTGACGGAGCTGGTGTTTCTGCTCGTATTTCTAGGATTAAGGGTGAAGCTATAGATTCTTATAGTTTTGAGAACGTTAATGGATTGAATTACGGTGTCTTAGACACTAATGTCCCACATAATTTGGTTACTGGTGATGAAGTATATGTTGATTATACTCCTATAATGAATAATACGAACAAATCTTTTGTTGTTCGTCAAATTAAGGGTATAGAATCTATTGTAATTGATCAGGCTGGTTCTGGATATGATGAGGAGATTCCACCAACAATTATTATTGATGGTGATGGTACTGCTGGTAAATTAGAAGCAGTAGTTACTTCTGTTGGATCTATTGATACCGTTAATATTATCAATTCTGGATCAAATTATACTACAAGTCCTCGTGTTATATTAAGTCATCCACAAATTTTCAAGAAGGCAGATTATTATGTAACAACGATATCAAATAACAATTATGTTTGTGTTAATGATGTCTATGTTAATGATGAAAAAGAGACATTCTATTGTGGTAAAACAAAAGATGCTACTGGAAATACCGTTGCATTTATATCTAAGTATTCTGCTCTAGGTGTTAAAGAGTGGGAAAGAACTCTAGAAAGTACAGTTGGACAATATTATACAGAGTATCAAAAAATATATGTTAATAAGAATGCATATACAAATGATGAAATTTGGGTTGTAGGTAATAATAGACCAAATGCAAACCTTTTGGATGTTTATAATCCAGATATTATCTTATGTAAGTATACTCAATCTGTAGATGGATTGGATGCTACTTTAGATTTCCAAAAAGGATATGCTGGTATATCTGGTGCTAATCGTGCAGATTATGTTACTTGTATTGAGAAATATTCAGATATTCGTTATGTTATTGGTGGATATACAAATACAAACTCATTAAATCCTGATGATGCCTTTATAGCATCTATTGATACTACAGGTAATTTTGCTGTTAAGAGAAAGATTGCATCTGGAACTTTATCTGAAAGATTAACAGATATGTTAATCATTGGTGATAATGTATATTTCACTATGGAGACTGCTTCTGGTCCCGACTCTAAAGATATTAACTTAGCTTTTGGTAAGGCTACTATTGGTATCAATGCAATAACAATAGATTGGATAAAGGAATTAAGTAATACGGTTTATTCTTTCTTAAACACTAGCTTAACTATAGACGAATTTAATGAGTTTTATGTTACTGCAACTTGCAGACTTAAGTCTGATGATACTACTAAAGATAGTTTCTGGGTAGGTAAATTAAATGCAGAAGGTAATGTAATTTGGAATTATCGTTATCTTGCTACTGGTAGAGAATTAACCTTAGTTGATAAGGCTGTTATTGATATATTTGGTGATCTTAACGTTGCATATACAAAAGATGATCAAGTTACTAGAAAAACAACTGTAGGAACTGTTAAGATTGGTTATGACGGTACTATGAAGAAGCATAGTACAAGTGAATTTAATAAGAAGCAAATTGAAGGTATTACTGCAAATGCAATGGATGTGGATGTATCTGGTGATGTATACGTTTACGGTCAAACTCAATGGAATAGGAATGAGTTTATTTTAGATTTTGCTGATGGTGGAGCTCCTCTTACTGATCTCTCTGCTCATTATACTATTACAGATCAAAGTGCTAATAATTCTATACGTTATCTGAATGGTGTAGCAAAGATTGATGGATGTAATGTACCAGCTAATACTCAAACTACTTGGGAAAATGGTCATATTAAAGCATCTTCTTCTGAGTTAGGTACTACATTGGATGGTGACTTTACCATTCAGATGATGGTATACATTGATGGAGATTCTGGTCTTCCATTTAGTTTAAGTCAGAACCTTATGACCCTATGTCAGATTGGTAGTTCTCAGGATGCTACTGGTGGTCTTTGGTTAGGATTTGGTACAGGTCGTGGTTTAGATTTAACAATTGCTAATAGTTCAACTCAAATTGTTAATGCTACTGCTATTTCAAGTGCTTCTTCTGTAATGCTTAATAATACTTGGATTTCAGTTGCAATAACTAAGTCTGGAAATCTATTCTCATCATATGTTAATGGTGTTCTAGTAGCTAGTGGAACTATATCAAATACATCATTTGCTGGTAAGGATCTATACTTTGGTGTTGGACCTGGATTTGGTGCTGGTGTTAACGATTTTGATAAAGATACACAAGGACAATTCTTCCTTGATGATATTAAATTAAAGAATAGGGCAGTAACTCCAACTTCACCATCTGATATTAATGGACTCCCACAAGCATCTCAATTTGGTTTTGGATATTCTTGGACAGATACTGCTTGGTTTGCTGCTCAAACAAGAAGATATGAGTATGATGATTATATTGGTTTTGGTTTAAAGATTGATAAGAATGCTGATTCAGAACGGTTAGGTGATCAAGGATTACAAACAAATACTCAGATTGGATTTGCAAGAACTAATATTGATGTTGTTCCAGGATCACCTTTAACTATTGGTAGTACTGGTTTTGAATTAGCAGAAGCAGGTTTCCAATCATTAGACTTTGATGATGCTACAACAACCATGTCTCAGGACACAGAGACACTAACTTATGCTGCTGATGTTTGGAGTGCTAGAACTTCAACTGTTCCTTCTCCAGGATCTCAAAAGTTAAGGGTATCTGCTGTTGTTAAAGATAGGTACTACATTAAACCTACATCAACAACTGTCATTAATAATATACAAGAACTTACGTTAAATCAGGCATTTGATTTTACAGTTGGTGCTAAATTAGTTCTTCAAAATCCTAACGGTACGTTTATTAATAGTGGTTATATTATTAAAAAGGATAATTCTGTTAATAAAATATATCTTGCTATTATTCACAATGCTTGGACTGATGATTTAGATAATGGGGAATTAGTCACTCAACAATTCAGTGAGCAAGATAGTTATGGTATTATTGGTCCTCTTCCAAATGATATTAATGAAATTAAGAATTATGTGTTTACTGAGATTAATAACACAACTCCAGGAACATTTGATATAGATCTTGCTACTTTCGATGCACCTTCGGATATTGGTGGAACTAATAATTTAGATGATTTTGCAAAATTAAAGGAATTTGATGTAAATGATTATTCAATTAGAATAGATGAGGTTTCAGGTGGATCGACATATATTCCTGGATCTGTTGTTGATATTACATCTAGTGATATAACATTTAATACTGCTTATAGTACTTGTCAAATTACTAATTTAGCTGGTGTTCTTAAGATTACTTTAACAGCAAATCTAACAAAGATTATTCAAGTAAGTTCTGTTGCCAATACTGACGAAGTATATTGTATCACCTCTACAAGTCATTACTTACATACTGGTGAGATGATTTATATTGATGGTAACCCATCACAAGAATCTGGTGGTACTACTTACGATGAATATGATGGTGCTTTCCCAGTTGATAGTGTTATCAGTCCATTAGAATTTACATATAAGTTAAATCAAGCTGCTGTAACTTCACCTTCTGCATCAGCAGCTGCTGTTAGTGTATATGTTAAGTCTCCTGTTTTAAAAATGTATTATGGTCATCAGTATCTGTTTGACCTAAGCCATTCTTCAATGGTTGGTGGAAACTTATCCTTTGCTAAGGATAATCTTTATAAGTTGGAATATTCATTCAACTCTATTGAGAGAATTGGTATTCCTGGTGTAACTGGTCAAGGACAACCTACACCTACAGTTAAGTTGAAGATTGACGAGGATATTGTTACTAATATCTCATATTATTTCGATCCATCTAGAACTGGAGCAGATTCTCCTGTAATTGAAGGTAGTTATCTAGATGTTACAGATTCTCCTTATAAGGGTATCTTTACTATTTCAAGTACTGCTGGTGCAACTATTACTGAAGGTGCAGATATATTCAAGTTCCTTCTTGCTAATGAACCAGAAGGAAATGCAAATGTTAATCAAACAACTTATAGTACAAGTTCTCTGAAAGCAGTTGGTTCTATTGCGGATGTTCGTATAGTTAATGCTGGTGGATTCTACACTAAATTACCTATTGTTACAGATATTCAATCAACAAGAAATATTGAAAGAGTTCAAATTAATGAACCAGGTACTGAATATGCTATTGGTGTTTATAACTCTGTTCCTATTCAAGGTGATGGAGAAGGTGGTTTAGTTAGTATTCTAGTTAATGATGGGGCAGATGAAGATGGTATTACAATTCCTGGTCAAATACAAGAGGTAGTTGTTACTTCTCCAGGTAAGGCATATACTACTGCTTATGTTGATATTGAAGGAATTCCAGGTATTCTTGGACCAGGATTACAAGGATCTGGTGCAGAATTGACTGTTGTTATTCCTCCTTTTGGTACTGAGGCATCTATCTTCACCAGAGGTGATAAGGTTGGTAAGATTAAGAAACTTAAAAACAATAACTTCGGTTATGATTATCCTCATGACTATACTTTACGTCCTGAGATTACATTCCCAATAAATGCTCAGTTAACTTCTACAAGTATTCTTGAAAGTATTACTGTTACAAATCCAGGTTCTGGATATTCATTAGCACCTGCTGTAATAATTCAAGGTGGTGGTGGATATGGTGCTCAAGCTGAAGCATCTATTAAGAACGGTAGATTAGATAACATTGTTGTTAAAGATCCTGGTGCTGGATATTCTTCTACACCACAAGTTAGTTTAAGATCTTCTTTCAACTATGTTGTTAACTTAGACTTAGGTTTATTACAATTTGCTTATCCTCATGGAATACCCAATGGTGCTGAACTTTCATTAGCAGTAACTGATACTGGAGATGGTGCTGATTTCCCACTATCTGCTGGTGCTACTGGTCGTCTTAATGGAAATACTACTTATTATGCTATTTCTGGTTCAGCAAATTCACTAGAGGATGATCAATTAAAAATTGCTATCACTGAGGCTAACGCAGAACTTGGTGATGGTCTTACATTTGTCAATGCTGGTGATGGTCGTCAAAGTGTATTAACTGAGTCATTTGGTGGTGCTGCTGAAGCTAATGTTATCACATCTACTTTCTTGGAAGGTGAATTAGTTTATCAGGGGGAAACATTAGAAGTTGCTACTGCAACTGGATATGTTTCTACAAACTCTGGTTGGCAAGTTGGACCTAGAATTCTTAAGATTGTTAATCATGATGGTTTATTTGCAGAGAATGAAAGAATAACTGGTGTTATTTCTAAGTCTTCTGGTATTATTAGTGATCTTAAAGTTGCTCGTGGTGTGTTAGATATTGGATCTATCACTAAAACTACTGGTCAATTCATTGATGATGTTGGTAAGCCATCTGAAATTATTCAGAAGATTCAAGACTCTTACTATTATCAGGACTTCTCTTATGCTGTTAAGTCTGCTGTTTCTATTAGTGAGTGGAAAGAGATTCTAATCAGGAACGTTCACCCTGCATCATTTAAGGTGTTTGGTGAGTTGAACTTAAATGAATATGGTCAAATTCCTAATAAGGAGACATTCTTCCAGTTAACTAAATCAGTCGAACTTGCTCAAGAAGCAGTTGTTCCTAATATCCAAAGTTTTGCTCTAGTTGAGCCAATTTATTCAGAGTTTAATAATACTGAAGTTTTATTCCGTCAAAAGAGATTGACATCTTCTGAGAATATTCTAACTTCTGTTGTTCAACGTGTTGATAATATCGATCACTTATTTGATGGTGAGAGAATAGCATTCCCATTAACAGTTGAGGGAGGAACTGTTGTTGCTAACGCAAACCAGTTGATGATCGTTCTTAATGGTATTGTACAGAACCCAAATACAGCATTCCAAATACAAGGTGATTCTATAGTATTCTCTGAGCCACCTTCACCACCTGCTAGTGTTAAATATGCTAATCTTACTATTAGTCAGATCCAAACCTATGATTTAACATGGAATAACCAGAGTGGTATCTATCCTCTTATTGGTAATAGTCTTGTTGGTACTAGCTCACAAGCTAGATTAATTGTAACTTCAGTTACTGGAGATATTATCAGTGGATATATGGATGAAGGTACATTCATTCTTGGTGAATTATGTACAGTCTCTGCAACAGGATTCTCTGGTAATTTAGTTGATATTACAGCTGTTTCTAATATTGGATTGTATACTTATGGAGAAACAGTTACTAACCTTCAAGGTGATACTGCTAAAGTCGAACAAATTAACTTAGAAACTGGTGCAGAAACTCCAGTTTGTGATTTACGTTATGCTATTGGACCTTCTACTACTGAATTTGAAGTAGTTCCTGTCGATGGTACTGGACCACTTCCTGTTGGAACCATAGATGTAGCCGAGAATGATGGATTCAGAATCGGTGCTGAAATTATGGAAGTACTCACAGTTGTTGATGGAGCTGAATCTACAACAATAACCGTAGTTAGGGGTGTATTAGGAACTCAGGCAACTGCCCAACAAGAGGGTTCTCCAATGTATAGTACTGATATTAATGTTACTGAGGCTCTTACATTAAGTAAGACTGCTGGTACATATCAGTCTACACCAGGTCTTTATAATATTCAATTGAATGATGTTATTATTGGTGCTAAATCTGGCACTGTATCTAGAGTTACAACTGCTAGTGTGTATCAAGATCCTGTTACGGGAGAGTTTATTGGTCAGGTTGATATTTCTCCTGGATCTTCATTCTTTGGACTACTATTCAACAGAATTACATCTACATCTTATCCAAACGTAGTTATAGATGACATTTCCAAGTCTCAAATTAGTGTTGTCGATTTTGATGATAACGCAACTGCATACAACACAAACTTCCCATCAAATGAGATAGTTAGTAACTATGTTATTCCTTACAGTAATGCAGTAGGAACATTGCAGATTGGAGAAGATATTCGTAACTATAAGATAGAGTATGGTAATAATACTGGAGAATTTACTGCTGGTGAAGATGGTAGAGTTAGAAAGATATCAATGTATGATAAAGAGGGTGAAGGATTCTTCAATGCAGGTCAAATAATTAGAACTCGTGATACTAAAGCTGAAGTTATTGGATATAACCAAGCACGTGGAATTGTATACTTAGGTAAGATTGGTAGAAGTCTACCTGATGGTCAAGATTATTTTGAGTTTGATTTTGCTAATGATGCTGCAATTTCTAATACACAGAAGAAATTTGGAAGTACTTCATTACAATTAGATGGTACTGGAGATTATATTGGTGTTGCATCAACAAGTGAAATTGCTTTTGGTACAGGTGAGTATACTATTGAGTTCTGGTGCAGACCAGATACTGCTGCACTAGCAGGTTTAGCTGAAATTTATGATACTAGAACAGCTGATCCTGAAATTTCTGGAAGGATCTACTTAAATGGTGCTCAGATTCGTTATAATGTTAATGGTTCTGATATTGTAACTTCTGGTGCTACTGTTATTCCAACCAACAATACTTGGTATCATATCGCTGTAAGTAGATCTGGATCAACGGTTAAGTTATTCCTTGATGGAGTTGAAGTAGGATCTGCTACAGATAATAGTACATATGTTGCTAGACCAATTAGAATCGGAGCTACTTATTCAGCAACTAATGCATTTGCTGGATATATTGATGAGTTTAGAATTTCTAGTGTAGCAAGATATACTGGAGCATTTAATCCTCCTGCAGGTATCCATCAAGGTGATGTTGATACTAAGGTATTATTACATTTTGATAGTACTAATGGAGATAAATTTGTTGATGATTGGTCTGGTGGAGAATCATTTAGTAATGCAGAATACTTTAATAATGATCCTATTGTGGCTTCTAGACGTTATATTGGGGATCATAATTATGTTGGTGGTACTGTATCTGGTGCTGTTATTATCCAGCAAGGTATAATATCAAAGGATGTAACTGATGCTACCTATAATGGTTCGACTGGAGACTTGGTATTAACCATAGGATCTCATAGTTATACAACATCAAATACAATTAAGATTGCTCATAATTCATTAACATTCACTTGTGATATGGATAACAATGCTACTCAGCATACTTATCCACGTATAACTGACCCTGTATATGATACTGCAATTGCAATTACTGCAGTAACTGCTACTACAATTACAGTTAATGTTGGTGTAGCAATTCAACAAGGATTTGCTAAGAATAGCCACAGATACAATAATGCTGGTCAATTAATTCTTAAGAACTTAGAATTTATTGCGAAAGAAGTTGTATACATGATTAATCATAGATTCCCTAACTTTACTGTTATTGGAGGAGATGCTAATTGTGAAGATGATGTTAAAGATATCTGTAGATCAATTGTAGCAGATATGCGTAATGGTGGTAATGATAAGACTTGGCTTGCTACTTCATACTATATCGATAGAGCTGACACAGCAAATGTAAAACTACTTAATATTGAGACAGAGGTTAGAGAAACTATCTGGGCTTATAATAAACTTGATCAAATGTTAGAGTTTATTGTTACTAACAGTGAGTGGAAACCAGTTGGTGATCATGGATTAAAACAATACACTGACACATCTATTACTGATTCTTCCACAACTTCATTCACTTATAAGACACCTACTGGTGCAACTTATGATGCAGACACTGGAGATCTAACACTTACTGACGTTGGTCATGGATTAGTTGGTAGAAGAGCAGTAACAGTAGAGGCTGGTACATCATATAATGCTGAAACTGGAATTCTTTCAGTAACATCTGCAAGTCATCTATTCCAAAATGGTGACAAGGTAATGCTTGAGAAAGAGTCATTGACCTTTACTTGTGATATGGATGGTCATAAGACTGAGCATAAGTATCCAAGAGCATCAGATCCAGCACTTGCTGGTTGGTTAACTGTTAGCAATTCACAAACAAATACTTTTGATCTTGATGTTGGTAAGTCACCTCTATTAGTCTTCAATCCTACTGGTGGATCTTATGATGCATCGACTGGTCATATGAAGTTGCAAATAGGTGATAATATATTAACTCCAGGAACTAATATTAAGGTTGCACCCAATTCAATTTACTTTAAATGTACAAGTGATGGATTGCAGGCTGTTAAGAAATATCCTAGAACTACAGACCCAATTGCAGGTAAGCCAACCCCAATTGCATATGATGGTGAGCAATTAAGTGCATCATTTGCTAACTATACACCTACAACAGGTGTAATGAGGATTACTGCTGGTAAGACATTCACTCCTCTTGATGCAACATATAATGCTGTTAATGGAATGATGAATTTAACCATCCCTGATCATGGAATGGTTGCTGGTGATACTGTGAGATTGGAAGATGGTGCTATAACATTCACATGTGGTATGGATGATCATTATAGTACTCATGCATATCCTAGAACTACTGATCCTAAGAGAGGACTTCAGTTATCTATTACTAATGTTCAGACTCATTCATTCTCAGTTAATGTTGGTATCTCACCTAAAGTTCAGTTAACACCTAATAATGGTTCTTATGATCCATCTACAGGTTTAATGACTTTAGAATTTAATACTGCTCATGGATTAACTGCTGGTACAAGTATTAAGATTGCAAAAGAATCATTAACATTTAGTTGTGGATTTGGTGGTGCTTCTGGCGATGCTGCTAAGAAGTCTTATCCAAGATCTACTGACCCATTCTATGATACTGCAGTCAAGATTGAATCAGCAACTACTAATGCTATTACTGTTAAAATTCTAGAGAACGTTCCTTCAACTAACACTGATACTCATACTTGGGTTGGTGCTACAACTGGATGTATACACACTGGTGGTGATTATGAGCATATCTTCCATAGTGCTCTTACTAATGGTGTTGTTTGGAATAAGCATGGTCTTGTTAATGGAGATAGAATTAAGATTGCTACCAATTCATTAACATTTACATGTCAGTTAGATAATCAAATAACTGAACATTCATATCCTAGAGCAACTGATCCTTATAATGGAAGATGGTTGGCAGTATCTAATGTAGGTGCTAATACATTTGATGTTAATGTTGGAATTTCTCCTGATACTTCATCACATATATTCAAATCAGCTTATTTAAATGGAATTACTAAGAGAGATGGAAGTATAACTCTTGATGTTGGTAAGTCACCTAGAGTTGGATATGATGTTGCTGGTGCGACATATGATCCTCTTACTGGTGATATGGTTCTTAATGTTGGAATTCATAATCTTCTAGAGAATCAAACGATACAAATTGCTGATAATGGATTATCATTTACATGTGCTATGGATGGTAATGCAACCACACATAGTTATCCTAGATTAACTGATCCATCTCGTAAGCATGCACTTAATATTACTGATGTTGGTGAGACAAGTAAGACTGTAAGTGGAGCAAGTTATACACCAGCTTCAGGACAAATGAGTCTTACTGTTACTGGACATAATCTTACTCCTGCTACAACACATACACCAACTAATGCAGTTTATAACCCTGCTACTGGTGAATTAGAGTTAACGATTGTTGGTCATAGTTTTGATAATGGTGATAGGATTCTACTTGATGATGACTGCTTAACATTTACATGTGCTAAGGATAATCATCAATCACAACACACATATCCTAGAGCGAGTGATCCATCTAGTATGAAGTGGTTGTCTGTACAGAATGTACATGTAGATAGATTCACAGTTAATATTAGTAAGTCAACGGATATATCTGAGCATAGATTTATTTCTGCTACTTCAACTTGTTTGAAGAGAGCAAAAGATTCAGTTAAGTTTGATGATGATTCAATTACATTTAGATGTGATTTGGACTCTCAAGCAACTGATCACACATACCCAAGAGTAAGTGACCCTGTTCATCAACAATGGATTCCTATTACATCTTCACCAGATGCTAATACTATTGTTCTTAATGTTGGTAAGTCTTCTGATACATCAACACATGTATATCAAACTGCAACTTCTGGCGGTCTAAAAGCACAAACTGGATATATTACAGTTAATGTTGGTAAGTCACCTACTGTTTCACATAACCCATCATCAGTAACATATACACCTGGTAATGGTTCTATGGCAATGAGTATTGGAAATCATTACCTTCGTGGTGGATCTCAGCATACAGCAACTACTGCATCCTATGAGGCATCAACAGGTATTATGACCCTTAGTGTTGCTAATCATGGATTCTCTGTTGGTGATTATATTAAGATTGCAGAGAACAGCATTACATTTACATGTACTATGAATGGTAATGCAACTAATAAGCAATATCCAAGATCTACAGACCCATCATTCAATAAGTGGTTGGCAATTGTAGGAATAACAACAGATACATTCCAAGTTAATGTTGGTGCTTCACCTCTTGTAAAACATAATGTAACTACTGCAACATATGATCCTGCTACTGGTCTTATTGAAGCAACTATTGGATCTCACACTCTCGAAGTTGGTGAGCCAGTAATGCTTAAGGATTATGGATTCTCATTTACTTGTGGTCTTGATGGAGATACAATTTCTAAGTTATATCCTAGAGAAACAGGATTTATACAGAATGCTGGTGTTGCTGACCCTGCATGGAGAACTCCTGTAGTAATTACTGCTAAGAGTGCTACAACAATTACATTTAATGTTGGTACTTCATCTGATGTAACTGCTCATAACTGGACTGGTGGTACATCTTCAGAAGCAATAGTTTCTGGTGGTGATTATGACCATACATTCGTAACTGCTTCTACTAATGGAGTATACAGAACTAATGAAACCGTGATGATTGGTGAAGAGTCTATGACCTTCACATGCGACTTTAATGGTGATGGTAATACTACTGAGAAGAAATACCCTAGAGCATCAGGTTCTAACGCTCCTGGTGGTGCTGATTATGCATATAACAAACCTGTTCCTATTACATCTGTAGGAACTAATACACATACACCAACTTTAGCAACTTATGTTCCTGCTACTGGTGTTATGAACATCCAGTTGGTAAATCATGGATTCGCATTATCAACTAATCATACAGTAACTGATGCAACATTTACAGCAACAACTGGTGTAATGAAACTCACTGTTGCTGGTCATGGATTCCAAGAGGGAGATAGAATTAAACTTGGTGATGGATCTTTAAGATTTACATGTGCTAAGGATGGTAATGCAAGCAATCATGACTATCCTAGAGCATCTGATTTTGCAAGTAATAGATGGTTACCAATATTCAATGTAAGTACTAATTTCTTTGAAGTTAATATTGGTAATATGTTTGGACCAGCAGCGATTTCACATACGACTGCACATGCATTTGTATCTGCTGTTGCTAATGGATTAACCAAGGCAAATTCTTGCATCAAACTTGCAGAAAATGCATTAACATTCACATGCGGTAAGGATAGTGGTGCTAGTGAGCATTCATATCCAAGAAGAACTGACCCATCATTCGATGAGTGGTTACCACTAAGTAATGTTCTAGTAGATTCATTTGATGTTTATATTGGTAAAGCTAGTGATACATCAACTCATACATTTGTATCTGCTGTTGCTGGTAGTCTTCATAGTCAAACTGGTGTTATTAATTTGAATGTTGGTATATCAACTGACACAACTACTCATAATTATGTTGCTGCAACTAAGTTAACACCCACTAATGCTGCTTACAACCCAACTACAGGTGTCATGACTATCACTGTCAATGATCACAATATGGCAAATGGTGAGCAAGTTATGATTGATGATGGTGCTATTAAGTTAAGTTGTGCATTTGGTGGTGCATCTGGTGGTGCTGCAGAGAAGGATTATCCTAGAGCATCTGACCCTGCTAGTGGTAGATGGTTAACTGTTTCTAATGTTTCTACCAATTCATTTGATGTACAAGTATTAGATGTAGTACCTTCTACAAACACTGATGCACATTCATTCGTATCTGCTGTTTCTAATAGTATTACTAGAGGTATCTTAAGAACTGGTGGTAATCACAGTCATACATTTGCTAAGGCAAGAAAGAATGCTGTAATCGCTGGTGGTATCTATAGACATGAGTTTGTTTCTCCTAGTGCATATACAGTAACTGATGGTGCTTACAACCCAACTACAGGTGTGATGACCCTTACAATTCCTAATCATGGATTTGAATCTGGTGATTATATTATGATGGATGATGATTCCATAGTCTTTAATTGTAGTTTTGGTGGTAGTGCAACAGATAAGTCATATCCAAGATCATCTGACCCAATTAGCGGTAAGTATGTACCTATAGGTAATGTAACTACTGATACATTTACTATTCAGGTATTAGATTCTACACCTTCCACTAATACTGATGCCCATACATTTGTATCTGCATCTACTGGTGGTGTTCATAGAGCAGTACTTCATACAGGTGGTGTTTATAATCATACATTCAAATCTGCTACTATTAATGGAATATACAATCAGGGTCAGGCAATAGAAATTCTACCTGATGCACTTAAGTTTACTTGTGATATGGATGGTGCAGAAACTAATCACCCATACCCTCGTAAGACAGATCCAGCATACAAGTCTTCATTACCTATTACTCATTACACTGCTGATACATTTACTGTAAATGTAGGTAGTACTACTTTTGGTGATAATAGAAATTATACTTCATATACACCTTCCTTTGCTACATACGATCCTTCTACTGGTATATTAATATTAACTATTGAGGGACATCCATTAACTTCAGATGATTATATCACCTTAGATGATAATGCATTGAAATTTACATGTTTAATGGATAATAATCAGACTACTAAGTCTTATCCACGTCCAGGACATGATGTTCGTGCAGCAAGAAGGAAACTTAAGGTTCTTGGAACCACGGTCAATACAATAAGTCTTAATGTAGGTGCTGCACAAGCAAACCAAACATTTACACCTTCTGATGCATCTTATGATGCTGAGACTGGTGAGATGACCTTAACAATTGGTCAGCATGGTATGAGAGTTGGAGCAAACGTTACTATTGCAAATGGTAGTTTAAGATTCACATGTGGAATGGATGGCAACACTGCTAATAAGGATTATCCTCGTGCAACAGATCCATATGGAGATCTTAAGTCTATTCCAATTACTCATGTAGGTCATACACACGGAACAGTAACAAATGCTGTGTATACTCCTGCATCTGGTTTGATGGTTCTAACCGTACCTGCACATGGATACTCTAATGGAGATTATATTCAGATTGCTGATGAATCATTAACACTAAGATGTTTGCTTGATGGTAATAGTACTGATCACTCATATCCAAGATCTACTGATTATCCTTCAGGAAGATGGTTACCAATCTCAAATAAGACAAATGATACATTCGAGGTTAATGTTGGAGTTTCACCTGATACTACAACACATGTATTCCAGAAAGCTGCTACTAAGGGTATTAGAAGACAGAGTGGTGTAATAACAGTTAATGTTGGTAAATCACCTGTTAAGGGATATGATGTAACTGATGCATCCTTTGTTCCTGGAACTGGAGCTCTAACTGTTACCATAGGTAACCATAGTTTAACTACAGGTACAGCAGTTAGAATTGCTAATAATTCACTTGTATTCCGTTGCGATCAAGATGGTCAAGGTTCTGATCACTCATATCCTCGTGCAAATGGTCAGGGTGGTGCATCTGGTAATGACCCTGCATGGAATACAGCAGTCAATATTACTGCTGTAACTCCAACATCAATTACTCTTGATGTAGGAACCTCAAGTAATACAACAACTCATGTATTCCAGAATGCGAATAATACATATTCACCTACTAATGCTTCTTACAATCCAAGTACAGGTGTTATGACATTAACCCTTGCTAACCACGGATTTGTTAATGGTGAGCATGTTAAGATTTCTGATGGTGGATTGAAGTTTACTTGTGCTCATGACGATTATGCAACAACTCATGCATATCCACGTTCTACTGACCCTGTAAGTAATAAGTGGATCCCAATTTCTAATGTACAGACTAATACATTTGATATACAGGTATTGGATGTAGTTCCTTCTACTAATATAACCGCACATACTTTCCATTCTGTAGTTGCTAATTGTCTTACTAGATCAGTTATTACTACTGGTGGTGATTATACACATACATTTGTAGGTAACCAAGGTTCTAATACTGTTTCATATACTCCACAAGCATCACATACATTCGTATCTTGTGATGCTGGAGCAGTTAAGCACCAATTAACAATACACGATTTTGCACAAACAACTGCAAATGGAATTAAGGTTCTTAATTATAATACATCCGATTGTACTGATGTACAAACAACTATAGAGAACTTAATTAGTATTGTTACAGATACTTTAGATGCTGCACTACAAAATCCACCTCTTGATTATCTTGGTAGTCTTGTTAGATATTCACCTCCACATGAATTCCTTGGTGGTAGAATATACTCTTACTATGAAGAAGAGTTCCCAATTAATTGGCATGATGGTACAGAAGATATCATGTTTACTAATCAGATTGGTCCTGCAGGTAAGTACAGATTTGTAGATGCTGCCAATTTAGTTCAGTTAAATGCTGGTCCTATTGTAGATAAAGCATCAAACGATATGCTTACTTTATATCCAGATCTTGCTTTGGATATGCCTAGAAACTTTGATGGAAGTGGTGCTGGTACATTACAATGTAAGACTGACTTAGCGTTAATTCTTCAAGAATTCATTAAGGATCTTAGGGATGGTGGTAATTTCAATACTGTGAATGTTGCTAAGAGATATCTTGGTAGTAATGATATTCTATTACACATTCGCTTACAGGCATTCCAATCTGCATATGCTCATGAGCGTCTTGCATATTACATGAAGCAAGCAGTTAATGGTGATTTAACAACAGGTAATACTGATAAGATCGTTGTTGGTGCTTGGGGTATTACTCAATCTAATTCAGCATCATTCACTCCAACTGGAGCAACTTATGAGCCAACAACAGGTGACTTAGTGTTAACTATTGGTTCTCATACCTTAGTTAAAGGTAGAATGATAAGAATCGCAACTGATGGATTAACATTCACTTGTGCTCTTGCTGGTGGTAACCACACATATCCTAGAATTACAGACCCTGTATATCTACAGAATATTGAGATTACTGATGTAACAGCTACCACAATTACTGTTAATGTTGGAATTTCTTCTAACACTTCATTACATACATTCGTATCTTCTGTTACTGATTCAGTAACTGCTCCTGGAGATTGTACAAACGTTACTACTGCTATTGATAACTTAGTAACTATTGCAAACGATATCATTGCTCCTACAAATGCTGATTTTGCAATTGCTGCTGATAGACTTTACTTTAATAGAGATGGTATTGCGGATGAGATTACTGCTCTAACACGAGTAGAGTTTACTTACATGTTAGATACCTCTCAACAGTTTGCATTCTCTTATCCAGAACCAGGTGGAGAAACTACATGTGCTAGAGACTTGAAACTCATTATATTGGGTATTATTTCTGACTTGCAGACTGGTGGTAATAATAGTACTGTTGCTGCAATGGAATACTACTTATCTTCTGCGATGCAAGTCATTAACGTTGAAGATGAACTTCTAGCAACAGTTTATGCTATAGAGCAATTAGGATGGTTATGTGAGCATGCTGCTAAAGGTGAGTTAAGAGTTAAAGGTGGATCATCAGTTCCTCCTCTTTATGCTTACCTACATTCAGCTGATACTCCATATAGTGATAGTGAAACACCTACTGATATGTCAGTAGTTGGAACTAGAATTAAAGAATTGGTTAATACCGCAATTAATATTCTCGTTCCAGGTAAGAGACCTATGAGAGGTGCTGCTAAGAACTTAATTTTCAATAGAGGATACTATAAAGAAGAAATTACAACTCTAGTTAATGCACAGTTTGGTACTAATACTTGGTTATACAATGATTGGGTTGATAGTATTATTACTAACATGAGTCACGATTTGTTAACTACAGATATTAGTGATTCTATTATTGCTCATGATATATCAATTGAAAGTGTTATTGGAAGATTTGAAGTTGGTGAATTAATCACTTCAGATAAAGGAACTGCTAAAGTTTTAGAATATAATTCAGAAACTAACTTATTAATTGTTGGTGAATTTGTGGGAACTCCTTGGGGATCTAATACTTCATTAACTGGAACAAAATCTAGTGCATTAGCAACTGTTTCTGTCAATGGTGTTGGTAGTAGTTACACTTGGTTTAATTCACCAGGTAATGTAAGGACAATAAATTTTGCTAAAAATATTACATCAAATATTTCTGGTCAAGTTTCTGGTATTAACTTATTCACAAATCCAGAATTGTTTGTACCTAATTGGACAGGTACTGGAGTTGGATTTAGTGATAACTTTACAGTTGCACCAGACAATACCAGTACTGCAACTAAATTAATTTCTAGTAATACTGGTGGTGAGCATACTGTTGATAGATTATATAACTTAACTGCATTTGATACATGGGATGATGGTGGTATTACGTTTGACGATACTACAAATAGTTTTGATGAAGGTGGTTCTGGTACTGGTGATGATCAGCAATATACATTCTCATGCTTCTTTAAGAAGGCAGAATATGAGCAAGTAAGATTCCATATCATACTTGATGATGGAACTGCTGGAGAACAAAGTATATTCTTTGATCTTAATATGAATACTGGTAACACAGGTACTTTGTTTATACCTCAAGGTGGTATATCAGGTGATGCTTATGGTGCTGTTCCTTATGGTGGCGGTTGGTATAGAGCATATGTTACAACAACATTCTCATTTGGATTTACTGAACTTAAGGCTAGAATTAACGTAGCAAATGAAAATAATCAGATATCATATACTGGTGATGGGAGTAAGGGTGTTTATGCTTGGGGTTCAAAACTTTCTAAGGGTACGTTAGATCCATATACTTCTGCTTCTGATGGAATATTCTATGCTGATGGTGAGTTTAATATTAAGAGATACGCATTAGATAGATTGGAAGAATATATCATTGCTGCAATGACTGATGGTCTTACAAGTCCATCTCCTGAAGCAGGATATTTAAAATTCTTCTCTGCTGATGCTGCTGGATATTATGATATTAGATCTGTAAGTAGAGTTGTACGTGATAATCTTAAATTACTCAGTGAGCAATTAGCAGTTGATACTTATTATACTACTGTTACAGTTAACAATGGAATTACAATTCCTACTTACACATATGGTACTAGAGAATTGCCAGTTGGATTAGGTGGTGGATTAAAACCTTCGGATTACTTATATGGTACTGCTAGTGATAGTTACGCTGAATTAGAAACTATTGTTCCTAACAAAGGTGAGATTGTTAAGATCTATCAGAGATTCCGTTTTGATGGTGATGTGGTTGATGGTCCTTGGGTCATGAACGAGACAGTTGCTAAGAATGGTGACGCAACCGTTACTGGTGTTATATACGCAATTCATGAGGATGAGAACTTTAGTTACATGGATATTGAAGTTACTGGTAATCCTTGGGCTATCACTGATTATGTTGTTGGTTCTACAAATAACACAACAGCACAGATTAGTTTGATAGAGGATCGTATACAAATTATCGATCTTGATGGTGAGTTTGATGCAACAGTACCATTTAAAGGATATACCAGTGGCGGTACTGCTACTCCTACTAGCTTCCTTAGAAATGAGGCTGCTATACTTAATAATACTGGTGGTACTTTAACGGTTGATACTGAGACTCTTGTTGGTTCATTTGAAAAAACTTCTGTTGTTTATCCAGAAACTTCCAGACAATTTGTTACTGTAAGTAAATATAATGGTTTAGATGTTGGTGTTGGTGACAGAATCGCATCAAATGGATATGTCAGAATTGGTATTTCTATTATTAGTGATCTAAATCAATTTAGTGTTGGTAACAGACTTTATAAAGTTGTTGGTGGTGTTGCTGATCAAAATAATTATGCAATTATTACTGAGGTTGATATAGATAACAACTTCCTTTATATCGCTGATTACCAAGGAGATAATCTTACAAATGGTGATCTCGTAGGTGACTATGGTCTTGGTGGTAACTTCCCTGTAGGTTACGCATCAGTAATTACTAGAGTTGAAACTCCTGGTGCTGGTGCTGCATTAGTACAAGACATACGTCCAGATGGTCAGTACAAGAGATTGTATTTAAGTGATATTATAGGATCATTTGATCTTAAGGATTCTGTTATTGGACCTGGAGATTATAAGGCAGCAGTTCAAGCTAAAGTTGATCTTAATGCACGTGTTAAGAGAGCATTCAAAGGATTTGATGGAGTACAAGATACATTCAATCTAACGATTGATAATGGTGTTAATTACCTCCCAGATCCTGAAGGACATCTTCTTGTATACGTCAATGGTATTCTACAACCTCCAGGTGGTACTAACGCATATACAGCGTTCTCTAACCAGATTCAATTCACTGAAGCACCAGAGATAGGTGCATCATTCACAGGATTCTACGTTGGTAAGTTAAGACAGTTAGATGATATCTCCTTCGAGTTTGACTCTTTACGTCAGTCATTCAACCTTAAGCGTAATGATGTATTCTACTCACTAACGCTAACAGAAGGTGTCCAGTCTTCTACAATACGTCCAGAAAATAATATTATTGTTTCACTTAACGGTGTTGTACAGGAGCCAGGCGTAGGTTTCGAGATCGTTGGTTCTAGAATAATCTTCTCTGAGATTCCTCGTGTGGGATCAACATTCGTTGCCTTCTCCTACGTTGGTTCTGAGGCAGACGTTGATGCTGCTGAGGTCGTACCACCTATCGAACCAGGTGACTTTATTGACATCCAAGGTGAGACCGCAGACAGAGAAGTTGCTGTTATTGAGTCTTCCAACTCTCTAATTACTTTCGACTATCTTGGTTCTGTATTCGGACAAAATGCTAAGGCATCTGCAAATCTAACTGCAGGGTTTATTAATGATGTTCAGGTAACATCTGGTGGTTCTGGATATACAGCTAGACCGAATGTTAGAATCGATTCTATATCTGGATTTGATGGAAACATCAGAGCATTGATCGGGGTTGCAGGTGTTGAAATGAATAATGCTGGATCTGGATATAAGGATCCAAAAATTGAAGTTGAAACAACTGTTCCTCTTGATTGGAATGCACCTAATCTTGCAGATTATGGTGAAGAAGAGGTAGACCCCGAAACACCATAAATAACTAAAAATGTAGCGAGTAATGGCCAAACAATCACTAAATCTTGGTACGGTAGCTAATGATAACACAGGGGATACCCTGCGTGGTGGAGGCGACAAGATAAACGATAATTTTAATGAAGTATATTCTGCTATTGGTAATGGTACTAATATAACTGTTGATGTTACTAACCCTGCAGTGGGGCAGGTATTGAGGTACAATGGATCTCTATTCGCTCCATCTGATTATGCTAATTTAACATCATCAATGGATGTTAATGGAAACTCTATAGTTTCTTCTAGTGGTGGAGATATTAATATTGCATGCAATGGTACTGGTAACCTGACACTTGGTGTAGGTGGTATTAATAATACTTTTAATGGTACTGATGGCGTTATTGATATGCCAACAAAGGTTAAGTATAAGAATGAATTTTCCGCATTAGGAAATGCTCCTTCTGCTGCATCTTACGGAGGTTATTTTTTCACTGTTGATGGTGATGATAATCCTTATGTGAATATTAATATTACTACTGGTGGTGTTGGAGATGTTAGAGCAAAGATAGCAACTGAATATTCTAGTATTGATTTATTAGGGGATGTAGATACTACAACTGCAGCTCCTACAAACTTACAAGTTTTAAAGTGGAGTGCATCTGCAAGTAAATGGACTCCTCAAGATGATGAATCTGGTCTTTCATCATTGAACACATGGGCAGTTATTGATGGTGATACTGGATCTACAACAGCAAATGCACAAGCAGATACGTTAACTATTGCTGGTGGAACTAATATAACAACGACAGTTGTTGGTGATACCTTAACAGTAGATTTTAGTGGTACTTTAACTACTACTTTAGCAGCATTATCTGATACTGATTTATCTACAGTAGTTCAAGGGGATTCATTATTCTATAATGGTACTAATTGGATTCCTACTAGGAGTCCAATTACCTGGTGGGAATTGAATGCTAATGGTGCATCAGACTACACATTTAATGGACCTGGATTTGCATCTGCTACTGCTGACGCAACTCTTTATGTTATGAGGGGTCAAACATATGCTTTTGACAATACTGTTCAAGCAACTGCACACCCATTTAGAATTCAAAGTACTCAAGGTTTGACAGGAACTCCTTATACTACAGGACAGACTGGTAGTGGAACAGGTGTTCTTTATTGGACAGTTCCTATGGGTTCACCTAGTACTCTTTATTATCAATGTACACTCCATGCAGCGATGCAAGGAACTATTAACGTAGTTGGTTAGTAAGATATGGCAAGAACTGTTCCTGGATCTGGTGCTGTAATTGAACCTATATTTGACGAAAAATTTGGTGTTCGTGCAATACAAGTAGTTGATGGTGGTATAGGTTATGATGTAACCAATCCTCCACGATTGACTGTTACTGGATGTGGTACTCCGACTCAGGAAGCACTTCTATATCCAATTATTGATGAGTTATCTGGAAGGATAGTTCATGTTAGAGTTTTAGAAAGAGGTCTTGGATACGACCCTCTTAGATTGCAGATAATACCTACACAAGACACACCAACTGTCGTTCGTTCTTTTGATATCAATAGGATATGGCAGTCACATCCCAATTCACCCACATCTGGTTTATTCACTTCCGATAGTGACAGACTGAGAATACAAAGTGATAATCATCCAAAACCAACACCACTATTAGCAGAGAGAGCTCCTGGTGGTGGATCTGGTGGTACTCTTGCTCAGTATACACCTTCAGCAATTAACTACAATCCTACTACTGGTTTAATGGAAATGACCATTGGTAGTCATAGTTATACTACAGGTGATAGCATTAAAATTGGAACTGATTCATTAACATTTACTTGTGCGTTAGATGATCATGGAACCGATCATACATATCCTCGTGCAACTGATCCAGTAGCAGGTGTTGCTATACCAATTCTTTCTACAACATCTACAACTATTACAGTACAAGTACTGGGTGTTGCTCCTGCAACTAATACCAGTGCTCATACCTTTAAGTCTGCTACTTTTGGTGCAGTTAGTAGTGGTGGATCATTAGTAGATCGTTCATTTGATCAAACTTACATTTATAGGGGTGGTAAAGATGCTCCGAATCCTGATGCTAGAGAAGAGCAACTTAATAAGGCATTAGGTCTATTGGCAAATGGAGTTCAACTTCATACTCCAGAATGGGGTCAAGCTGGCAATCCTACTCCTGGATTTTCAATTGATTCAGTTAAACATTCGCATATTAAAAGTAATACTTCTTCTGATGCAGTAATAGATGGTAACACTTATTACTATCAATCATCTAGATTGATTTCTGAGTTTGCTGAACATAATGGTGTGTTTGATTGGGGTAAGATTAGACCTTTTACTTGGAATATAAAAACAGAATTTGACAACTTGATGTTTGAGGTTGGTAGTGTTGATGAAACTTTAGGTGTAGTTGAGATTGGTAGGACTATAGATGCTATAGCTACCACTGCTAAAGCAGAAATTGCGAAGATTGTAAGAAATAATTTAGGAAGTATAACCCACATTTATGTTAGAAATATAAGAGGGTCTGATGAATTTGCTGAGAATAATGTTGTTTTGGGATCTACTGGATTTAGTTTTAAAATATTAGAACCACCAACAGAGTTAACTAACGGTATTTTTTATATTGATTTTGGTCCAGATGCTACAGAGTTTGGTCCTTTTGTTGATGGTCAATATTACTTTGCACCAGAAAATATTAAGGTGCAAAGAAATTATTTAATTATTTGGAATCAGACCGATTCAACTAATCAACCTTCTGGGAATCATCCTCATGGACATCCTATGCAGTTTAGTACCACACAGGATGGGTTGTTAAATGGTGGTAGTTTATATTATAAGAGTACGGGAGTAACAGAAGCACCATCTACAGATTATGAAAATGAGTTTAAACCTCTATTCATAATGAATGGTGATGAGAATAGTAGAATTTATTATTACTGTAAGTATCACAGATATATGTCTGGGTATGAAGGTCATGAAGGATATATGACTTTGGATCTAGAAATAGATGATGATCCTTTACCTAATGATTATTATATTACAGACTATTATCAGAGTGATGATAGTGATCCTAATACGATAAATTATTCACGGCATGCTGATGGTCATTCTAAAATATTAGGAATGGCATTTGATGGATATCCAATTTATGGACCTTATGGATATGATTTAAGTGGTACTAGTGTTTTAGATACTATCCCAGTTTTATCTGAATATGCTGGTCTTTTCTTCCAGGTTGGTAATGGTTACCCAACTTCAAATAACGATCCTGCACAAACTGGTACTGGTTGTATTGTTGATGTAGTTACAATTGGTACTTATCAGCCTGGTGGTATTCTTACAATTAGGATAGCTGAAGGTGGAAGTGGATATGCTATTGGTGATAAAATTAGAATCCTTCATAAGTATGATGGAGCATTGGTATCTGGATATTCGCATAGTTCTTGGAATGCTAATCCAGATAGAACTGAAGGAGTATATGGTGAAGTTGGTACTGCGTCTGAATTCACAATTCCAGCTTCATGGACTTCTGCTAATGGTGTTGGTGGTAAACCTAAAGTTACTGTTGCTGCTGATGGTTCTATAAGTGGTTTTACTATGGGTGGCAATGGACCTGAGGCAATACCTGGACCAGATGGTAATATGGGATATAATTATGTCGAAGATGAGGAGTTTACTATTCCTGGTAATTACATTGGTGGATCTACTCCTGCAGGTGATATACTAGTCAGAGTTGCTTGGGCTACTGATGATGATAGTGGAGTTGCTGAAATTACTTCTGTAGGTACTGGTCTTAAAAGAGAAGTTACTGGATTTAGATACAGAGTAGGTGATGAATTAGCTGGTGCTAGACCTGATGTAGTTACTCCAGAAACTATAACTTATGTTGTAACAGTTGCTAATGGTGAGTTTAATATTGGTGGTAGTACTGTTCCTTTCTTAAGTTTATGGAGAGGAAAGACATATGTATTCCAACAGAATGATTCTAGTAATGATAATGAACAGTTATTAATATCTACTACTGATGATGGATGGCATGCTGGCACTCCACCAGATACAACATATCTTTTTGAAGGACCAGGTATTACCTATTGGTTAGAAGGATCTGAAGTAACTTATAGTGCTTATATTAGTGGGTTTAATGCTGCTACTGCAAGAGAGATAAGATTTGAAGTACCTGTAAATCTCCTCTTGCTTTGTATACCTTTGGTTATACAACTTCTGGTATTGGTATAAGAACAGTTCAAGATGGATATGTAATTGGAGATTTGGTTCAGGATTATATTTGGGATACTACTGTTGGTACTTTGGATGAGCATAATGGTAAATTCGCTGTTACTCCTGAATATCCAAATGGAACCTATGCATACTTCTTAACAGAGAATGCTAGTGGGGTTCCAACTTACCCTTATGCAATTGGACCAACAATGTATGGTACTCCTTTGTTTGAGGGTGATATTGTTCCTACTCAACCAGATACATTCCCAGCTGGTGCAGCAGGAGATATTGTATTGAATACTGATGGTACTGTCAGTTATGTTAAGATGACCAAAAAAGGTGATAACTATTTTGGTTCAGCAACAGCAAGAATATTAGGTGGAGAAGGTGCTGGTGCTACAGGAACACCTACTGTACAGACAATTACGGGTTTATCACTATTACAAGGTGGAAGAGATTATGCCACACCTCCAACACTTATCTTTGAAGGTGGTGGAGGTCAAGGTGCTCAAGGTGCTGCTGAGATTGATACACTTGGTAAAGTTACTAATATTAGTATTGTAGATGAGGGTGAGTATTATCAAGAACCTCCTTATATTCTTATTAATGGTGGTGGTGGAATTGGTGCTAAAGCTATAGCAAAAGTTACTCAAGGTGTTGTTACTGATATTGAAATTACAGATCCAGGTAGCGGATATATTGATCAACCGAAAGTAATATTTACAAAATTAGTTAACTTAAAACGTAAATCTAGATCTAGACAGGCATACAATTCTATTGCTGGTTTCCTTACTGGTCTTGTTAAGAATGTACAAAAGTCTGATACTGAATTGTATGTTGATTCTACTGATGCTTTCCCTGGTTCTGGTGAGTTAATCCTCAATAAAGAAACTATTGCATATACAGCTAAATCTAAAGGTAAATTCTCTGGTCTAACTAGAGGAGTTAATTTCAATTTTGATCAGAGAATTATTCTTGATTCTGGACAAATTGATGGTGATGGTAATTCAACTTATAAGTTTAATGTTAATGATAGAGTTATTAGAAAAATTGAAAGTGAAGCTAATAAAGTTGCGAAGGTATATGACTGGGATCCAACAACTAGAGAATTGTTAGTAACATTTGAAGTTGATGAATTGGCATTTATTGATGCTGGAATACCATCAACTGAAGATGCTATTGTTCAATTTGATGCTGGTCTTGCAGGATCTGCCCCAGGTGGGTTTAATCCTCATGTTCTCTTAGATGTAGATTCTACTGAAGGTGTATATATTGTAGCTTTGACAGAACCAATATCTCAAGTAATAGATAAAGAATTTGAAGATAATGATGAATTGGATGGTGCTGGAGATGGAATTATAGATCTTGTTAACTCAGGAACTGATTATGAAAATCAAATAAATCTTGATGGTGGTATTCATACTTCATTATATGGTATTGAAGAAACTCAAGGTGGTCAGAATACAACTTTATTCCAAGTTGGTGATCAGGTTAAAGATGGTAGTTTGCCATTTAAGTATGCTACAGTTAGTGATGCAGGTACTTTAACTGATGGTGTTCCACATGCTGCACTCATAAATTTATATCTAGATCCTAATCTTTCTAATGGATTGAGTTTCGGTGTTAACGAAATTGTTACTGGATCTGTTTCTGGTGTTAGAGCAAATGTAGTTTCTTGGGATCCAGTTAATACCATACTTACAGTTCAGGATATAACTCCATTTAATACTGGTGATGTTAATGTAGGTATAGGTGGATATTTGTATGAGTTTTCACATGATAGTACTGTAGTTGATTTTGTAATTCAAAGTCCAGGTACTAACTATACAGCAGTTCCAACAGTAACAGTTGAGAATATTGGTGATATACAATGTCAAGCAACTGTTAATTTAACATCTGCTCAAGACCAAGTTGCTTCATGCACCATTACTAATGGTGGTTATGGAATCGTTGCATCGGTTGATAATACATATAACACACACCCAACAGTAACTTTTGTTAATGCTGTAGGAGATTCTACTGGAAATGGAGCAGCTGCTGCAGTAATTTTGGGTGGAGAAGACATCATGGGTAATAGCGGTGCTACTTACAGACTCAAGAGAATTGAGTATTCTGCACAACTCCGTTCGTAATACACATAAATAAACAAGAGGACAATAGTCACTAGGAAATGGCAGCTCTATTAACTGATCAATTTAGAATATTTTCGGCACAGAAATTCATAAAAGCTCTTGAAGGTCCAGATGCGACTCAAAGTGATGATGCTGCTGGAACTTCTCGTGATCGCATATACTTATTCATTGGAAGACCGCAAAGTTGGGACAATGAAAACTCACCACCGCAAGCAGTAGATTCTTTCGCAGAATTTTCTGGATCATATGATGATATGATATCCCTTAAAAGGGTTCTTGCTGCGGATACGGTTCAGGTTGCTCGTAGGATTGACTGGGTTTCACCAGAACAAACTACTGGTGGATTAGGTTTTACCTATGACATGTACAGACATGACTATTCTCCTAGTAGAACTGCTGCCTCTGGTGCTACTAAACTATATGATTCTGATTTTTACGTTGTAAATTCCCAGTATCAAGTTTATAAGTGCATCTATAACGGAACTTCCCCTAGTGATCCTAACGGAAAACCCTCTACAGTTGAACCTACTGGTACTAGTACCTCTATTGTTACAACTGGTGATGGATATCGTTGGAAGTATATGTATACTATTCCAGTTGCATCTGTTCTTAAGTTCTTTAGTAATGACTATATGCCAGTCTTTACTAATGACGCAGTGAAAACTAACGCAGTTGAGGGTGAAATTGACACTATTGTTATTACTGCTGCTGGTGCTGGTTACAACAACGGCACTTACGATAACGTCGCCATTAATGGTGATGGAACTGGTGGTAGGGTTAGTATTGTTGTTGATGGTGGTAAGATCATTTCTGCTACCGTTACTTCTGGTGGTACTGGATATACCTTTGGTAAAATTTCTGTTGATAATATTACTGGTATTGGTACTGGTCAAGGCGGTCAAGTCGATGTAATTATTCCACCTCCAGGTGGTCATGGACATGATACTATTGTTGAACTTGGTGCATTCCGAGTTATGATCAACGCCAAACTCTCTTATGATGAGGGTGCTGGTGACTTCCCTATTGATAATGACTATCGTCGTATTGGTTTAATCACCAATCCACTTAAGTTTGGTACAACTGAGTTGATTGCTGATTTAACGGTTTCTGCTACTAAAGCAGTTATCTTTGCACCAACATTCCAGGGTAACTACGTTCCTGATGAAATCATTACTCAGACACGTGTTGTTGGTGGTACAAACGTTACCTCTCGTGCAAGAGTTATTTCATGGAATGCTACAACAAAAGTTCTGAAATATTATCAGAATGCTGTTGATGGTATTTTCCCTGAAGTTACAGGTACTCAAAACGAATTTGATGGATCTAATGTTATTAGTGGATCAACTTCGGGTGCTGCTGGACAACCAGACGTTAACTTCCCTGCTGTACCAAATACTTCTTCTAGAACTATTAACAATACTGAATATGATCTTGGTATGAAATTTAACTCTGGATATGCTAAACCAGAGATTAAGTCAAATAGCGGTCAGGTTGTTTACATAGATAATAGAAGATCAATCAGTCGTGCAAACGACCAAGTAGAAGACATTAAAATCGTAATCGAGTTCTAACCCGAATGGCACAAAATACTAACCTAAACGTAACACCGTATTACGACGACTTTGATAAAGATAAGAATTTTTATCGAGTGCTGTTCCGTCCTGGATTTCCTATACAGGCAAGGGCACTTACGACAATGCAGAGTATTCTGCAGAATCAGATTGAGTCTATGGGAACTGCAACCTTCAAAGAAGGTGCAATGGTTATTCCAGGACAGGTTGGTTATGACTTAAATGTACAAGCAATATTGATCCAAGAGTCATTCCTTGGTAGTGAAGTTGAAACGTATAGAGAACAGTTAGACGGAACTATTATTGAAGGTTTGACAACAGGTGTTAGAGCAAAAGTACTTTATAGTATTTCTGCAACTGAGTCAGAGAAAGGTTATATCACGTTATATGTTAAGTATATTGATTCTGGTGATACTACATCATCAACATCATCTAAGACTTTCCAAATTAATGAGCAGTTGATTGCTGATAAAGAGATTACATTTGGATCAACTCTTATTGAAATTGGTACTCCATTCGCACAGTTACTTCCAGTAAATGCTACTGAGGTTGGATCTGCTGCTTATATTAGTGAAGGTGTTTATTATATTAGAGGGCATTTTATAAATGTTCCAACTGCATATTTACTATTAGATCAGTATGGTAATAATCCATCTTATAGGGTTGGTTTAGAAGTTTTAGAATCTATTATAACTCCAGAAGATGATGAGAGTTTGAATGATAATGCTGCTGGTACTTCAAACTATTCCGCACCAGGTGGTCATAGATTTAGAATTAAGACACAATTTGTTAAGAGATTAATCAGTGATGATGCTGATAAAGATTTCATAGAACTATTAAGAATTAATAAGAGTAGAGTAGAGAATTTTGTTAACAGAACTGCATATAGTGAATTAGAAAGATCAATGGCTCGTCGTACATACGAGGAGTCTGGAGACTATGTAATTGATACTTTTGATGTAAAGGTTAGGGAACATCTTAATGATGGATTTAATAATGGTGTGTATGCTTTAAATGATACTTCTGCTGATGGTAATTTAGCTAATGAAGGAAAACTTGCTATTGAAGTTTCTCCAGGTAAAGCATATGTTAAAGGATATCGTACAGAATTTATTTCACCACAGTATGTTGATGTAGATAAGCCTAGAGATTTTGACATGAGTAATAACTCAATTGTCAATTTCAACTTAGGTAACTTTGTAAAAGTCTATGATGTCTTTGGATGGCCAGAGATTTCTGGTGACGGTGTTACTGATGGGTATCAGACAATAGATCTATATGATACTTGGACTTTAAACGCTACTAATGATGAACCTAGTGGTGGTAATAAGATTGGTAGATGTAGATGTATTCAGTTACAGGCTGCCTCTACAGCAGCATCAAACTCTTCTCAATCAGGTACTGCAGCTAGTGCTGGAGTATATGATATGTGGTTTTTTGATGCTCAAATGTTTACTGCTGTTAATATTAACAATGCAGTTCATTCTGCTGTAGCATCAACTCCAGGTATTGCTGCTGGACGTAGAATTGTAGGTAAGACATCTGGTGCTACTGGTTATGTTGCAGATACTGGTAACCAAACTCATTATATTCAGTTAGAACATGTATCAGGTAAATTCACTATTGGTGAAATCCTAGAGCATGATGGTCTTAATGTTGGTACTTTAGAAGCAGCACATACTTATCAGTTAACTGATACAAGATCATCCTTTGGATATACTGGTGGTGGTGCAGTAAGATTTGGTTGTAACTGGGTACTTAATGATGTTTGGCCAATTGAATGTACTACTGTCGCTGTTGATCAAGGAAGTAATCAAGAGATTACTGGTTTCCGTACAAGATTTGAAAATGATCTAAGACCAGGTGATGTAATTACCACAACTGTTTCTGACTTTGAAGGTAAGAATACTCTTCGTATTGAAAGAGTAGATCAGACAGCTATTGGTGTAACTACATCAAATAAGAAAGCAACGGTTGCCGATGCTGATGTTATCTTTGATTATGCTGCACAGGTAGCAGAACTAGAAGTAGCATCATCGATGAATGCAGGTGCTATTACCGATGGTGATTATAGTGATGTCGTAAGGTTACGTCCTTTCGTATTCCAAAAGGATTATCAGAATGGAGAACTATCTTTTGATTTACCAGAAGATACAATGAGATCTATTACTGATGAATCATTCTTTGTATACAGAAACTTTGCATCTAAAACAGTAACCACTGGTTCTATTACATTTACAGTTCCTGAGAATGAAGCATTTGGTGCTATGTCTTCAGAGAACTTTACTCTTACTGTTGTAGCTAATGGTGGTAGTGGAACATGGTCTAATGGTCAGAATATAGATCTTGATGCTGAGGTTACTGGTGGAAACTTGACAGCAACATATGGTGCTAATAACCAGTCAATCTCTATTGGTGGATTGGGTTCAGTTTCATCTGTTACATTAACTGCTTTAGTATCTAAGAATACTGTTACTAAGAAGTTGAAGACTGCATCCAAGATGCAAGCATTAAAGGTATTTAAAACTGATCAAAAATTAGACACACAACCAACAGGACTAGAGTATAGTTCTTTATATGGTACTAGATGTCAGGATGAGGCAATCTCATTTGGTATTAATGATGTATATAATATTCATGCAATATATGAGTCTTATGATAATAATGACGCATCTTCACCATTTGTTATATTAACTGAATCTGTATTCTTTTCTGCAGGTACTCTAATAGAAGGTAAAACATCTGGAGCAAGAGGTAGAGTTATTAGTTTTGAGAACTCTGCATTAAAACTTTATTTTGTTGCATTGAATGAAAAACCATTTATTATAGGTGAAACTATTAATGGATTTGATGCTGCTGGTGGTGCACTTGCTGGTATCGTTGATGATGGTGCTGGATCAATATTCCTTGGTAGTAAAGTTATTACAGATCAGTATACTTTAGAAGCTGGTCAAAGAACTAATTATTATGATGCTTCTAGACTTACTAGATTACCATCTACTATTGCACCATCAAGAAGACTATTAATTATATTTGATTACCTATCACACGAATCTTCAGGTGATTACTTCTCTAATGAATCTTATACTGGTATAAGTTATAAAGAGATTCCTAATTATAAACTTGATGGTTCTATTAAGTATATTAGAGATCAAATTGACTTCCGTCCAGGCGTAAAAGAATTGCGTAATGGTCAAGGTACTATGGGTTCTCCATATTATGTTAACTGTACTACTTTTGACTTTGTATCTAGAGTATTCTCTACAGTCAGTGGATCTGGTGCAGCGACTGTCTTTGATATCATGCAGATCAATTCATCATTCAGAGCAGACTATACATGGTATCTACCAAGAATTGATTACCTCTATCTTTCACATGATAGTAAATTAAGAGTACAAAAAGGTGTCTCTGGTAAGTTCCTTATTCCACCAGAAAGAGTTGAGAACTCTATGCTGTTGGCTACTATAGAATATAAGCCATACGTCTTTGATCCAGAAAGAGATTGTCTTATAACTGCAGAAGTTATTCGTCGTTATACGATGAAAGATATTGGTGATTTGGAGAATCGTTTAACTAACGTTGAATACTATACATCATTATCAATGCTTGAATCTCAGGCAGATAATACTAAGACATATGATGAGAATGGATTTGATAGATTAAAGAATGGATATGTTGTTGATGACTTTACCGATCATACTATTGGGGATGTTTTAAATGCAGATTATAAGTGTTCTCTAGACTTTAGAGAAGGTCAATTACGACCTCAGCATTACACAACTAACGTTGGGCTTGTATTTAACGAATCAGATTCAACTGATGTAGTTAAGACTGAAGGTAATGTACTCATGTTACCTTTTGAAGATGAGGCTATTATTACACAGCCATATGCTTCAAGAACTGAGAACATCAACCCATTCAACGTATTCACATTCATTGGACGTATTGATCTTACTCCAGCATCTGATGACTGGGTTGATATTGAGCGTCTTCCTGCTCGTGTTGAAAACATCGAAGGAGACTTCTCATCCGTATCTAAGGATATGCAGGTTGATCAAAATGGTTTTGCTCCTATTCAGTGGGGATCTTGGCAGACTAACTGGACTGGTGAAACATTACAATCTTCATCACAACAAAGAGGTACGTCTGGTACATATGGTATTGGTCGTCAGTTAGGTCGTGCAGGTCACGGTCAGCGTCGTCAAGGTCTATTCTATCTACATGAGCGTCGTACTTATCGTGTTGTTAATAATCAGGCACGTCAAGGTGTTCGTTCTAGGGTTGTTCCTAAGATTGAGAGAAGATCATTAGGTGATACAGTTCTTTCTAGAAGTACTATTCCTTGGATTAGATCTCGTAATATAGGATTCAACGTTGATCGTATGAAGCCACGTACAAGATTCTATGCATTCTTTGATGGTGTTAACGTTACAAATAATCTTACACCTAAAGTAATTGAGATAATTAAAAACTCTACAACTGATGCTCGTACTAATGAGACTCCATTTGTTGTTGGTGAAACAGTTATAGGAGAAACCTCAAGACTGCAAATAAAGGTTGCTGCACCTGATGATGGATATAAAACTAACCCTTATGGTAAGGGTACTGAAGTTCTTCCAACATCATACTCATCACAAACAATATATTTAAATCATGATATAACTGCTATATCAGAAACTGTATCTCCAGATTACTTTGGTAATATGCAGGTTGGTGAGGTTCTAGTTGGACAAACTTCTGGTGCTAGAGCAGTTGTTAGAGATCGTCGTTTGTTAACAGATAACGTTGGTAACATCCAAGGATGTTTCTTCATACCTTCTCCTAAGAATGATGCTAACCCTCGTTGGGCTACAGGTACTAGATCCTTTAGATTTACAACTTCTGAAGAGAATAGTAAGGCATTAGGAGCAGTTGATTCATCTGCAGATACCACATACTCAGCATCTGGTACTTTACAAACTGTTCAGGAAAATGTCTTGGCAGTTAGAAACGCAGAGATTGTTAGAGATACAGTTAGTGAAGATAGAGTTGTTAGTACTACTAGAACAGAATCTAGACAGATTGGTTGGTATGACCCTCTTGCTCAATCATTTATTGTTGAGGAAGAAGGTGGTGTATTCCTTTCAAGTGTTGATCTATTCTTCAATACTAAGGATACTAACATTCCAGTTTCTATGCAAATTAGAACAATGGAAAATGGTTATCCAACAAAGACTATTCTACCATTCTCTGACATAACAGTTACACCAGATAATATTGAAATATCTGAAACTGCATCTGTTAAGACTAACTTCAAGTTTAAAGCACCTGTATATATTAAGTCATCTACGGAATATTGTTTCGTTCTTCTTTCAGACTCTAATGAATATAAGATCTGGATTTCTAGAATGGGTGATGTTGATGTAACAGGAACTAGAACTATATCAGAACAGCCTTATGCTGGTGTCTTATTTAAGTCACAGAACGCATCTACATGGACTGCTGATCAGTATGAAGACCTTAAGTTTACAATATATCGTGCTAACTTTACAAAGGATCAAGGTACTGTAGTTCTTAATAACACACCACAAGGTAAGGGTAACGGTGGTGTTCATAGATTAATTAACAACCCAATTCAAACTATTAAACCTAAACAGGTATTATCATTAGACCCACAAACAACTCAGTATTCATTTACTGATGGTGCTAGGGTAACTCAAACAGGAACTAATGCACAGGCAACTGTTGTTTCATCTACAACGTCTGGATCTGTTGCAGATACTGTTACAGTAACAGATATAACTGGTAACTGGTTAGATGGTTCCACATACATATTAACTTCATATCAAGCAGAAGCAACGATAACTGTTGGTTCTGGAACAGGTTCCCTAAGTGTTGGTGAAACTGTAACTGGTGGTTCGTCAGGTATTACTGGACTTGTTAAGAGTTATGTTGGTGCTACTCTAATTCTTACCAATGTAACTGGTAGCTTTACTGCCTCAGAAACTATTAGTGAGTCTGGTGGATTCACTGGTAGTGTAAGTAATGTAACTTACTCTGGAGATGCTCGTGGTGCTTATCTAGCAAGTGTTCCTACATTCGCAGCAGATGATAAAGAGGTATTGATATACCATAGAAACCATTGTATGCACAACAGAACAAATAATGTTACTGTTGAAGGTGCTGTATCAGAGATTGCTAATACAACATTAACAAGTGCGTTATCAATAGGAACTACTACCATTAACGTTGAAGATGGAACTAATTTCCATACTGTTGTTAATGGTGCAGCAATTAGTGCTAGTAATCCTGGATATCTTAAGATCGGTGATGAGATTGTTCAGTACGCTGCAGTTGCATCTGATGGTAAATCTATTACAGTAGCTACTGGTGGTAGAGGTGCTAATAGTACTACTGAAGTTGCACACTCTTCAGGTGATATCGTAGAGTGTTATAACCTAGATGGTATTCCACTTATTGATATTAATAAGACCCATACAAGTATATCTTGTCCTTGGTTAGATACTTATATGCTTCACATAACTGGTGTAGCAACAAATGGTATACGTGGTGGTGGTGATCTAATTTGGGCTAGTCAGAATACACAATTTGAAACTATGACACCAAATGTTTCAGTAATGGATTTACCAGAAACTGACATTACTACTACTGTGAATACCACAAGTGCAACTTCTATTGGTAATGGAAGTACTAGTGTTGATCAAGCTTCATTTGTTAATGATGGAACATATGTTCCTATCACTCTTAATAATATGAACTTCTTTGATAACCCAAGAATGATTTGTTCTGAAGTTAATGAACTTGCTAAGTTGAGTGGTACTAAGTCACTGACAATGAGGATTCAATTATCCACAGAGAAGGCTTCATTATCTCCTGTTGTTGACCTTGACAGATGTTCAATGATTACTACAATGAACAGAATCAATAAGTGGCCAGGTGGTCCTGAAGCATATGGTCAGCAAAACAATATAGATACATCACAGGATGTTTCCGTATTACCATTCGGTGATCAGAATGACGCTGTTTATATAACTCGTCTTGCAAGATTAGCAAGAGAATCGAGATCTATAAGAGTTGATTTCCAAATGTCACGTCCTCCACAATCTGAAATTAGAGTATACTATAGAGTATTCATGACAGGAAGTGGTGATGATGTTGATTCAGTTGGTTGGACTTTAATGCCACCACCACTACAATATGATGATGCACCATCAGAAGAAATTCTGTGGAAGGATTATTACTATGAAACTAGCGGATTGAACTTCAATGCATTCCAACTTAAGATTGTAATGAGATCTTCAAATCAAGCTAAAGTACCTTTAATCGCAGACTTACGTGCTATTTGCCTTGCAACATAATGAATCCAGACGACTTAATACCTGTTGATGGGAAAGAGGGTTGGTATCGGGATCCGAATACCAACGCTATAATCAATGCCAATCAATCAGAATATGATAAATACATGGCGACTTACAATAAGCGTCAGAAAGAAATTTCGGAAAAGAAGGCTTTACAAAATGATGTTTCTGAGTTAAAATCAGAGATAAGTGAGATAAAGTCACTCTTGAAAACGTTAGCTAACAAAACCGTATCATGACAGACCCAGTAGAAAAGGTATCGCAAGAAACGATGCTTGCTCAATTTAAAGAGCGTTTGCAAAATTTGGTGAATGAAAACCAAGAAGCAGCAAAGAAGATTAAAGATAATGAAGTAGTTGCTTTGAAACTACAAGGTGCTATTGAGGCACTGGAATATTATCAAGAAAATCCACCAACACCCGAAGTGGATAACGTAGATATACCTGGTGATGATATCACCGACCAAGAATAATTAAAGGGGGATTAAGTTCCCCCTTTTTAATGACATAAATAACTTGGAAGCATGTTTTATAGAGTTGTTCCAATAAAATGGCAAATAGAATACAGTTAAGACGAGGTGGTGCTCAGGAATGGGCAAACTCAAACCCTACATTGGCACAAGGTGAATTAGGGATAGAATTAGACACTGGTCGATTTAAAATTGGAGATGGCGTTACAGCGTGGAACTCTTTGAGGTACGAGAGACCCGTTGAATCAACATCTAATACCGCAAATACTTTAGTACAAAGAGACGCAGACGGTAATTTCGCTGCAGGTACTATAACATCAACTCTAATTGGTAATGCTTCAACTTCAACAAGACTTGCTTCAACTCGTCAGATTCAACTCTCCGACGACATTCAAGCTTCTGGTGTATTTGATGGTTCTACAAACTTAAACTTATCAACATCTTTAGAGCTGATTTCAACCTTACCACATTATGATGGTACTGGTACTGCAGAAGGAACGTATACTAAAGTTACTGTAGATGCTAAAGGAAGAATTAAAACAGCAACCAATCCAACTACTCTTGCCGCATATGGTTTAGATACAAGTATAGAAGGGTCTGGTGCTCAACCATATGATAATGATCTTAATGCGATAGCAAGTCTTACTACAACTGGATTTATTTCTAGAACTAGTTCTGGTGCTACGAGTACTAGAACAATTACTGGTACTGCTACAAGGATAGCTATTACTGAAGGTGCTGGTATTAATGATAACCCATCAATTGATCTTATCACGACTGCTGTTACTGCTGCTGAATATAATGCAGCATCACTAACATCAATTGCAGGTTCAGAAACTGTTAACACTAATAACTATATTGTTGATTCTTATGGTAGATTAACATCATCTGTAACTCTACCAATTGCAACGGCAACTCAGGGAACTACTGCAGCTGCATATAATAATGGATCAACATATTCTAGAAATGATCAGATAACAAATGCATCTAATCTCTATCAAGCTATTGCAGATGTAACTGCTGGAGCTGGAGCACCTACACATACAGATGCTACTGATGCTGGATCATGGAGATGGTTAGGTGCTAGTGCATCACCTCAGAAAGGACTTGCTTCATTTGACCAAGAAGATTTTGATGTATCTGCAGCAGGTCATGTTACATTCGCTGCTGGTGCTATTGATAATGATCAATTACAAAATAGTAGAATTTCCTTTGCTGACGGTAACTCTAAAGAGGACTTCGACCTAGATCAAGAACTAACTGCTACTACAGGATACCGTGGATTCAACTATCTCAACTATCTCAAGGTTAATGATACAAGTGGTAATCTACTGTTTGGGGCAAATAATACGGGTGATGGTGGTGCTGGAGAAGTTGATATTAACGCAAGACTTTATTTTAGTGATGCAGACATTACCCTCGATGGGGCGGTTGCACAAACTTTAGACAAGACTGGAGATGGTAATCTAACATTCCAGACTACACAGAACTCAACATCTGCTAGATCTTTAAGTATACTTGCAACTAACTCTGGTTCTGGTACAAGTACAGTAACTATTTCTGCAGAAGATGTAGTTGATATAGATGCATCAGATGCTGCTGGTAAAGTTCATGTAGAGAACTTAAGGTTCCAAGGTAACTACATGGGTGGTACTGGTGATATTTTAATTGACCCTAATGATGATAGGGATATCACTGGATTGGTAACTATACGAGGTAATTTACAAGTAGATGGAACAACGACAACCGTTAATTCAACAGTTACAACGTTGGATGATCCTATTATTACTCTTGGTGGCGATAGTGCTCCAGGTAGTGATGACAATAAGGATCGTGGAGTTGAGTTCCGTTACTATGACAGCTCAGCAAAAGTTGGATTCTTTGGCTACGATGATTCGTATTCAGATCTTGCAGGACATTCAGGGGGATTTAGATTCCTCTACGATGCCACAAATACCTCAGAAGTATTTGCTGGAACAGATGCAGGGGTCATCGGTGGAAACTTAAAACTTACAACTGGTACAGCATCTACTACTAATACTACTGGTGACTTAGTGGTCGCAGGTGGTGCTGGAATCGGTGGTAGTGTCAATATTGGTGGTTCAGTAGATATTGATACTAATCTCACTGTTCATGGTACAACTCTCCATGATGACAATATTGTTATCCAAGGTGCTTCTAAGGTTCTACAACTTAATAATGGTAGTGGAACTACTAGAGTAGAACTACAATCAACAACTGGTAATGCATCATTCTATGGTGTTGTTGATATAACTAACAACCTTAATATTAATGCAACCAAGTTTAATGTTGTAGCAGCATCTGGTAATACTGCTATTGCTGGTACTCTAACAGTATCTGATGAAACTATAGTTAAAGCAGACAATAAGACCTTCAAAGTTCAGACTGCTGCTGGAGTAGATAAGTTTGTTGTTGATACCGATAATGGTGATACTAATACTGAAGGTAAATTAAATGTTGCTGACCTAGTTCATTTTGAATCAACAGACAATCCTAATATTGTATCTGGTGCTCCACATACAATTGGGTCTGCTGACTACGGTGCATTAAGAGTAGATGGTGGTGGATACTTTGATAAGGACGTTCTGTTTAATGGTGACTTATATCTAAACGGTGACTTTAACCAGCAAGAAGACGCAACTGAGAACTATGGTTTAAGGAACTACCTATCTGTAAGATACAAACTCCGTACTGGTTCTGTTGCTGCATACACACCAAGTTATTCAAACCACAACACTTCTAACTTAAGAGTCTTTGGTGGTGCTGGTGTTAACACTTCATTACATGTTGGTGGTACTGGTTCTGGAGAAGGTTTCTTTGTAGGTAAGAAGAACTCTGGAGATTCAGTTAAGTTCCAAGTTCTAGGTGCTTCAGGAGATATCACATCTGAAGGTGATCTAGTACAAAATGGTAATTCGGAATTTAATGGTACTGTTGATGTTGATGCAGACTTTGCTGTTCGTTCTGGTACAACAGATAAATTCTTTGTTGATAATGCTACTGGTGATACGAATATAGAAGGTACATTAACTGCTGATGGACATGTAGAATTTAATACAACACTTAATGTTGATGGTGCTACTACATTACAAGATAACGTAACTATCAATGCTGACAATAAGGCGTTTAAGATACAGAACAATAGTAATGTAGATAAGTTTGTTGTTGATACAGATAATGGTAATACAGAAACACAAGGTACATTAACTGTACAAGGTCAAACAAATATTATTGATTCACTTGTAATTAATGCTGCTAACGAAAGTTTTGATGTTCAAAATGGATCTGCTGTATCTAAGTTCTCAATTGATACTGATAATGGTAACACAAATATCATTGGTACATTAACCGTTGGTGATGCTACACAGATTAATGATACATTCCAAACATCTGGTGTTAATACATTTACTGCTAACACGCAACAAACATTAACAGGATCATACGCTGCTGATGGTGCTATTAGATTAACTGGTGGTGCTGCTATTGGTAAGAATCTTGCGATTGGTGAAGGTTTAAGAGTATATGGTAATACAGAACTTAGTAGTGCATTAGATCTTAATGCTAGTGCTGATGTTTCAGGTAATTTTGTAATTAGTAATACTGATGAAGCAACATCTCTTGCAGATAATTCAGTTGCTCTTCAAGTTTCTGGTGGTGCAACGATTGATAAGAACACCTATATTGGTGGAAACTTTGTAGTTTATGATGGGACTAATACACGTTCAGCATTCACTGTAACTAATAGTTCAGGTGATGGTGAATTCCATAATGACCTTACAGTTGGAGGTAACTTAATAGTTAATGGATCAACAACTACTGTCAATAGTACGGTCACAACTCTCGATGACCCTATTATTACTCTGGGTGGTGACACAGCACCATCGTCTAACGATGCTAAGGATAGGGGTGTTGAGTTCCGTTACTACGACGGCTCTGCTAAAATTGGGTTCTTCGGATACGACAGATCAGCAAACCAATTCGCATTCCTAACAACTGTTACTAATACTGCTGAAGTAATGGCAGGAACAGATGGTGCTCTAAGAATTGGATCACTTAATGTAACTGGTGCTGGTACATCAGTTGATATTGACAACAACTTAAATGTTGATGGCACTGCAACAGTAGATGGTCAGATTATATCTAATCTTACTACTGGTACTGCTCCATTCTCTATTGCTTCTACTACTAAGGTTAACAACTTAAACGTTGATTACCTTGATAACATGACAACTGCAAGTGCTAATACAGCATCTACTGTTGTTAATCGTGATGGATCTGGAGACTTTGCTGCTAATCAAATCACTGCTGCGAGTGCTGCAGGTGCAGGTGCAGGTTTCTTAGGTAATGCATCTTCTGCTGATATATGGAAGACTGCTAGAGTATTAACAATTGATGGTGTTGTAAATGGTAATGTATCCATTGATGGTAGTGCTGCTGTTACTCTTACAACTACTTACGATGATGCTGATATAACTGCACTTGCTGCACAGTCTGGTACTGGGTACATGGTCAGGACTGCTGCAAACACTTATGCTCATAGAACATTTGGTGTAACAGCATCTTCTGGTATTACACTTACCAATGCTGATGGTATATCAGGTAACACAACAATTAACGTTGCTTCTGCATCATCCAACGCTGCAAATAACTTAGTCATACGTGACGCATCTGGTGACTTTGCTGCTAATGAGATTACTTCAGATTTAGTTGGTAACCTTACAGGTGCTACTTCTACTACTAAGGATCTTAATCCTGCTGCTGATAGCACATACGATCTTGGAACTAATACAGTTAGATGGCAAGGAATCTTTGCAGATGCTGCAAACATAACTGCTATTACTGGTGCGTTAACTGGTAACGTAACTGGTCAAGTTTCAGATATTTCTAATCATAATACTGGTGCTTTAACAGAAGGATCTAATCTTTACTACACTAATGAGCGTGTAGATGATAGAGTCAATGCTCTTATAGTTGCTGGTACAGGTATAACTAAGGTTTATGATGATGCTGCTGGAACGTATACTCTTACAGTTACACAGGCAGATGTTAATACCGATAATGTAACAGAAGGTTCTACTAACCTCTTTACTACTGCTGCAAGAACCAGAACACACTTCACATATGGTACTGGTATCACACATGATGGTTCAGGTGCTCTTTCTGTAACACAGGCAGACATTAACACAGATAATGTAACTGAAGGTTCAACCAATCTCTTTACAACTGCTGCTAGAACTAGAACTCACTTCACATATGGTACAGGTATTAAACTTGCTACTGCTGACATAGCAATAGACTTTACTGAGTTTAATACTGATAGCATAACTGAAGGATCATCTAATCTTTATTACACTGATGCTAGGGCAGACGCACGTATTGCTGCTGCTGATACTGGAGATCTTACTGAGGGTAGTAACCTTTACTACACAGACGCTAGAGCAGATGCACGTATTGCTGCTGCTGATACTGATGATTTATCTGAAGGTTCAACAAATCTTTATTATACAGACGCAAGAGCAAATGTAAGAGTTGCAGCTGCTACTGGAGCAAACTTAGATCTATCAAGTAAATCTACAACTAACCTTTCTGAAGGAACTAATCAATATTATACAGAAGCAAGAGTACAAGCAAAACTTGATAATGCATTTGAGCAATTGAGTGCAATGCTTAATAACCTTGCAACTTCAACTACATTGGTACTAAATCTATCTGGAGATCCTACTCCTGGATCTGTTGTAACACTTGGATCAATTGTTACTAATGGTGTTGGTGGATTTACTAATGCAACTGGAGTTGCTACGAGTGGAGGTACTGGTTCTGGGTTAACTGTTGATACTACTACAGTAGGTGGAGTGGTTAGTGCAATCGCTCTGAATGCTGCTGGTTCTGGATATGAAGTTGGTGATACTTTAACACTTACTAACCCCAACCTTGGTGGTGTTTCTACACTTAACCTTGGTACTTTGGTAGGTGGTACTGGATACGTCACAGCAACTGGAGTTGCTACATCATCCTCTGGATCAGGAACAGGTGCTACTGTTAACATTACTGCTACAAACGGTGTTCTTACCAACGTCTCAGTTAATGCTGCTGGATCTGGATATGCAAACGGTGAGACATTAACTATTGCTAACGCTAATTCATCTGGTGTCAAGACTCTTGGATCAATTGCTACTGCTGGTACTGGATACTCTGCAGGAACTGTTGCTACAGGAGCAAGTGGATCTGGTGCTGGACTAACAGTTTCTATTAGTGTTGATGGTTCGGGTGCTGTAACTGGTGCGACTATCGTTAACGATGGTTTGAACTATGCTGCTTCTGAAGTTATTACACTAACAAATGCTAATGCATCTGGTGTTAAAACTCTTGGAACTATCTCTGCTGCTGGTACTGGATATACTGAAGGAACTACAACTGGAGTTGCTACATCATCCTCTGGATCAGGAACAGGATTGACAGTTGATGTAACTGCTAATGCTAGTGGAAATGTTACTGCTGTTGCTATCAATGTTGATGGATTGAATTATGCAGCATCCGAAGTTATAACTATTACAGGTGGTGGTGGGGATGCTACTATCCCAGTTTCTGCTATACATGGTAATGGAGCAACAATCCCTGTTTCTGCTATACATGGCACAGGAGCTTCACTTAATACTTCAACTACCTTTACCAATGCTACATTCGCTCTATCTGACATCACAACGATGGAAGTTGGTGCAACTGTAACTGGTGGTACTTCAGGTTCAACAGGAGTTATCACTGCTCTAGGTGCTACTTCAGTTACCGTTGATAATGTTGATGGATTCTTCAAGAAAGGAGAAACCGTTGGTGCTAATGATGTTACTAACTTGACTATCCAATCATTCGCTTAAGATAAATGTCAGCTACAAGACCAGCAACTAAAACTGAGATAAAAGATTATGCTCTTCGTAGGTTAGGATATCCTACGATAGACATCAACGTTGCTACTGAGCAACTAGATGATCTTATTGAAGAAGCAATCGATTACTATCAGGAATATCATTATAATGGAAGTTATAAAACTTTCATGAGAGTTGAAGTTACACAGGCTATGTTGGATCAGGCAGAGGGATTTACTCAGGAAGGTTCAACTTCGTGGTATGGTGCAGACAATTATATTGATACACCTCCAGGAATGTTAGGTATCAATCATGTGTATACCAATATTGGTATGTCGAAAATGTCTGGTGGTAATATATTCAATATTAAATATCAACTCTTCTTGAATGATATGTACAATATGACGCATGGTCGTATTTTACATTACTTTATGACTTCTCAATATCTTGAGACTTTAGATTGGGTGACCAACTCTCAAGCAAATCGTAGAATTAAATGGAACGAGCAACAAGGTCGACTTTATATGGACTTTGATTGGAAAGATATATCACCAGGTGATTATATTATGGTTGATTGTAACATGCGTCAAGACCCAGAAACTTATACTTCTATGTACAATGATAACTGGTTGAAGGATTATGTGGAAGCACTTTTCCAACAACAGTGGGGTCGTAACTTAAGTAAGTATGATGGCATTCAAATGCTAGGTGGTGTTACACTTAATGGTCGTCAGATTCTTGAGGATGCATCAACCTTTAAAGTGGATCTTGAAAAAGAACTGCGTGATCGTTATGAGTTACCACCATTAGATCTAGTAGGTTAATGTATGGCATATTCAAATACACCAGCACAGGATTACGTTCAGTCAGACTATACTAATTCTGCAAGATTGAACATTAATGGTTCTGCTCAAGAGCAGAAGTTCATGGAAAACTTAGTTGTAGAGAGCATTGAAATTTACGGGCAAGATATTTACTACGTGCCGAGAACTATTGTCAACCGTGATACAGTCTTCGGAGAGGACTCTGATGGCAAATTTGAAAGTGCCAAAGCTATTCGTGCCTATGTCAATAATGTTGAAGGATGGGAAGGCCAAGGCGAGCTTCTTACGAAGTTTGGAATCCGCATCGAGGATAAGACAACGTTTATATTCTCCCGTGAAAAGTTTAAAGAAAAGGTTGATGACTCGACTGTACTCAATGTCGAAGGAAGACCCAACGAAGGGGATTTAATTTGGTTCCCACTAACAAAACATTTATTTGAAATTAAGTTTGTAGAAGTCGAACGTCCTTTCTATCAGTTAGGTAAAGGGTATGTTTGGGAATGTCAGTGCGAACTCTTCGAGTATAGTGACGAAGAGATTGATACTGGTCTCGCTGCTCTTGATGCTATAGAGACTAACTTTGCTAATGCTATTACAGTTGGTCTTGTTGCTGGTGGGTCAGGAGACTTTACTGTTGGTGAGACTGTAACTGGTGGAACATCTAATGTTACTGCTGAAGTTAAGTCTTGGGATTCTGGTACAAGGACACTTATTGTTATTAATCGCTCTGGTACGTTTACTATACCAGAGACAATTACAGGAGGTACATCCAGTGCATCTTGGACAACGGCTACATATAATACAGTAGATAATAAGAATATTACCTACGATCAAAACTACGAGTTTGAAACAGCTGACAACGATATTATCGACTTTAGCGAATCTAATCCATTTGGTACAGTTGCATCATCCACTGACTTGACAATCTAATGCTAGGAACCTATTCATATCACGAGATATTTAGAAAGACTATTGTAGCTTTCGGAACAATGTTTAACAACATTGAAATACGTCGCCAAGATGAGGTGATGAAAGTTCCATTGGCATATGGTCCTAAGCAGAAATTTTTAGCTCGTTTGGATCAGAACCCAGATCCTACAAACAAAAGGGTTCAAATTACTTTACCTAGATTATCATTTGAAATATCAGGTGTGTCTTATGATCCAGGTAGAAAGGTTTCACCTACACAAAAGATTAAATTTAAAAAGGATGTAAATGAAAACAAGAATGCTTTCATGCCCGTTCCATATAATATTAATTTTGAGTTAGCAATTATATCTAAAAATCAAGATGACGGATTACAAATCATTGAGCAAATTCTTCCGTACTTTCAACCTCATTATAATCTCTCAGTTAAACTCGCAACGACAATCGGGGAGACCAAGGATGTCCCAGTAGTTTTACAGGATATATCTTATGAGGATGACTATGAGGGAGACTTTGCAAATCGTAGAGCAATAATATATACACTTCAGTTTACTGCGAAAACTTATCTATACGGTCCTATTACGGATGCGAAGACTATCAAGAAGTCTATTACAGATTACTATACCAGTACAGATACAACCAAAGCACCAAGAGAGAAACGTTACACCGTTACTCCTACTGCGTTAACAGATCAGGATGGAGTGGGACTTACTACTCTTACTGCTGCAATGGATATAAATGATGGTATAATATCTGTAGCTAGTGTATCATCTCTAGAACAAGGAGTTGATATTCAGATTGGTACTGAGGTTATGCATATCAACAGAGTTGTTGGTAGCACCCTTCATGTCAGTCGAGGATGGAATAACACAACCATTGCAGGGCATCAGAACGGTGCAGCTATTCTCAAGATAGATGAGGATGATGCAGCACTACTTGATTCTGATGATGACTTTGGGTTTGGTGAGTTATTCTCAGACTATACTGATAATAAGAAACGCAATCCTGTTAGCGGTCAAGACGAAACAATTTAATTATGGCAAAAATTGAAACTCTTTATCCCACAGCCATGTATGTGGAAGATAGGATAGAGAACTTTGATGATGTTCAAAAAGAAATGGAAGAATGTCTAAAGGATGTTGAATATTCATTTCATGAAAGTTGGGGAACTCACTGGCTTTCTAATTTAGAATTTACTGAGAATAAACTATTACAATCTATGCCTTTATTTGCTGCAGAGTTATCTAAGCATATAGAGGCATATTGTAATACAATGAAGTTTTTTGATAAGACTTATGTTGAAATAATATCTTCATGGTTCTCTAAATTTGAAAAAGGTAACCATGCTCACATACACAATCATAAGGGTTCTGATATAAGTGGTGTGTATTATTTTAAAACTACTGGTGATGATGGTCATATATTCTTTACTACACCCAATCAGTATACTGAGATGAGTGATGTGTGGTCATCTGATAGGTTTAGTCATTCATCTGATGAAGGTAAATTACTTATATTTCCTTCATATTTAAAACATGGGGTTACTACTAACCTAACTAGTAGTACAAGAATAAGTTTTTCTTTTAATCTCAAAGTACATGAGTGGGTAAATGAATAAAGATTTCTCTGGATTAGACCAGGTATTTGGGGATGAACCAACCGATCTAGAACAACATGTAGAAAAAACAAAAGTTCTAAGAAAGAGTCAAACACCTGATGTGCAACAGGATTATGAAATTTCTCGTGCTCAGTTGCACAATCTAGTAATGAAAGGACAGGAGGCAGTAGATGGTATACTTGATGTGGCACGAGCAAGTGATCATCCTCGTGCTTATGAAGTTGCTGCAACGACAATCAAAGCAGTGGGAGATGTAGCAGATAAGTTGATAGACCTTCAAGGTAAGATGAAAGAGTTGGATAAGGAAGATAAGAAAGGTCCAACTAATGTAACCAATGCAATGTTTGTTGGGAGTACATCCGACTTACAGAAGATGTTAAAAAACATAAATAAGACAGAAGAAACAACATAGACACGACATGACAGTTCTCAACGTATTAAGTACCAACAGTGTGGCTGCTGGTGCTACCGAGTATCAAACGGTACAAACAGGATATTATAGAGTTGGTTCCACAGCAGGAGCTGCTACAGTTTCCTTTAATGGTGGTGCTGCAATTACTTTAGTTCAAAATGAATTCATTTTAATTAAAGGTGGTAAACCTGGTACAGCAAAGATCGTCAAGGCTATTGATGATGCAACTGCTGATTATTACGTTGGTGAGCACATTCAAGATACATCACATAATCACCCATTCTCTGTGGGAGATTTTATTGCGATTGTAGATGATAGTACATCTCCAACAATTGATAGTAACTTCCTTTCTGCTGGCACTGCTGGTAAAAAGATTACTGCAATTTCAACCAATAATGTATTAACTACTGATGTAGATTCTTCTAGTGCTAGTGCTGATTACACCTGGGCATCAGGTAGGAAAGCATTAATACAACGTGCTGTTAAGATAGTTGCTGCTACAAGTGCAGTTATTGTCGAAGAAGTTCAAGTGGTTGGAGGCTAAGATGCCTCTGGTTAATCAAAAGGCAGAGAAAATTGTTAGGGGTATGAAAAGACGTACCTCCGATTTTAAAAGACTCTATGGGAAACGTGACAAGGAAGTCATGTATGCGACTGCCAATAAGTTAGCTCAAAAAGAAAATCTTAAAGTTATGTACTATAAAGACTTTATCAAACTCGTTGAGGGTAACCCTACTACACGAATGCTCACCAAGTCTAAGACTAAGGTGACTGGTAATATTTCTGCGGATCGTGGTAGTTCAGAATCCAAGAATCGAGAGAAACGTAAAGGACTTGAAAAGGATTTAAAAAAGAAAGGTATTGGATATAAGAAGGGTGTAGGTGAATACAAATATAAATCTGATGATGGAAAAGAAGGGACTGGAAGAGAGGTCTCTTACCAAACAAGTAAACCTGATAAGATGAGTAAGCGTAGGTTTGGTAAAACGATGAGAAGATTAGGACGTAAGCATGGACAGGAATCAGTTATCACTAAGGATAAAAAGAAACCTGCAAGACTACATGACACCCAATCCAAGAAACCAGGTAAATCAATTAATCTAGGTAAGTCTGCACCAGGCAAACATCCCAAAGGAGATGGAGAAACTTCAGGGACTAAAGTCAGGTCAGGTAAACTATCTAAAACTTCTAAAGCAGCATACCATTACAAATAAGTAAATTTCTGGTAGGCAAATTAAATGACTGATTCTGAAAAGAAGTACAGGGAAGAGCTTGATCGCTATAGACAACTCTTAAATCGTCAAGCTAAGCAACAAGAGGAGAAGGGATTAAAACCATATAGTCACCCAGACCACTATGATAAATTGTGTTCAAAGGAGGATAATAGTAGTTAATTATACTTACGTGCTATAATAAATAAGTACATCATTGGGATTGAAAGATCATGCCCCAGACTCATTATACCGTAGGGTATCACGATGTTAATCGAAAGCATCACGAAATCTGCGAGTACGCTACAGATTCATACGAAGCAATAAAGCATTCACAAGAGGATGTTCCTATGTTAAAGGAGCATCCTTCTTTTGTTGACTACTGTACTAATAATACAGGGTTAGATTATCTTATGGGCATTGTGCCTATGGGACGTTAACTTATGACTACATTAATAATACGTCACAAGCATGAGATTATGTGGTGGATGAGTAGAATAACTATTATGCTTACCGCATTATTCTTATCATTTTCATTAGCACAATCTGCATATGCTACTGAGATACAAATGGGTTACAATGGCAATCTAGTCTTTGAACCCAATGAGGTTACAGTTAATGCAGGTGAGACAGTTACCTTTGTTAATAACGCATTACCTCCTCATAATATCATTGTAGATGGTAGAGCAGATCTATCAAGAGAAGCATTGATGTTTAGTCCTGGTGAGACACAAGAGATTGTATTTGCTGATACTGGAGACTTTAATTTTAAGTGTGCACCTCATGAAGGAGCTGGTATGAAAGGCGTTATACATGTTAAATAAATAACATTGCCTTGTATAAATTAAATGGCTACTGTAACACTTAAGTCATCAGACGGTTCAATAGAAACTTTTGAATGTGATGAAGAAACTCCTATATTAGAAGCTGCAGAAGAAGCAGGTATAGATCATCCATATTCTTGTCGTGCTGGTTCATGTTCTTCATGTTGTATGAAGCTTGAGGATGGTACAGTCAATCAGGAAGATCAATTCTTCTTAGATGATGATCAATTAGAATCTGGATTTGTTCTTACTTGCGTTGCACTACCAACTAGTGCTACAATAACCTTATTAACAGAGCAAGAAGAAAATCTTTAATGGCACAATTAAATGATTTCGAGCCCCTCGATTTTAAAAAAGAAGGTATTGTACTTGACTATAAAACTGCTGGCGTTGATATTGATGCTGGTAATAGTTTTGTAGAAGATCTTAAAACTAAAGTTCCTGGCCTTGGTGGCTTTGGAGGAATGATAAAGGTTCCCGTAGGATACGAGGAACCTATTTTAGTATCTGGAGCTGACGGTGTTGGAACTAAATTAAACATAGCACAGGTTGCGAATGACTTCACAACCATAGGTCAAGACTTAGTTGCTATGTGTGTTAACGATGTTATTACTTGTGGTGCTAATCCGTTATATTTTTTAGACTATATTTCTACTCAGAAATTAGATAATAATATAGCAGATATTATGATAGGAGTTTTAAAAGGATGTGAGATAGCAGGTATGGATCTCTTAGGTGGAGAGACTGCTGAACATCCAAGACAACTTCATTATGATATGGCAGGGTTCTGTACTGGTATAGTAGATAAGAAGGATATTGTAGATGGGTCTGCTATTAAACCAAGTGATAAAGTTATTGGTTTGGCAAGTAGTGGTCTTCATAGTAATGGATATAGTCTTGTTAACTATCTCTTGACTAGGCATCAGATATTTTATTCTGAACATCCTGAACTACTTACTCCCACTACCATCTATGCACCTGTAGTTAAGAAACTGTTGAAAGAGTTTGATGATATATTTGGTATGGCACATATCACAGGTGGTGGTATTCCTGAGAACTTACCCAGATGCTTACCAAAAGGATTGAAAGTAAATGTAGATTATAATGCATGGTCTGTACCAGAAATCTTTAAGAAGATTCAACTTAAAGGTAATGTTGAAGAATCTGAAATGAGAAGAGTATTTAACCTTGGTATTGGATACTGTGTAGTTGTTCCTGATAATATTAAGTATTATGTGATGGATGTTATTAGACAGGAAGGTATTGATTGTTGGGAGATAGGGGAAGTATATGAAGGGATATAGTAAAGAAGATATTAAAAGGATCTTGGGATCTTCTTGGCCTACTATGCCTGAAGACTATGAGACTGGTAATGAGATGAGAAAGAGAAAGGGTAGAGAGATGAGAGCAGGGAAAATACCTTATCCCACATACCCTGCAAAGAAGGTAGGTCCAAACTTTGATGAGAATGGAAAATATATTTACCCTGAAGGTAGTGGGTTTAATTATATGGAGAGACTGGATCCTAATTCTGAATGGGGTGGTAAAGTATCATGACTCAAGTAGTATGGTCAGTAATAATACTATTAACAATACTACTTGCAACTGTCACTTGGTATATCTACTATATACTTCGTATGGCCTATGCGGAGATGAATGATGGGAGCGATGACACCACCGAGTCGGAAGAGTTGTTACAACTTTCGAGTGACGAAAATAGACAAGGTGCTTGATGGTGATACTATCGATGTTACTATTGACCTCGGCTTTGATCTATACAAGAAAGAAAGAGTTAGAATTGCAGGAGTTGATACGCCAGAGAAGAGAACGAGAGATAAGGAAGAGAAGGCACTGGGAATAGATGCTACCAACTGGTTAAAAGAAAAACTTACTGAGACTATTAAAGGTGATGATGAACTCACTATTAGAACTGAACTTAAGGGTGGGGTTGGGAAGTATGGTAGGCTTCTTGGTTGGCTCTATGTTGGCGAATCTACTCTTTCACTAAATGAACAAATGATTACAGAGGGTTATGCTTGGGAATATGATGGCGGCACTAAACAGAAAGATTTTGAGGTCTTACGTGAAATTAGGAGATCGTTTGGGACTCTGGTCGAGTAACGATCAAGTAACACTCAACATAGAAGGTGTGACCACCAGACGTTTATATGCTGAGTGGATTATAACTAAAGAAGAATACGAGAATGAGTAAAACACAAGAGATATACTTAGGTAATCCTAATCTTAAAAAGGCTAATGTCGCATATGATTTTAGTAAAGATGATGTTGCCGAGTATTTAAAGTGTGCTAAGAATCCTGTATACTTTATAAGAAACTATATCAAAATTGTTTCTTTGGATGAAGGTGTCATACCCTTTACCATGTATGATTTTCAGGAAACAATGGTAGAAAGTTTTCATAAACATAGATTTAATATTGCTAAACTACCTAGACAGTCTGGTAAATCTACAATTGTAACAGCATATCTATTATGGTATGTACTCTTTAATGATAATGTAAATGTCGCAATCCTCGCAAACAAAGCAGCCACTGCAAGAGAAATGCTGGGCCGCTTACAACTTTCTTATGAGAATCTCCCTAAATGGATGCAACAGGGTATTGTCGGATGGAACAAAGGGAGCTTGGAGTTGGAGAACGGTAGTAAGATCTTGGCTGCTTCTACTTCTGCTAGTGCTGTACGGGGTATGTCCTTTAACATTATATTTCTGGACGAATTCGCATTCGTTCCGAATCATATTGCAGAGCAGTTTTTTAGTTCTGTGTATCCTACTATATCTTCTGGTCAAAAAACAAAAGTTATTATTATTTCTACCCCTCATGGGATGAATATGTTTTACAAACTCTGGCATGATGCAGAACGTAAAGCAAATGAATATATTCCTACAGAAGTACATTGGTCTCAAGTTCCTGGTAGGGATGAGGTATGGAAGGAACAAACTATTAGAAATACTTCTGAACAACAGTTCAGAGTTGAGTTTGATTGTGAGTTCTTAGGATCAGTTGATACTCTTATTAGTCCAAGTAAGTTGAGGATCATGCCCTATGAGGATCCCATTAAACAAAATAGGGGGTTGGCAGTTTATGAACAAACAGTTGAAGATCATAACTATATTGTTACTGTTGATGTATCACGTGGTATTGGTGGGGATTACTCTGCGTTTTGTGTCATGGATACAACTACACTACCGTATACTTTAGTTGCAAGATATAAAAATAATGAAATTAAACCTATTATATTACCTAACATTATAGTTGATGTAGCTAAGAATTATAATAATGCTTACATACTCTGTGAGGTAAATGATATTGGAGGACAGGTAGCAGACATCATTCAGTACGATTTAGAATATGAAAATTTATTGATGGTTGCTATGAGAGGTAGAGCAGGGCAACAACTTGGACAGGGATTCTCAGGTAAGAAGACACAACTTGGTGTGAAGATGAGTACTGCTGTTAAACAAGTTGGATGCTCTAACCTTAAAGCATTAATAGAAGATGATAAATTAATCATTAAAGATTATGATACTATTGCAGAATTGACTACCTTTATTCAGAAGGGTCAATCATTCCAAGCAGAAGACGGATGTCATGACGATCTTGCTATGTGTTTGGTTATGTTTGCGTGGATGGCTATGCAAGAGTACTTTAAAGAGATGCACGATAATGATGTAAGAGCTAGAATATATGCGGATCAAAGAGATTCAATAGAACAAGACATGGCCCCATTTGGGTTTATCAATGACGGTCAAGAGGAAGATGTCATCGTAGATGCTCAAGGAGAACGATGGGAAGTTGCGGAATATGGTGACGTACAACACATGCTAGACTTTAGGTGAGTATTCAAAAATATAAATAATCTTAGTCTAACCAAATCGGGATTTAATCGGAGTTTATAAACATGGCAGCCAATCAATCATCGCCAGGTATAGTTGTTCAGGAAAGAGACCTGACCACTATTACCAGCTTAGCAACAGCAAATGTGGGTGTATTAGCAGCTCCATTTGAATTAGGTCCTGTTGAAGAGGTAGTTCAGGTCTCGTCTGAAAGAGGTTTGGCAGAAATATTTGGAGAGCCTAACGAGTATAACTATGAGTATTGGTTTACTGCGTCACAGTATCTTGCATACGGTGGTGTTCTTAAAACAATTAGGGTTGCATCTACTGCACTGAAGAATGGTGTTAATACAGGTACTGCTCCACTGATTAAAAATATTGATGATTATGAAGCAAATTACGAGGCTAGTGCTAACGGTTGGGAATTTGCTGCAAGAACTCCTGGTAGTAAAGGTAACTCGATTGGTGTATTTGTAACAGATGCTGGTGCTGACCAGATTGCTGTTCTCCCTGCTCCTGGTTCAGGTAACGAGCATGAGTTTGTAGCAGACGCTGCAGTATCTGCTGCTTCTGGTGCTGCTGGTAAAGTATTTAAATATAGTATATTATTAACAGTTGATACTGTTGTTGGATCATTTACTCCTGGAGCAACTACAACAATTAACATTGGTGGTTCTCAAGAATCAGTTGATGTTCTTGCTTATGACGCTGCTAATAAGAAACTTGAAATTGGTCTTCCTAGTGGTGGTGTAACAGGTATTCTTACTGATGATCAAGTAATCACACAGGGTACTAACACTGCTGCAATTAATGCAACTATCGAACGTCGTCTATACGTTGGTTTAGATAACGCTAGTATTGAGTTTGTTGCTACTGATAGCATTCAAGATACTAACTCAACCGCAATTGCAATAGATTCAGTTCGTGGTGAGTACGCAGAGCGTGAGTATCTTCCTGGATTTAAGTGGATTAATGCTGGTGTCCGTCCTGGAACTTCTCAGTATGCAACAGCTGCTGGTGGTAGAAACGATGAAATTCATGTTCTTGTAATTGACGTTGATGGTAAAATCACTGGTACTGCTGGTGCAGTTCTTGAGAAATTTGTTGGTCTATCTAAAGCAGTTGATGCTAAGACTTCAGTTGGTGAAACAAACTACTACCCAACAGTAATTAAGCAAAGATCTGGTTACATCTATTGGGGATCACACGAAGCAACAGGATTTGCTGCAACTGGTACTTCATCTGATGGAGATTGGGGTCAGGATGCTGCACGTCAGTTTAACTTACTACGTTCATCTGGTGGTACTACAGATTTCCCTGGTGGAGTTACAACAGTTGGTTCTAAAAATAATGCAACATGGTACTATCGTTTAGTAAGTGGTGCTGACTATACAGTTGCTGGAACTAACTATACTGTAGGTAGTTCTGATGTTCAATCAGCATATGAATTAGTTTCTGACCCTGAGTCACAAACAATCGACTTCATCCTTACTGGACCTTCTGGTGCTGATGATGCTTCCGCTATCGCTAAGATAACTTCACTGGTTAACATCGTTGAAGAGCGTAGAGATTGCATGTTATTTGTTTCTCCACGTAGAGCAAACGTTGTTGGTGTAAGTAACACAGGTACTGCAACAAATAACCTTGTTGATTTCTTTGATCAACTTCCAAGTTCTTCTTACGTTGTATTCGATTCTGGATACAAGTACATGTATGACAAGTACAATGATGTATATCGCTACGTTCCATGTAACGGTGACATTGCTGGACTATGTTTACAGACAACAGAAGTTGCAGAACCTTGGTTCTCACCTGCTGGTTTCCAACGTGGTGGTATAAGAAATGCAATCAAACTTGCATACACACCTAACAAGACTCAGCGTGATACACTATACAGTTCAAGGATTAACCCAATAGTCGCATTCCCAGGACAAGGAATTGTTCTTTACGGTGATAAGACTGCACAATCATTTGCTAGTGCATTCGACAGAATTAACGTTCGTCGTCTGTTCCTTACAATTGAGCGTGTTATTGGTGGTGCTGCTAAGTCACAACTCTTCGAGCAAAACGATGAAGCACAAAGAGGTTTATTCCTTAACATCGTCGAACCATACATGAGAGATGTACAAGGTCGTCGTGGTGTAACTGACTTCTTAGTCAAGTGTGACGAGAGTAATAACCCAGCTGATGCAGTTGATCGTGGTGAATTCTACGCAGAAGTATATGTTAAGCCAACACGTACTATCAACTTCATTACACTAACATTTGTTGCTACACGTACAGGTGTTTCCTTCGCTGAGGTTGCAAGCTAAATAATTTCGAGTTCGAGATGGATTCAAATAGCGGAGTTTTCTCCGCTATTTTTATGTCTAAAAATATTAATAATACTAAATATAAACGAAAGGTTTTAACGTTAGGAATTTTCTCATGGCTCAAAGAGGTAATATTGATACATTCAAATCGAATGTATACTCAGATTTCGCAAGACCCAATCTGTTCCAGGTGGATATAAATTTTCCTACTGACATTGGAGTAACTAATGCAGCAGCATTAAAAACATTAGGAAACTTTGTTGTTAGAGCAGCGAACTTACCAGCATCACAGATAGGTGTTGTTGAAGTTCCTTTTAGAGGACGTGTTTTGAAACTTGCTGGAGATCGTACATTTGAACCTTGGACAATTACAATTCAGAACGATAGCGACTTTCAATTGAGAACTGCATTTGAAACTTGGATGCAGAAGATACAAGAGTATGATGAAAACTATACTGCTGTTGCAACATCTACTACTAGTACTAGTAATACAGTTGGTTACTTTGCAGATATGGATGTTCATCAGTTATCTAGAAATGAAAAAGGTACTGCTAGTGGAACTACTGGAGGACAAGATACATCACATAAAGTGATTAAGTCTTATAAGTTCTTCCAATGCTTCCCAAGCAATATTGCAGCAATAGATTTGGACTTCGGAAATAATGATGCTGTTGAAGAATTCACTGTAGAGTTACAAGTCCAGTACTGGAAGCCAACAGCAGTTGCTTCATAAGTAGCGTTCTGGAAATTGTCTAAATAGAGTAGGAACAATAAGTTTTAAATAATGTCGCAGCTCTTTGGATTTAGTTTAGAGAGGGCAAAGAAGGTTCCCAAGGGGCCTTCTTTTGTTCAAAAGGATAGTCTAGATGGATCACAACCTATCGTAGGTGGTGGTTACTATGGCTATTCGGTTGATTTTGATGGTACAGTTCGTAATGATTATGAACTCATCACCCGATATAGGGAGATGGTTTTACAACCAGAATGTGATAGTGCAGTTGATGATGTAGTTAACGAGACTATCTGTGGTAATTTCGATGATGTTCCTATAGCAGTAGAGCTATCAAATCTAAAACAATCAGAAAAAATTAAGAAGTTGATACGTGAGGAGTTCGATGAAATCCTCCGTCTTCTTGATTTTGATAATAGATCTTACGAAATCTTCCGTCGATGGTATGTTGATGGGAGATTATTTTTTCATAAAGTAATCGATCCTAAAAACCCTAGAGGTGGGATGATCGAACTTAGATATATTGACCCTCGTAAGATTCGCAAGGTAACTGAGTATGAGGAAAAGAAACCTGGTGAGTTAAGAGGTGTTGATCTTAATACTCAACTTACACAGAAGTCAGCATCATATTTCTTATACAATCCAAAAGGATTGAAGAATAGTACCAACCAAGGTATGAGGATTGCTCCTGATTCTGTGACATATTGTCACTCTGGTATACAAGATCTCAACAAGAATATGGTCTTGTCTCATTTGCATAAAGCAATTAAGGCAGTCAATCAGTTAAGAATGATTGAAGACTCTCTTGTTATCTACAGATTATCAAGAGCACCAGAAAGAAGAATTTTTTATATTGATGTAGGTAACCTTCCAAAGAATAAAGCGGAACAATACTTACGTGAAGTAATGGGTCGTTACAGGAACAAACTTGTATACGATGCAAACACTGGTGAGATAAAGGATGACAAGAAGTTCATGTCCATGTTGGAAGACTTCTGGTTACCTAGAAGAGAAGGTGGAAGAGGAACTGAGATTACTACATTACCTGGTGGTCAGAACCTTGGAGAACTAGAAGACGTTAAGTACTTCCAGAAGAAACTATACAAATCACTGAACGTTCCTAACTCAAGATTAGAGACAGAGACTACATTTAACATTGGTCGTGCTGCTGAGATCACAAGAGATGAGGTTAAGTTCCAGAAGTTTGTAGCAAGACTGCGTAAGAGATTTGGTGAATTATTCATAGATCTCCTTAAAACACAATTAGTTTTAAAGGGTATTGTTTCCATTGAAGAATGGGAAGAGATGAAAGAGCACATTCAATTCGATTATATTGCTGATAACTATTTCACAGAACTAAAAGAGATAGAAATCCGTAACGAAAGAATGAATGAAGTTAACCAAATAGATCCTTATGTTGGTAAATACTTCTCTATTGAGTATGTCAGGAAGCAGGTTCTTAAACAAACTGATATCGAAGTTAAAGAAATTGATAAGCAAATCGAAAGGGAAATGGCAGAAGGTTTAATATCCGATCCTGCAATGGAAATGGAGATGATGCAAGCTGGTGAAGTTGGTCCTGGAGGTACTCCTGCAGCTCCAGATGGTGCTCTTGCACCAGACTCATCTTCCGTAGTTACACCTGCTGATCAGCGCAAAGGTGAATTTTAGATAAATAAATAAGAAAGTGGAGTTATTATGCCTAGTGAAATAGCACAATCTATTGTGAATAGTATCTTTGCCGATGAGAAATCTAAGGCAATAGAGACAACTAATGATGCTTTGAGTGCAGCTACCTATGATGCAATTCAAGCAAAGAAGCTTGAGTTTGCTAAGGACTGGGGTTTCGACCTTGGTGATACAGGACAAGCTGCTGCAGATGATATTGCTGCCAAAGTTTCTGATGGTCAAGAACCACCAGAGCTTGCACCTACTGCTGGTGAAATAGCAAATCAAGAAGCAGAACAGGAAGAAGTTCCTGATCCACTACCACCAAATACCGCAGTGGTAGATTCTATCGAACCTATAGAGGAACCAACAGATGAGACTAATAGCTGAAGAAATAACCGAAGTTAACTTTTTATCCGAAGAAAAGGATGGGAAGAAGTCACACTTTATAGAAGGTGTCTTTCTACAGGCAGAGATATCAAATAAGAATGGTCGCAGGTATCCATTCAAAACTCTCGAAAGAGAAGTTGCTAAATATGATGAGGGTTATATCCGTAAGGGTCGTGCTCTTGGTGAGTTAGGACATCCCGATGGACCTTCCATCAATCTGGATAAAGTATCTCACAAAATAGAATCTCTTAAAGCAGAAGGTAATAACTTTATTGGACGTGCAAAGATTCTTGATACACCTATGGGCAACATTGCCAAGTCATTACTCGATGAGGGTGTGAGTCTTGGTGTTTCTAGTCGTGGTATGGGTTCTCTTCGTAAAGAAGGTAACACTAATATAGTACAGGATGACTTTATGCTTGCAACTGCTGCCGATATAGTAGCAGATCCATCAGCACCAGATGCTTTTGTTGATGGAATTATGGAAGGAAAGGAATGGGTTTGGGATAATGGACTACTAAAAGAGTCTGCAGTTACTCAAATCAAGAAAGAAATTGATCAAGCAACTCTTATAAACATTCAAGAACGGAAGGTTTCCGCATTTGACAAGTTTTTAAGAAGTTTGTAATTTATAAATAAACATAGACAAACGCTAATACGACGGAGTTTAAACAAATGTCTGAGACCTCTACTAAAGAGTTAGATTCAATGGAAAACGTGACTGAAGACGCAGCTACTGGTTCTACAGCAATCAAGAAAGGCGCAACTGCAGGAGAAAAAATCGATACTTCTGGAGCAAAACATACTAATATTGGTGGAACAGATAGTTCATCGGAAGAAGGTGCTAAGGGTACGAAGAACCTTGGTGCATCTGCTGCTGGATCTACTTCTGTTGAAGGAGATAAGTCAATTAAGACTAAGCCTTCTGACGCAGGTACTGGTAACGTAGGTGCTGCTTTGTCTAATAAGATCTTCGATTCGGAAGAGAAAGATGGGGAAACAATCCAAGAAGAGCCAAGCACTGAAGAAGCCAAGTACGACTTTAGTGAAGATGTTGACGCTCTTGTCGCTGGTGAAGAACTCTCAGAAGACTTCCGAGTAAAAGCGAAGACACTTTTTGAGGCGGTTGTTACTCAAAGAGTTAACGAAGAGACTAAAACTCTTCAAGAGGCTTATGAATCTGCCTTGACTGAAGAAGTCGAAAAGGTTAAAACAGAATTGGCCGAGAAGGTTGATGACTACATCTCTTATGCTGCAAAGCAGTGGTTGGAAGAAAACGCACTTGCTGTAGAGCATGGTATCAGAGTGGAGATGGCAGAATCATTTACTGAAGGGCTCAAAAAGTTATTCGTGGAACAGAACTTTACTGTTCCCGAAGAAAAATTCAACCTACTTGACGGTATGGCTGAAGAGTTAAATGGTATGGAAACAAAGCTCAACGAACAGATCGACACCAACGTCTCATTGAATAAGAGAATTGGTGAGTTTGTTAAAATGGAAATTGTGAACGAATGTGCTACTGGACTTGCTGAAACCCAAAAGGAGAAGCTTGTTTCATTGGCAGAAGGGGTTGAGTTTGAAAATGAATCAGACTTTAAAAAGAAAGTCGAAACTATCAAGGAATCATACTTCACTAGGAAGGCTGAGTCTGCAGAAACTGCAGTCGAACCCACCGAAGAAGCTTCTGCACCTTTGGTAGAAAACAACGAAACTGGCACGATGTCTAAGTACGTCGATGCGATTTCTCGTTGGTCCAAATAATAAATCACTTTAAGGAATTATAAAACTAATGTCTAACATTAAACAACTCCAAGAAAAGTGGGCCCCTGTTCTTAATCACGATGCTCTTCCAGAGATCGAGGATACTTATAAGAAAGGCGTTGTAGCCCAACTTCTTGAAAACCAGGAAAAAGCACAGATCGAAGAAGGAAACATTCTTAACGAAACTCTTCAGACTGTAGGTACAGGTGGATATGGTGCTGGTAGTACCGCCACAGGTCCAGTTGCTGGTTTCGACCCCGTTCTAATCAGTCTTATCCGTCGTTCAATGCCTAAGCTAATTGCTTATGACATTGCTGGTGTTCAACCAATGACAGGTCCAACAGGACTTATCTTTGCGATGAGAACCAACTACGGTACAGAAAGAGATGCTACAGACTCTGATTACAGAGAGGCATTCTTCAATGAGCCTAACGCTGGATTCTCTGGTGGCCCAGGTAATCGTCTTGCTGACTATGATCCTAGTGCTTCTGGTTCTGCAATCAACGATGCTGAAGGTACTAACCCTGCATTGCTTAACGACTCTTCACCAGGAACTTACGAGTTAACAGGTGATGCCACTGGAATGGCAACAACCACTGCTGAAGCACTGGATGACAGCTCTGCTGCAACAGCCTTCAGAGAAATGGGTTTCTCAATCGAGAAAGTAACAGTTACTGCGAAGTCACGTGCTTTAAAGGCTGAGTACTCAATCGAACTAGCTCAAGACTTGAAAGCAATTCATGGTCTAGATGCCGAGCAAGAGTTATCAAACATTCTCTCAACAGAGATACTTGCTGAAATCAACAGAGAAGTTGTTCGTACTATCTACGTTAATGCTGTAGAAGGTGCTCAGAACAATACTGCTGATGCTGGTATATTTGACCTAGACGTTGACTCCAATGGTAGATGGTCAGTTGAGAAGTTCAAAGGACTACTCTTCCAAATCGAAAGAGATGCTAACGCTATCGGACAGCAAACTCGTCGTGGAAAGGGCAACATCTTGGTCTGTTCTGCAGACGTTGCTTCTGCTCTAGGAATGGCTGGTGTACTTGATTACACTCCTGCTCTTAATGGCAACAACGCTCTTACTGGTGTTGATGATACTGCAAGCACACTTGTTGGTACTCTTAACGGTAAGATCAAGGTTTATGTTGATCCTTATTCTGCTAACGTTGCTGACAAGCACTTCTACGTTGCTGGATACAAAGGTACTTCACCTTATGACGCTGGATTATTCTATTGCCCATATGTACCTCTACAGCAGGTCAGAGCAATTAATCCTAACACCTTCCAACCAAAAATTGGCTTTAAGACTCGTTACGGAATGGTTTCTAACCCATTTGCTCAAGGTCTTACACAAGGTTCTGGTGCTCTTACAGCTAACACCAACAAGTACTACAGACGTGTACAAGTTGCAAACATAATGTAATGTGATTCTTTTCACACATTTTAAAGAGACCCCAAAGGGGTCTCTTTTTTTATGCTAAATAGATTAGTTTGACTAAAAATAATGACAAGCTTGATTGATCCAAAGAAATATACTGAGACAGTGGGGCGTTTACGCTCCTTTTTTTTAGCCAAAGGATTCTATGAAGTACATACACAAAACCGTTTAAGTATACTTGCTGCTTGTGAAGATCCAGAAACAGTAGCAACATATAATTACGGTGGTAATATATGGCCACTACCACAAACAGGTCAGATGTGGCTTGAACATGAATTACTTTCTAACCCTTCAGCAGAAGGGTTTTTCTGTGTCTCAACGTCTTATAGGGCAGAACCAAACCCAGTACCAGGAAGACATGAAACGATCTTCCCTATGTTTGAGTTTGAAATGAAGGGGGATGTAGAAGATCTTAAGAGCATGGAGATTGATCTATGCAAATATCTAGGACTTCCTGAGTTAGATATAGAAACTTATGAAGACTGGTCTAATAAATTCAACACGAAAGAACTAGACCATGACCATGAAAAGGCAATTGGTTCTGGTATGATTACAGAGTTCCCTGAATGGACATCACCTTTCTGGAACATGTCTAGGAACGATGATGGAACCAGTAGAAAGATTGATGTTATCTTAGGTGGCATGGAAACCATTGGTAGTGCAGAACGCAGTACTGATAAAGAACAGATGCGTAATACCTTCTACACCATATCTGATGGTGGGTATGCTCAACTTATTATCGATAAGTTTGGTAGAAGTAGAGTAGAGAAAGAACTAGAAGACTTCCTCTCATTTGATTTCTTCCCTCGTTCTGGAGGTGGGATAGGAGTCCAACGTCTAATGTCAGCCCTTTCATAGGGCTACATTGTGAGGTGACGAAATTGGTAAACGTGTCAGTCTGTTTAACTGATGTTCCTGGCGGGACTTGAAGGTTCGACTCCTTCCCTCACAGTTTATGCATATATAATATACTTGATATTTATTATGAATCATAGGGTAGTTGATAATTTTTTAACCCATCATGAGTTGGCACATCTACAAGAAGTATATCTTGAAGATGACTTTCCTTGGTTTTGGGGACCAACAACTGTACCTTATGAGGGATCCAATTGTGAAAATGAATTAGATAACTATCAATTCTACCATCCATTTTATGTTCCAGGAATGTATAATAATACACCGTACTGGAACATACTCGATCCTATAATAAAAAAACTTGGTGTTAGATCTCTTCTAAGAATAAAGGGAAACTTAACTACAAGAACTACAGAAATAGTTGAACATGGATATCATGTAGATTTTAAATGGGATGATTCTTTAACAGCAATTTACTATGTTAATAGTAATGATGGGTATACCATATTTGAAGATGGTACTAAAATAGAAAGTGTAGAGAACCGTATTGTCATCTTCCCAGTCCATCATAAACATAGTGGTACTAGTTGTACTAACGAAAAAAGAAGAGTTATTATTAATTTCAATTACTTCTAAATAGTCCGTAACCTTTCTCAACATTATGATATTTTTAATCTCAATAATGTCATTTGCAAACTTTGTATTTTATCCTTTAGTGATAGGATGTATAGTTGCATTCGTTATTGAATCTATTTTCAGAGCACAAGATAAAGCACCTCAAGTGCTTCGATCTATGGCAGTTAGAAAGTACTTCTGGAGACAAGCATGGTTATTCAACATCATTTGGTTTGTTGGATATTTTATATTGTTGATAACAAATAGACCAGGCACACAAGCAATGCCTGATATGATATGGCAGGGTTAAATGATGCAATTTCATGAAAAGGATATATCACGTATACTACATGCATGTGAGTATTACAGAAGCATTGTGAGAAGTCAGGATGAGGATCTTGCTTCTAAGTATGATAAGGTTATACATAAAATACATAGTTATAAAGAAGAAATGGAATGCCCAAACTGTTGGGATCCAGAATCGGTATGTAATTTACACTTATGAAATACACAGATTTTAAAGAACCTAAGTACGGTTCTAATAAAGAGGGGATAGAAGTTATAGGTGGTGGAAAAGAGAAAGATTTCACCTTAGACATACTATCAGATAAAATTCATTATTACCATGCTGCTATATCAGCAAAGGAAGCTAGGTCTCTTTTAGAAAAGGAAGTTAAAGAATGGGAAGTTAAAAAAAATATATCCGATGTAGATTTTTGGCTGAACTACTTACCAGAATTAACAATATTCCTTTCTAGACAACCTTTATCTAAGGTAAGGAAGTGGATTGAAGATAAATAATGTTTGTAACCTTGTTTCCATTTTTGTTAACTGCACTGTTAGTAACAGGAATGCACATGGCATGGCCGCTTAAGCATCGAGGATAATGGCAAATTGGTATCAGGACCAACTTACAAATAAGAATTTCTTATCACCTATAGGATTTGTCTTCTTGCTTGAGAAAGCGAGGAAGACTTCTTTCTTGTGTCAGAAAGCAGAGATACCATCAATAACTTTAGGTAAAGTTGATATTCCTACTAGGGGTATGGTTTCAATTCCTATAGAAGGTAATGTACAATATGGGGAATTGAATATAGAATTTATTGTTGATGAGGATCTTAGAAATTATATGGAACTCCATAATTGGATAAGAGCTCTTGGTGTTCCACAAGGAGATGCTGTATCAACTGAAGCATTTAAAAATGCCCATAGAAATCCAAGGATACCAACAGGTCAATATAAGGGATATAATGATTATAGATATTCAGATGCAACGTTACAAGTATTGAATAATAATAATTTAGTTAACTTTGATGTAGTATTTAAAGATGTATTTCCAGTAGCATTATCCACTATGCCCTTTGATGTTACTGGAACGGATAATGATTATTTAACAGCTACAGCAACCTTCGAGTATGTACTGTACGAAGTCAGAGAAACGAACCAACAGAAATTGAGGTAGTTGCAAAATTTCTAGATCTGTGGTACTATTGAAAGACTATACATATTGTGGTATGGGAGGTCTAGGGAATGGCATTAAGAAAAGGAGATCGGTTGCCTAAGCAACCAAAGAAAAAACCTATCACAGAATGGGATGATTCTAACTGGAGACAGGAAGCAAAGGGTTACACCACCAACACTCTCCATCTAGAGTTGCTTGAGAATGGACCTAAGAGTCTATCTCAATCATGGATAATGAATGCTTTAAAGCAAAAGTGGATGAAGATGAAAGGGTATGCTCATCCAGAACCACCTGATGTATCATCATCGATGAAAGAATTTTTTGCAAAAACTAAAGATCAAGGTATATGATATTCTGGATTGGTTTCACCCTCATGTTTTTCAATGAGGGTTTTGTTATGATGAGACATGTATCACCGTGGTTCTCAAAGCAAAGAGATAAGTTTATTGATAAGTATGGTGCTAATGTATGGTACAGATTTCACGGTACATTAGATTATACTTGGATAGGACTTGTGACAATTGGATTGATAGTTAATCCTAATAAGTTATTACACATAGCAGCATTAGTAGCATTTTGGACTACTTCATTTTTAATATTCTATGCACCAAGGTGGATTAAAAGATAATGAATTTAGAAAATCTTCAGGAGATGTGGAAGACTGATAGTATCATAGATACTGAGAAGTATGGTGAAGAATCAGTAAGGATACCTCAACTCCATATGAGATATATGGAGTTTTTTAATACCTTCTCTCTAATGAAAAAAGATAGAGAGTCTGAAATGAGAATGATGGTTAGAGATAAATGGGTATTTTATAAAGGGAAAGCACCAGCAAGTGTATACAAAGAAGTACCGTTTGATTTAAAACTTACTACAAACGATGAGATTAAAATGTTTATTGCTGCTGATGATGAGGTCAGAAAGCTACAACTGAAGATCGACTATATAGAACAAACGATCTTCTTTCTTGATGGTGTGTTACGTCAAATTAATGGCCGTAACTACCAAATTAAAAATGCTATTGAGTGGGAGAGATTTCAAAGTGGAATGTAAATCATGGCAGATCTCGTTATTCAGAAGAAGAACGAAGTTTATTTAAAGATACAAGCAGAGCCTCATCTCCACAAAGAGGCAGCAGAATATTTTACATTTGAAATACCTTCTGCAAAATACATGCAGAAGACAAGAAGATATAAAGGTTGGGACGGTAAAGTAAGATTATACTCACCTGCTACTGGAGAGATCTATTGCGGTTTAATAAATTATCTAACTGACTGGGCAAAGGAAAAGGGATATCATTATGAGTATTTGGAATCTCAACACTTTGGTCATCCCAAGGATCAGAATGATCTAATAACTCCTGAGTCTGTAGTTGGATTTGTAAAAGCTTTACGTCTTCCTGTAAAGGTTCGGGACTACCAGTACGCAGCAATATACGAGTCCCTACGATACAACAGAGCACTCCTATTGTCGCCAACTGCAAGCGGGAAAAGCCTAATGATTTATTCATTGGTTCGATTTCATGTGAATGTTAAAAGGAATGTACTTATTATAGTACCAACTACCTCTCTTGTCGAACAAATGTATAAAGACTTTAAAGAGTATGGTTGGAATGTTAAAGATCATTGCCATAGAATTTATGGTGGTAAAGAAAAGTATACAGACCATGATGTAGTTATATCAACTTGGCAATCAATTTATAAGGAACCACGTAAATGGTTTGAAAGGTTTGATGTTGTGATTGGTGATGAGGCTCATTTATTTAAAGCTAAATCGCTTACTGCAATTATGAATAAGTTGCATAGTTGTAAATATCGTATTGGATTTACTGGTACTTTAGATGGTACTGAATGTAATCAGTTAGTGTTGGAAGGTGTGTTTGGTAAATGTTCTAAGATTACTAGGACATCTGATCTAATGAAGAAGGGGTATGTTGCTAAGTTAAAGGTGGAGGTTATTGTATTAAAACATGATGAACAAATCTTTGAAGGGTATCAAGATGAAATGGAATATCTTTGTGAGCATGAACAACGTAATCATTTTATCCGTAACCTAGTATGTGATCTTAAGGGAAACACATTGGTACTATTCAACTACGTGGAGAAGCACGGGCTACCTTTGTATGAGATGATAAATAGTCATACCGACAGACCAGTACATTTAGTTTATGGTGGAGTGGATGTCGATGACCGAGAACAAATTCGTAAATTAGTAGAACATGAAAACAACTCAATTATTGTTGCCTCTTATGGCACTTTCAGTACTGGGATTAACATTAGGCGGTTGCACAACCTCGTCTTCGCCAGTCCCTCCAAGTCCAGAGTCCGTAATCTCCAATCAATTGGAAGGGTTCTCAGGAATTCCAGAGACAAAGTAGAAGCAACTTTATATGATATAGCTGACGATATTAGTAGAGATAATGGGAAGAACTATACTCTTCTCCATCTCTTTGAAAGATTGAAAATATATAAAGAAGAAAATTTTAATTATGAAATTGTAGAGATTAAACTCAAACCTCATGGCAATTAATTACGCTAGACATGAAGAAGAATTTCATGGAGTTTTCAAACTCGTCAGTGGAGAGGAAGTGCTTGCCAAGGCTGTATTAACAAATGAAAATGAAGAGACTCTATGTTTTCTTCAAGACCCTGTATGTATACAAGTGGTCAATCAGGATATGGGTAAAGGGAAAATGATGAGAGGTATGGGATTTCACAAGTGGATGCAATTATCTGATGAAGACTTTTTTATAGTTAGAGAAAAGGATGTGTTAAGTGTTGCCTCTATGTCTAAAGAAGTTATGTTTATGTATGAAGGATTTTTAGCGAACGAGGAAGCACCACATAAAACAGCCGAGCGTACGGCTCGTAGAGAAACAGAATTAAAAAAGACTCAAGGATACATAGGATCCATTAAACAAGCTAGACAAATATTTGAAAAACTATATTACTCATAGTATATCCCTGAACCCTTAACATGGTTAGTCTATATAAATTTGACAACTTTGTCAAGCTCTATTATAATGTAATCATAATCGAACACCGATATGAAAAGAGTTGCTAAGAAGAAAGAACACTATGTTAATAATGCAGACTTCCTAGCTGCCATTGTTAAGTATAAGGATAAGGTTGAGATTGCTGAGAAGCAAGGTCTGCCTAAACCTCGTGTCAATAATTATATTGGGGGATGCTTTTTAAAGATAGCAACACACCTATCTTATAGACCAAACTTTATCAACTACATGTATAAAGATGATATGGTTTGTGATGGCATAGAAAATTGTATACAGTACATAGATAATTTTGATCCAGCAAAGAGTAAAAATCCATTTGCATATTTTACACAGATAGTGTATTATGCGTTCCTACGTCGTATTGCTAAAGAGAAACGCCAGATGGACATCAAAGATAAAATTTTAGAGAAGTCTGGATACGAGCATGTATTCTCAACTGATGGTGATACTAGTGCTGATTATGGTGGCATAAAGAATCGTGTTGAAATGAATCAGAAGAGATGAAGATCTTACTGATAACAGATCAACACTTCGGTGTCCGTAATGACAATCTTCATTTTGTTGAGCACTATAGAAAGTTCTATAGTAAAATTGTAATACCCTTTCTTAAAGCATCGGGTATTAAAGAGATTATAAATTTAGGTGATACGTTTGATAGACGTAAGTATGTTAACTTTATGTCTCTTGAAGCAGCGAAGGAGATGTGGTTTGATCCTGTTAAAGAATTAGGATGTAAGATGACTGCCTTGGTTGGTAATCATGACATATATTATAAGAACACATTAAGGATTAACTCACCAGATGAGTTGTTAGGAGGATATGATATAGATGTTATCACTGAACCCAGTACCCGTAATTTTGACGGTACTGACATTCTATTACTTCCTTGGATATGTGATGAGAACTACGACAGAACCTTACGAAGCATCGCAGAAAGTACTGCACCTGTCTGTATGGGCCATCTTGAGCTTAACGGCTTTGAAGCTCATCCAGGTCATGTCATGAATACTGGTATTGATATGACTATGTTTAAACAGTTTGAGAAGGTATTCTCAGGACACTATCACACTAAATCTAATAGGGATAATTGTTATTATCTCGGTAACCCATATCAATTATATTGGAATGACTACGGACAAAAAAGAGGGTTCCATGTCTTTGATACAGAGACTCTACGAACTACTTTCTATAGAAATCCCTTTGACACTTTTCATAAGTTGTATTATAATGGTGGAGTTACTATCCCGCCTGAAGAAGAAATTAAAGGAACCTTCGTCAAACTCATAGTAGAGGACAAGGGTGATTATGCTAAGTTTGATTATGTAGTGAGGCAACTCCAAGATATTGGTTTAGCCGATCTTAAGATTGTAGAAGATTTGAGTGTTGATTTAGAAAGGGGTGATTCGGTTGTAGAGACTGAGGACACCATGACATTACTAGACAACTACGTCGATGAAATTGATCTTAAGGTTAATCGAAATAATGTTAAAAACATTATGAGATCATTGTACTTAGAAGCTTCTGAACTTTAATGTTTATTTTAACTGAGAAAGATACTGGTGGCGTATACGCTCTTCCAAATAATGATAACGTTAAAACCGTTCATATGTTTGAGCAAGAGGATGACGCTGTAAGATATCTTGAACAGTTACAAGCTATCGATTACAAAAGAACACTAGAATTAATGGAAATAGATGTTGATGCTGTTGCCATTAATTGTGATAAATTTGGATATGCTTATTCAATAGTCACTAAAAATGATTTAATTTTACCTCCAACTAAATCGGAATGATTACATTTGAAAGTATTAAGTGGAAGAATTTTCTTTCCACTGGTGATCAATGGACTGAAATACAACTTAATGACATTCCTTCCACTTTAATTGTTGGGACTAATGGTGCTGGAAAGAGTACCATGTTAGATGCTTTATGTTTTGGCCTTTTCAATAAACCATTTAGAAAAATTAATCGAGGGCAATTAGTTAACAGTATAAATGAAAAGGGTTTAAAAGTTGAAGTATGTTTTTCTATTGGTAAAGATGAATACAGAGTTTTCCGAGGTGCGAAACCAAACCTATTTGAGGTTTATAAAAATAACAAGATGGTTGACCAAGACGCTGCTGCCAAAGACACGCAGAAGTATCTGGAACAATCAGTCCTTAAACTCAACTACAAAAGTTTTACCCAAGTTGTCATACTTGGTTCATCCACATTTGTACCCTTCATGCAATTGGGAGCAAGTGTCAGGAGAGAAGTTATCGAAGATCTACTCGATATCCAGATCTTCTCACACATGAATACTCTGTTAAAAGACAGAGTTAGAAGTCAAATTTCAAAAAATAGAGACACTATTTATTTAAAAGAAATTGCAGAAGAGAGAGTTTTATCTCAGGAAAGATTAATTAATTCTTTAAAAGAAGTTAATACAAATAGGAAGGATGAAAAGAAAGAGAAATATGAACTAAATGAAACTAAAATAAAAGAAAAAAGTAAACAAAAAAAATCAAAGCAACGGAAGTTAAAGAAATTAGAAGACGGTTGTCAGGGGATTGAAACACAGCGTACGTTATTACAGGGGTTGCGTGATAAACAAACTGAAAACAAAACTGAATTAAAGAGACTTACTAAAGAGATTACCTTTCTTGAGACTAATGATGAGTGTCCTACATGTACTCAGGTTATTAGTGATGAGTTTAAAGGAGTTAGGATGTCATCGTTAACTAATAGTGGATCTATATTAACTAAAGATGCTGAAGGTTTAACAAAAAATATTGATGAGGCTGTAGATATTATTAATAAGATAGAAAAAATATGTGAGGAAATGTATAATGTTAGAAGTGAAGTGTCATCTTTAGAGAGGGATGTAGTTAGATTAGAAAAGGAAAATTTGAATATAGATAAAGAATTAGAGAATTTAACTAGTCCTAAGATTGATGAAGAGAGTGAGGAATTAGACAAATTAACTGAACAACTTAACTTAATAGAAAATGATTGTGCAAACTCTAGTCAGACATTGGATGAGTATAATATTATTGGAAAGTTACTGAAAGATTCTGGTATTAAGAAGCAGATCATAAAGAAATATATTCCTATATTTAATGGACTCATCAATAAATATCTTCATACAATGGATTTCTTTGTTAACTTCACTCTCGACGAGGAGTTTAATGAAGTAATTAAAAGTAGATTTAGAGATGAGTTTAGTTACGCTTCTTTCTCCGAAGGTGAGAAACAGAAGATTGACTTGGCTCTTCTTTTTACATGGAGAGAAGTTGCACGTATGAAAAACTCTGCTGCAACTAATCTTCTCATACTTGATGAAGTATTTGATAGTTCCTTAGATGCTTCTGCTACTAGTGAATTACTTTCTATACTTTTGAAGTTGGGAGGAGGAACTAATCTATTTGTTATATCACATAAGGGTGATATACTTATGGACAAATTTAAGAGATGTCTTAGATTTGAAAAGGTCAATGATTTTTCAAAACTATTAGAGGAGGAATGAAGAAACTATTAACTGCAGTAATTGCAGCATCGATGTTACTACCTACTGGGGTACTAGCATCATCTATTAGACCAGGCTCGAATGTAAAACGACCAGCACCTAAAGGACCAACTTGCCTTGTGCTAGTAGATGATGGTGAATTTGTGGAAGAGAAGTGGAAGAAATGTGAGGTAGTAATAGATGAGACAGGTGTAACACATCCAATAGGTAAGATAATAAACGTAGTACAATGGAGTACCGAAGAAGAAAAATTTGAAGTGGGAGGAGCAATCGTTGGTGGTGTTGCTGGCACAGGTGTAGGATTTGCTGCTGGATTGGGTAGTTGTGCTTTTCTAGGACCATTCTGTTTGATTGCAGCACCAGCAATAATGCAAACTGGTACAATGGCAGGAGCAGGTGCTGGTGGTAAACGTTTTGGAAAGTTCTTTACTGTCATTGGTGATGATATTGATGGTAGAAGATTGATTCAAGAGTTTCGACACCCCTCAAAGAAATTAACTAAGATTACAGAGAGGCAACTACTAGATACAACTAAATTAGCAGAGGGTGAAACAAGAAAATGAGATTTAAAGCAACTGTTAATGTGAAGCTCAGAGGATCTGTATCAGATGCTGCTGGTAATGCTGTTATGAATAACACTAAGCGAGTGGCTCCTAGTCTTAAATCAAACTTGTTAAGGATTGGTAAGGTTATTGATTATTGGTTTGAAGCACCAGATAAGGAGACAGCAGAAAAAGAATTGCATACTCTCACTGATTTATTTTTGGCTAATACTGTGGTAGAAGATTGGGAATATGAATTCCATGAAACCGAAGAGACTGGCATTGGAAATATATCAAATGATAATGCTGGTACATCTAAGCACAGTTTATTTGAGTGACTAAACTATGGAGGATTTGGAAGTATGCATTGGGTAGTTTTTCTGACGAAAAAACTGAACCCTACGACAACTACGTTGTTCTGGTACGTTCTATTATTTTCGTTTCTTATCTCGTTACTAATTGTTTTATTACTGCAGGGGTCATAAGACACTGGGGTGACAGTAAACAAACTGTCACACTGTCACATCACACACCCAAAGAGTTTGCTATACTAGATGCATACGAGAGGGATTATGACAATCAACGCAGAAGTTAAAGGGATCCTTGCAAAGCTCCTAGCAACAGAGAATCTCACAGTAGAGCATCGTCAAGTACAGACGGCTTCATTCGATGTGAATAATCGTGTTCTTACCTTACCTATATGGAAGGATGCTTCTGGTACGATCTACGATCTTCTAGTTGGACATGAGGTTGGTCATGCTTTATATACTCCCAATATACCTGTTGATGCTCCCAAGGGATTTGTTAACGTTATAGAAGATGCTCGTATTGAGCGTATGATGAAGCATACATATCCTGGTCTTAAGAAGTCATTCTTTGAAGGGTATAGAGAACTATGGCATAAGGATTTCTTTGGTGTTGCAGATGAGGAGATATCAGAACTAGCATTCATTGATCGTATCAATCTATTCTTCAAAGGTAATAATGAAATAGAATTTACTGAAGAAGAGGGAGACTGGGTTCATCGTGTAGCAACTACAAAGACATTTGAAGATGTTCTAGAACTCTCTAGAGAATTGTATGAGTGGGCAGAAAGTAAAGAACAAGATAAAAAACCAGATCTACCTGAACAGATTAATATTGATTGGAATAATCCTGTTGCTGGTAATGAGATAGAGCAAGAGATTGATTCTGAAAATAAAGAAGATGGACAAGGTGAAGGTGAAGATCAAAGACCTAACAATCAAAAGTCAATTGAAGATAGACTTGATGAATTGGAAGATGCTATGTATGAGGATGATATAACTGGTGGTACTGAAGCTTCTCCTGATGAGACTGAGTGTGTTACAGATAAAGCATTGCAAGAATCATTAGAAACTTTAGTGGATGATGATGCTAGAGAGTGGGTTTATTTAAACCTTCCTAAGATAGATCTTAATAAAACAATTGTTGGACATAAGAAAATCCAAGAAGATCTTCACTTTGGTTTATATGGACAAGCTTGTAGGGATAAGCAGTTCCATGATTACTATTATGATAGTCTTAATTATGCTGAGAAGCACTATGAATCATATAAAAAAGAAGCACAACGTAGTGTTAATTATCTTTTAAAACAGTTTGAGATGAAGAAGTCTGCTGCTGAGTATAAGAGAGCAGCAACATCTAAGACTGGTGTTATTGATACACAGTCTTTATACAAGTACAAGATAAGTGATGATATCTTTAGAAGGATTACAGTAGTTCCAGAAGGTAAGAATCATGGATTAGTATTCTACCTTGATTGGTCTGGGTCTATGAATCATGTATTGTTAGATACTCTTAAGCAGACTTACAATTTAGTATGGTTCTGTAGGAAAGCACAAATACCATTTAGAGTATATGGATTCCAAAATGGATGGGACAATCATTCATCTCATCCTGCTATAAAGGAAGAAGCAAATGTTTTAGGATTCTGTAGTGGATTTAAACTTCTAGAATTCTTTTCATCACAGCAGAATAAGAAGTCACTAGAGAGATCAATGCAGTATGTATACATGCAAGCATTTGCTATGAACAATCATAGGATAGGATATGTTCAAGAGTACGGTCTTGGTGGTACTCCTCTTGGTGAGGCAGTCTTATGTTCAAGACAAATAGTAGAGCAAATCAGAAGGGTTGAGAGAGTTGATAAGGTTAATGTAGTTTGTTTAACTGATGGTGAATCCAATCCATTAACTGCTGTATTAGAATGTGATTATAATGGATTGAGTACAAGGCAATTACGTCCTTCAAAAGTTTATGTACTAAGAGATCCTAGAACTGGATACACTCGTGAATTAAAATCAAGTCCATACTTAACAACGAAAGAGATTGTTAGTTTCTTTAAAGAGATTACTGATTTCAATTGGATAGGTATGCGTATCTGCTCTAAGAATGAACTTAAGAGAAGTCTTCGCATTCTAGATTATGAAGAGTCTGATAGAATGGAGAAGCAATGGACTAAACAAAAGTTTGCATCTTCTCTACTTTTAGGTTATACTGAAGCATTCTTCATACCTTATCAAGGCATGGGTGAAGGCACTCAAGACCTTGAAGTTAAACAGAAGGGTGAAGAAGCAACCAGAGCAGAACTAACACGTGCATTTAAAAAGCACATGGGTTCTAAGATGACAAACAAAACTATCTTAAACAAATTTGTGGAGCAAATAGCATGAGCATTTGGGATGGATATCGGGAGGCAGTATTCAATACGTTTCCTGATTTGATATACAACTTCAATCATACAGATTGGACTAACAAAAGAGGTGTTAATCTGACTGCTGATCTATATTCTGGTAAGCATTTTATCAAGTCTAGGCACGTTGATATATGGGATGGTACTGTTGATATCCATAACAATATAATGTATCCTAAGACTGGACATAACCTTCCTTGCTTTGGTATGGATTTGATGGGATTCAATAAGAAGAAATGTATCATAGTATTTGACTTCCAACATCCAGTAGAAAATTATCTATTGAAAGTTCCACCATTACCTCAGACAACAGAGACCTATCGTTTCTTTGAGAAGGGTAATCATTTCTCTGATAATATCTTTGTAAGGTATTGTGAGATGGATGGAGTTGATACATTCCTACCAACATTCAAATACTATCTGTCACTCTATAAGGAAATGATAGATAAAGCAAAACCAACTGAAGAAGATACAACAGTCTATAAAGACTTTGATTCTTATATGATTAAGTTAGACCCTATCTCAGGTTATCTTTCTAGTCAATTTGGTAAAGATGAATCTGAAAAATTAATCAAGGAGTTCTTTTTTAGCTATGCCTGATTTAGTACAAGATATAGCAGTCTTACTTTCATACACTATGCAGGACATTAAGGGTGTTAAACCATTAGAGTGTCCTATACCAGAAGTAAAGAAAGATGATCTGACTATTAAGAATACAATGTATACAGCACCTGGTCTCAGGAAGATACATTTAGAGTTGGCAGAATTAAAAGGAATGAAGATACTACATTGTGTATTCTTCCCTGATCCAAATTATAATCTTCCTATCTTTGGATGTGATATTGTTGCTACGGAGAAAGTAATCACTGCTGCTATCGTTGATATATCTCCTGTACGAGGTTTCGATGATTGGGATGAGGTACGAGAGATTAGTAATGAATTTAATATTGGTGAGAGGAGACCTCTTCCATTATGGGGTGATGAAATATTCTCTCCTTATTGTAAGTTCATGCGTCTTACTGAAGAGATTGATATGGCAAATTTCTACTGTCTTGTTTTAAACTATCTTGGTATATATTGTAAGTTACATAGTAAGGCTATAAGGGATCCAGATTGGTGTGCAGCAATGCTTAGGTATGATGATCAGATTTATTATTGTGATCAGCAAAGAAAGAATGATAAGACTCGTGGCATTTTAGAGAAATGGTTTGATAACGAATGGACAAACGATTATATAGATAAGGTACTATTTGATAAACCATCATCCGATGATATAAAATATGGAAGCAATTAAATGGGAAGCTTATATACTATTACCTTCTAATAGATTACAGAAGGTTGAGTTTATGTGTGAGTCAAATCTTAGACAAGATGCTGAGAATAGATGTAGATCAATGTTCGGTGTGTCTGACGTTAGGCAGTTGAAAAGGATATGGACAGATCATTAAGTGTCCATAGGTTATTGATTTGAAGTTCAATTCTGCTATAATAAGCATATAAAACAAAGGGGTCGTATGCCAATCAAGTCAGAAGTTACTACTGAACAAATTATTTCCTTCCTTAAGGATAAGCATGGGTCTAATGCTAAAGTTGATACTATCGACTTGAGAGCAGCAGGTAACAAGTTTAAGTTATCTTACCCCACTGTTAACAAAAGACTTAAAGCATATAAGTCAGATAGAGGTACTTGGGATTTAACTGCCTTAGATATTGAGAAGGTATATAAAGCACCTTCTGCAGAACCTGCTGTAAGAGTTACATATGTTCCAGAAAATGATCCGAACTATGTACCCTTTGGGAACTCTAAAGCTCTTAAGAAGGTTGTTGGTTCTAGACAGTTTTACCCTGTGTTTATTACTGGTCTTAGTGGTAACGGTAAGACATTGGGAGTAGAACAAACTTGTGCTGCTCTAAATAGAGAATTGATACGTGTTAATATAACAATTGAAACAGACGAGGATGATCTTATTGGTGGCTTCCGTCTTGTCAATGGTGATACTGTTTTTCATAACGGACCAGTGGTCGAGGCTTTGGAGAGGGGAGCTGTACTTCTTCTAGATGAGATTGACTTAGCATCTAATAAGATTCTATGTTTGCAATCAGTACTAGAAGGTAAGGGTGTATACCTTAAGAAGACTGGTAGGTATGTTAAACCTGCTGCTGGATTCACTGTCATTGCTACTGCTAATACAAAAGGTAAGGGTTCTGATGATGGGCGTTTCGTAGGAACTAATGTTCTTAATGAAGCTTTCCTCGAAAGATTCCCTGTAACCTTTGAGCAAGATTATCCATCACCTGTTATTGAACAGAAGATTCTAAAGAATGTTGGTTGCGACTTGCAATTTTCTGAAAATCTGGTAAAATGGGCAGGAGTGATAAGAAAGACATTCTTCGATGGAGGAGTGGATGAAGTTATCACAACACGTCGTCTTGTACATATCGCACAAGCATACAATATATTTGGTGACCGCCTTGTTGCTATCACCAATTGTGTTAACAGATTTGATGATGATACTAAACAATCATTCTTAGATCTTTATACTAAAGTTGATGCTGGTGAAGAAACCGAAACCCCCGAAGGAGAATTTTAAATGCACGGAGATTTAGAACCAGAAGAACATCATCCAGATAGGGATTGGGAACACCATCCCCACGTGAATGATCTCTGGGAAGACATGGACAGACTCAATGCTTTATATGAAGAATTGATGTGGCCATATGATGATGTGTTAGAATTTATACCCGACCATGAGAATGATCGGATCATTATTCAGAACAAGTCTAGAAAAGGTTTATGAAGTACAATGAAAATGAGATTCTCAAAGAGGTCTCAGACTATATTAGTCAGACTTACAGGGGTCACTACTCTTCAAACAATGTTCAGACTCTGGACTTGATTGATTCAGTAGGTGACGCAGAGGCATTCTGTAGGTCTAACATATTGAAATATGCCTCAAGGTATGATAGAAAGGGTTCAGCACGTAAGGACATCATCAAGATTATCCACTATGCTGTACTCCTTCTACACTTTAACGACAAGACTGCAGCATCCAATGCTCTCCAGTCTGGTTCCACCGCTTTTTCCGTTGATTATGACAAGTAAATGACTGTATTATCCAAACCAACAATTGAAGTATTAAAGAACTTTTGTTCTATTAACAAATCTATTGTTATCAATCCTGGTAACAAGTTAAGCACATTGAGTATTAATAAAAACATTCTTGCTATAGCTGATATAGAAGAACAGTTTGAATCTCAATTGTCGATTTATGATCTTGGTGTATTCCTTGGTGGGTTATCTTTGTTTGAACAACCAACCATTGATACATCAAAGGATAACTATGTCACTGTGAGTGACACTAAGGGTAGATCTAAGACCAGGTTCTTTTATGCTGATCCTGATATTATTACTCAACCACCTGAGAAAGAGATATCTCTTCCTTCAGATGATGTTAAGTTTAGATTAGAGTCTAGTACCTTACAGCAATTACAACGTGCTGCTAGTGTATATCAGTTACCAGATCTATGTTTGTATGGTGATGGTAGTGAGATGAGTTTACGTGTAACGGATAAGAAGAATGAAACATCCAATAGTTATTCAGTAACAGTTGGTGAAACAGAAGATGATTTCTGTTATTGTTTTAAGGTCGAGAACCTGAAGTTGCTTATTGGTGACTACAATGTAACGTTGAGTAAGTCTAACGTTGCTCTCTTTCAAGGTGAAGGAATCAAGTACTTCATTGCTCTGGAACCTAATACATGAAACGTTGGATCGATCTAAAGCATCCTACTCCTTGGCATAAGAACCCAGAAGATGAGGATTACATCCCATCAGGTCCAGAGTATTATAAGAAGGGAAGTTTTCATAATAAGGTTGGAATGACCTTGATGTGGATTTTCTACGGTATTGTTATTGTACAAGTGATTCATGCAATGACAGTCTTACCATTCTTTCCAATTCCATTTACAATCCTATTAGGATTAGCCACCATCGTATACGTAGCATGGAGAGCAACATGACAACAATCCTACAAGGAAAAGTGAAGACTGTGTTCAGTACATCTGAACCTGATAAAGTTCTCATACAATATGAGGATAAGGTTACTGCAGGTAATGGTAGGAAAGTAGATTTTCCTGAAGGTAAAGGTGAAGTATGCTGTAGGATATCTCAATTGCTTTTTGAGCATTTAGAGAAGTATGGTATTAGGACTCATTACCTTAATACATTTCCAAGAGCTATTATGTCTTGTAAGACAGTGGAGATTATTCCGATAGAGGTGGTAGTAAGAAATGTTGCTGCTGGTTCTATAGTCAGAGAGACAAACATTAAAGAAGGTACGGACTTTGGTTGGCCATTGGTTGAGTGGTATTTGAAGGATGATGAGAAGAATGATCCATTACTAACAGAGGCTCGTATATGGGCAATGGGCAACTTTCCCTTAAGGGATATGGAACAGACTGCTAGAGAAGTGAATGGTATTGTAGGGAAATTATTTGACCAGATTGGTCTTACACTTGTTGATTTTAAATTGGAGTTCGGTTATGATCTTGACCAAAATTTACTCCTTGCTGATGAATTATCACCTGACTCGATGCGACTCTGGAAAGATGGTAAGAGTTTTGACAAGGACTTGTTTAGAAAAGGAGAAGGTGATATAGTAGAAGCATACACATACATCCTTGAAGAATTGAGGAAGATTACGTGAATGATTTTTTATGGGTAGAGAAGTATAGACCTCAGAAAGTTGAGGACTGTATACTTCCTACAGAAGTGAAGACCACCTTTAAGAGTTTCATAGAGCAAGGAGAGATACCAAATCTCCTACTCTCTGGAACTGCTGGAGTTGGCAAGACAACCATTGCGAAAGCATTATGTAAAGAGTTAGGAGTAGATTCTTATGTCATTAATGGGTCTGATGAGGGTAGATTCCTGGACACTGTACGCAATCAGGCAAAGACCTTTGCTGCTACTGTTTCTCTTACATCTAGCAGTCGTCACAAAGTTCTCATTATTGATGAGGCAGATAATACAACGCCAGATGTCCAACTCCTCTTACGTGCGTCAATTGAGGAATTCCAGAAGAATTGTAGGTTCATATTCACGTGTAACTTTAAGAATAAAATAATAGAACCATTACATAGTAGAACAACAGTAATTGATTTCAATGTCCGTGGAAAAACTAAACAAAATCTTGCAGCACAGTTCTTTGAACGGTGTAGAGACATCCTTACCAGAGAGGAGATACGGTACAATGACAAAGTGGTTGCCACAGTTGTCCAAAAGTACTTCCCAGATTTCAGAAGAACACTCAATGAACTCCAAAGATATAGTTCAACAGGTTCTATCGATACTGGAATCCTCGCAGCATTAGGTGATGTTAAGATTGATACTCTTGTAGATCATCTTAGGAATAAGAAGTTTAATGATGTCAAGAAGTGGGTAACACAGAATTTAGATAGTGATCCTACTGCTATAATGAGGAATCTATACGACAGTCTATCCTCTGTGATGGATGGTCCTAGTGTTGCTGCAGCAGTATTAATTATTGCTGAGTATCAATACAAGTCTGCCTTCGTGGTGGATCAAGAGATTAATTTGTTAGCATGTCTCACACAGATTATGTTGGAGTGTAATTTTAAATGAGACAATTAGATAATCCAAAAACAAAATTGTATTATCAATTTAAGAATTTTGTTTTGTCTAAATCTTTTCCTTGGTACATGTATGAACAGCAACAGAGTGATGATTTTCATAAATCTGATCCTTTGGCAAAGACTAAGTTCTATCATCCATCTATGAATTTAGATAGGATGGGACATGCTAGAACTTTTATACATGGTTTATTAGGAAGACCAACATTCAATGAACCTTATTCTCAACCAGAAAGATATTTTGATCATGCTTTAGATGTGTGTAAAGAAATTTTTGATCACAATGAGTTTAGAATAAATTCCTTTTTAAGGATGGCTGTTAACATGGTCTTCCCTGATCCCAATATTGATACTACATATATTCATGTAGATCATCGTCATGAGCATCATAATATGTTAATATACTTAACAGATGCTGGTGGTGAAACCATAGCGGAAAGTGGATACCATGATCCTAAAGAAGATGACATTGTTATCTTTGATGGATATCATACTCACAATGTACCAAAGACAAAACCTAGAGTGGTTCTTGTCGCAACCTTTATTTAATTATGACAACACAATCTGAAAAACAAAGAGCACAAGTTAAGTCAAGATTTTATTATCTTTTCTGGGGTGCTGCAACAGTATCTGTATTAGCAGGACAACTATATGTTGGATCTGGGTATAGAGCATATGCAGGAGCATTGCTTAGAATATTTGATGCTGTTGAGTTAGAAGTAAATAGAGGTATAGATAGCGAGAGGTACTACTAATGGTTTTAGTATACATTATTATTGGTCTTCTTTTATTTTTACTTGGTTGGGGTATATATCTTACCTTTGGACCTGGTGCAGAAGGAGTAAGAGACCCTATTGACGAGCATGCTAAGATGCATGAGCTAGGAATAGCACATGGTCATACTCCTAAAGGGGTTATTAAAAAATGATATTAAAACAAGAAGTCATTGACAAAATTCAATTGGCAATGCTACACACCAAAAAGAATGGTGATATGAATTGGTTAGATGGTGATGAGATTGATGTATGTCTTGCTGGTACATTTGCAGGAGATAAATTCATTACTATAATAAACAGAACACGAAGTAACACTACTAAAAAATGAAATCATTGAAAACCCCTCTTCGTTATCCTGGTGGTAAGTCACGTGCTATCACAAAGATGGCACATTACTTACCAGAGATGAGTATGTACAATGAGTACAGAGAACCTTTTCTTGGAGGTGGTTCTGTTGCTCTATACATGACAAAGCAGTTCCCTCATTTGAAAGTGTGGGTGAATGATTTATATAAACCTTTGGCAAACTTTTGGCAAACCCTACAACATGAAGGAGATGAAATTACGACCAGGCTCAGAACTTTTAAAACAGCATACTCAACACCAGAAAAAGCAAAAGACCTTTTTTTGGAAAGTAAAGAATTGGTTAACGATGCCTCAGCCAGTGTCATTACCCGTGCTGTTAGTTTTTATATTGTTAATAAGTGTTCTTTCTCTGGTCTCACCGAATCGAGTTCCTTCTCCAAACAAGCCAGTGAATCCAACTTCAGTCTTCGAGGTATAGAAAAGTTACCAGAGTATTCTAAGTTGATAGAGAATTGGAAGATAACTAATCTTTCTTATGAAGAGTTGAAAACTGATAATAAGAATATCTTTACCTATTTCGATCCTCCTTATGAGATTGGAATACCTATCTATGGTAAGAGGGGTGATATGCATAAGTATTTTGATCATGATAAGTTTGCATCAGATTGTGATGGACAGACTAACCATCAGATGATATCATATAATAGTACTCAGGTCATACGAAATAGATTTAAAAATTGGTATGCTTCTGAGTTTGATTTGACATATAGTATGCGTTCTACAGGTGACTATATGAAAGAGCAAGCAGAACGTAAAGAACTTGTGTTAACTAACTATGCCATATGATGATCGTTATCCTTTAAAGGATTACTTGAATAGTATTAATTTTAACAAGGAAGATCTTATGCAAGATGATCCTGGTTGGGAAAAGAACTACTCTCCTTATGTCATTAACAAATGTCTGTCACACCATATGGACACACTAGCATTTGCTAATGAGATGAATTGTTATCCTAACTTGGATAAGAAATTACAATATTCTTTTTATCTAAATACAGTGAGACCGAAGAAGAGATTCTCTCCTTGGGGCAAAAAAGAAAAAGTGAAAGATCTTGACCTTGTGAAAAAATACTATGGTTATAGTAATGAAAAAGCAATTCAAGCCTTAAGGATCTTAACTCCAAAACAACTAGATTACATTAAAGAAAAACTGAATAAAGGAGGTAAGAAATGAATGAAGTCGAAGTCCAATGGACCAAAGACGACATGGTGGAGGTGAGTTTGAAAGAACCAGACGATTTTCTGAAGGTTCGTGAAACTCTTACTCGCATAGGTGTTGCTTCTCGTAAGGAAAAGAAATTATACCAATCGTGTCACATCCTTCATAAGAAGGGACAGTATTACATAGTACATTTTAAAGAACTGTTTGCTTTAGATGGTAAGAAAGCAAACTTATCTGAGAATGATTTGCAGAGACGGAATAGAATTATAAAACTATTATCTGATTGGGGATTAGTTAACGTTGTTAAAGAATCTACTATTACTGATGCAGCACCACTTAGTCAGATAAAGGTTATTGCATACAAAGAGAAGAGTGAATGGACTCTTGAATCTAAGTATAATATTGGTAAGAAGAAGCAACCTACAACTTTATAAATAGGGCCAGTTAGAATTACTTTCATGGCTGAAGAGATTAAAGATGATGTAGTAGAGGAGGTAGTAGAGGAGAAGAAGAAAGGTTTCTTTGGTAAAGCAAAGGCTGCTATTCTTCCCGATGCTGACGAACAAGCTGCTATCATCAGCACAATGGTCAGAATTACCGTCCTTGCCTGGTCGGGTGGAATATTGACTCTTAATTATGTTGCCATACCAGGAGTACCACAACAAAAAATAGATCCAACTTTTATAGCGTCGGTGTTTACTGGGGTTTTAGCTAGCTTTGGGATTCAGACTGCTTCTAAGAAGGGTGATGGTACTATGAAGATGGATAAGAACGGCAATGCTGTCAATGGTAATGGCACTCCACCTGTCACTGCAAAGGATATTGAAGCTATCATAGCAAAGGCTGGTCCTACTCAGACTATTCGTATTGAACAAGCACCTCTCAAAATAATAGGTGTATCCGATACAGATAACAAAGAACCATATAAATTATAGGAGAAAAACTATGTGTCAGAAAATTGTAAATGGAATTGCTATTGCATCTGGTGTTGTATCTATCGCCTTGGTTGGTACTGTTGGGGTTGTATACCTCAACAAGGATGCTATTATCGATAACATCAAAAAGCAAGCGATTGAAGCAGTAACAGGAGGTATGGGTGGTGCTCTAGGTGGTGGTGCTCTTACAGGAGACATAGGTCTTCCTGGAGATACTGCTGATGCTGGTGCTCCAGGTACTAGTGGTCAGAGTATGGGACTTCCTGTTCCAGGATCACCGTTCTAATGGACTTTCAAAAGATTGCATCTACTGGAACCGCAGTAGTTGTAGTCGGTACTGGTGCAGTTGTTGGTGGCAATCAAGCCATTGACAACTATACTGGTGGTCCTCAGAAAAGACAAGACGCAAAGACAGAAGAGATCAGACAGATAGTGGCTGAAGAAGTATACTATCAATTGATTAAAGCATATCCTAAGACTACTGGACCTGTTAAGGGTATGGTTAAGAAACCCATAGATTATAAAAAGGAGATACCTAAATGATTAACTTATTAGCAGCCGCTTCACTGGATCTTAATGAAGCATGGAACCTGTCATGGGGTGAAGGCATTCAATTTATTATTGTACTTGCCTTTGTATATTGGTTGAAGGTAAAGATAGACACACGTGCTGGTCTAGGTAAGAAGAAATTGAGACAGTTGAAGACTGTAATAAAAGAAGCTATTGAAGAAACTAAAGGTTAAATGGATACTTACTTATGGATCCTATTCGTGACATACCTAATATTACTACTAGTGGACTTGGTATTCCTAACATCACTATTCGGCAACAATCAATCAATATTGGTGGGATTTGGGTAAGGAAACCTCAAATAAGAGAGATAGGAATTGGTACTATAGCTGATAGAAGTTGGATGATGAATTCTCCAACTGCTACACCACCAGATGTTCCTGTTACTCAAAGGGTAGGTACACCTATTGTTAATATGCCTGGTTGTGTTAAGGTTCATAAGGAGAACGCAAAGAATCCAACCAACAAGAATAAGATGTTGGTTAATGATGACCCTAAGCAGAACGTGGTGTTATGTGATGCTGGTATGCCTTACTATCAACCACCCGAATATGATTATAGAGAATTAAGTTGGCAGACAATTAACCCAAATGAAGAGGAAGTTGATGAAGGTGTTGATACTGGAGATGAAGTTCCTCCACCAGATCTAGACACTCCAGAACCTCCTGTAACACCTCCTACAGGAAGTAAGGAGATAGAATGCCCTGAACCTAATGCACAGAGGATTGGAGACCTATCTCAGAGTGGTAAGGAGAGAGTTAAAGGATATAAGTTAAGTGTCGATAAAAAAATATGCATAAAAGAATGGGAGGATGTTCCTTTCGTGGACGCATACCTCCCAAGTGCTAGTATTGTAACTACTACGGCTGGGATTGCAGCAGTGGCGACGACATCAGCCCTACTTGCCAAACCCCTAGCAGACTTGCTCCTGAAGGTTGTGAAGCCTGTGATAAAGAAAGTGATTGGGAAGGTGAAGGAGAAGTTAGGGAAGAAACCTCCTGTTCTGTCGAAGAGGGAACGACTTCTGAAGCAGAAGGAGGCGAATGCTGCTGTGAAGGCTGCTCGGATGTTGAAGGGGGGTTAAACTGAGGATCTGGTAATACGTGTGTGTGCGGTAGTATCTTTCCACCTGGAGTTGTTACTACTACATCAGCACATACAGATGCATAGGGTGATTTGGGGTGGAACATTATTCCAGCCTTCATCAATTCACCACAATTTTTAAGTCTTGCGATCTCAAAGTCTAATCTTTTGTTGGCAGTTAACTGAGTCTGCATTGTTATCTGAGCATTTGCTGCTTCATGACATTGCCGTTGGAATTTTCTATTCAGTGGTATTGATAGTGTTGCAGATATACCAGCATTAAAGGACTGGTTTGCTTTCATATCAGTACGGATAGGTTTCATCCATGTAGGTGTCATAGTACCACCACTATTAACTATGTCAGGTACACCATCTGCACCATCAACGTCTATTTCTATTTGTATATCTTCTCCATCAGGGAACCATCTAGTTCCATCTGCTTTAGTACGATCATCATACCATTCTTCCCAAGGATAGTTCTTTACAGTGACTGTTTGTTTAGTTGTCTTTCCTGAGACATCAGTCATATTGTACTGTGGCTCATCATAGAAGTCCTCCCAAGGGTCTTTACGTGAATCAGCAAACTGTATATAGGGAGTGAGGTTGAACGTACTACCTTGACATGACACACCACCACCGTAGGTGTTAGTCACGTATGGACCTTGTAAAACTTGTATTGCCTGGTTCGTTACTGAGCCCGAACTGTTGGCGATTGGATTAGCAGTAGCACTTACACCACCAACACCTTCTGCTAAGGCTTTCATTGGTAGTAAAGAATTAAGTACGAGACCCGTTGCTATTACTGGGTAAAGGTACTTGTTGTGTCTGTTACCGATTGTATGCTTGTTACTCTTTGTATTATTGTTTGGTTGGTTAGCCCTGGTCCTTGATAACTCTGTACGAATTGAAATGCCTCGCCTGGAGTTGTTATTGTGAAGGTTGGAGACGTTGAGAAGTCCAATGAGTCGTAGGAACTTGTTACGTTTCCTGTTATGGATGCTCCGTTGGTTCCCGTTGCCGAGCCCACGCTTGGTGTCACTGTCACCGTTGATGTGTTCACGTTGGGGTTGAGTGCGTTTCCGTCTGCCGAAATGCCTACCCCACTCACTGTGTATTCCCATCCTGTCCTATAATCAATTGAGTTTATTGTCTCCGTGACTGTGCTTTCAGTCTCGGTATGACTCGTCATCGAGCCCTGCTGGAAGTTCGGGACCACAGGGACCGCCAGGACAGGTACAGCATTTACAAGTGCACCAACCGCAGCGATCACATATGGGGCAATCATCCACCTCATCTTTTTTAAACCAAGAGATGATAACATTATGTAGCATCCCTAGCGTATGGTCACTTCTGTGACAAATTGTCCCGTAGCCGAAGTTCCAGCTCCACCAGCTGTTAACGTCATAGCACCTGACGACAATATAGTTCCTGCAAGGCTTCCTGCACTTCCTGGTCCTGTCGATACTATGTTGGAGTAACCTTGCACATCACCTACATCAGCAGCAGTAGTGACTATACTGTCACCTAACGACACTGATTGTGTAAATGAGTATGCATTTCCTTGAGTTGTCTGTGCTGCATCAGGTAGAGCAAAAGTTGCTGCACCAGAAGTTGCCACAGATTGAATGCCACCTAGATCACTAGTAGCACTACCACCTGAAGGAGTAATAGTTGTAGATACACCAGACCCACTGGTGCTGTATGAATTAGCTGCTCTTGAAACCTGTGTGTAACCAGCATCTACTTGCAGTTGAGTTGAACTACTAAGTCTATGTGTAAGGTCTGCTTTTGCAGGGGATACAGCAATACCACTCATCATAAGCATAATAATAGGTAGTAATTTCTTCATTCCTTTTGACACTGTTACCTAGATCTATATAGGTGTTTATAACCCCCCAAATTATACGGTACTGCACACTTCATAAAATCTTAAGATGGTGATTAAATAGTAGTGTCGCCTTATAGGGACACAATTTACACTCGCTTATTAAAGGAGAATTATGACTAACATTCAAAGGTATCATGCAGCCGATCTTCCAGAATTAATGGATAAGATCACTAAAAACAGTATTGGATTAGATGATTATTTCAATGACTTTTTTAAACTCAATACAACATCTAACTACCCACCCTTCAATTTAGTACAACTAAATAATCATGAATCGAAATTGGAGGTAGCACTTGCGGGCTTTAAGAAAGATGAAGTTAAAGTCTATACAGAGTTTGGAAAACTACATGTGGAAGGCATCAAAGAAGAAAAGGAAACAGATGCAGAGTATACACACAGGGGCTTGGCACAACGTTCATTCAAACGCTCTTGGCAACTCAGCGATGATTGCGAAGTACGACAGGTCGTATTTGCCGATGGACTCCTCACCGTGGATTTAGGAAAGATAGTTCCTGAAAAGCATGCTCGTAAGGATTACTTGACAGACGATTAAGATTGGATTAAACTGCTCTATATAAAGAGCCCTTAAGCGGATCCTAATGAAAAGGCTTATCGCATTAGCAGCACTTGCTGCCCTAGTACCTGGTTGTGCAGAAGCACGAACAAGACTTAGTGGAGCAGGTGCTTCTTTTCCGTCTAAAATATACAGTAGATGGTTTTCTGACTACGCAAAGTCAGGTGGTAACAGAGTAAACTATCAAGCAGTTGGTAGTGGTTCAGGTCGAAAAGCATTCTTAGATGAGACAGTGGACTTCGGAGCATCCGATGATCCTATGAAGCAAGGTGATATTGCTAAAGCAAAACGAGGACTAGTCCAGATACCTATGACTGGAGGCACGATTGCTTTCGGTTATAATATGCCTGGTTGTGATTTGAAACTTACACAAGAGCAAGCAGTTCAAGTTGCTATTGGTGAGATAAACAACTGGTCACAGGTAGGATGTGATGACCAAGCAATGACTTGGGTATATAGATCTGATGGGTCTGGTACTACTGCTGCATTTACAAACTCAATGCAAGCATTCAGTAAGAAGTGGAAACTGGGTGTAGGTAAGTCTGTTGCTTGGCCAGTGGGCATAGGTAACAAAGGTAATGCTGGTGTTGCTGGTAATATCAGAAACCAAGTAGGTGCTATCGGTTATGTAAATCAATCTTATGTTAAAGGTGAAGTCAGAGCTGCTGCTCTTCAGAATAAATCTGGTGAGTTCATTACACCATCAGTTGAGTCGGGTTCTGTGGCACTCAATGGTATTACACTCGATGAGAACCTCGCAGGGACAGACCCTAACCCTACAGCAGAAGGTGCTTACCCCATTGCTACGCTTACATGGGTACTTGCTTATGAAACTGGTAATGGTAACAAGACTGAAGCAGTAAAAGAAACCTTTAGAACGTTACTTAGTGATGAGTATCAAGAGAAGGCATCTGTCTTAGGTTATATACCATTGAGAGGTGACATCCTTGAGAAGTCTCGTGCTGCTGTGGAGAGAATTGGTAACTAATGTCTGCACCTACATTAACTGATCTGATATATCTAAAGAAAAACTATTTGACTAAGGATCAGTGTGAAATTATTATTAATGAATTTGAGGCAAGCTCACAAAAACCTGATCAGGAACATTGTGGGCATGCCTTTAATAATTTGGATGTATACTCTACCTTTAAAGTTAAGGAGTCTAAGGTAGGTACTGATAGTTTTAATATAATACATCAGACTATTGAGAATATGATTAATGAGTATCATGATTACCTTGATACCTTTAATGCATTTCATGTTGCTAGGAGAGGTAGTATGTTACATCCTCATAAGTATCGTCTTATGAGATATGATAAAGGTGCTTGGATACATCCTCATATAGATCATGATGTTACCATATATGGTAGTTGTACTATCAATTTAAATGATGAGTATGAAGGTGGTGACTTTGCGTTCTGGGGTGGTAAGCATAAATTGAAATTAGGATTAGGTGATGTGATGATCTGGCCAGCAGATTTCTTTTGGGTGCATGAGGTAGAAGAAATAACAGATGGTACTAGGTACTCTGCAAATACTTTTTTATGTTCTACACCAAAAACATTACCTGAAACTGTAAGATATAATGTGAGGGGTGTATGAAAACTATTGCTATTGTTGGTGGTGGTACTGCTGGATGGATTACTGCTCATCAATTTCTTAGAAAAATAAATCCAGAAATAAAAATACTTGTAGTGTCTTCCTCACAAGTTCCTGTTATAGGAGTGGGTGAAGGAACTACAGGTCTTTTTACTGAGTTGATCCATGAACTGTTTGATGAGAAAGAATTTTTAAAAGAAACAGAATCTACTTATAAGATAGGTATTAGACATAGTGATTGGGATCAAGTAGGAAAATCTTTTTGGTCACCATTAGGTGATGAATACTCTGGTGAGTCTTCCTTCCCTTCACCAGACTATGATGATGTTAGGGTGTGGCATATTGCTAATGGATTAGAATATGATAAGTCATTTCAATCTCGTTTGATGGCAGAGAATAGACTCCATATTTCAAATGGTGAAAGTATATACACTAAGATACATGAGGAACAAGATGGGTATAGTATACCTGTTGCATATCATTTAGATAGTCGTAAGGTTGGGGAGTATTTAAAAAGGAAAGCATTAGAAAAATCTAATTGTTCTCATGTTGAAGGTAAAGTAGTAGCTCTCGCTCAAGATAGAGATGGTTCTATACATCATCTTGTCTTAGATGATGATAGAGAAGTTGAAGCTGATTTTTATATAGATTGTTCTGGGTTCTCTAGAATATTAATTAATAATATTACAGATAATAATTTTATATCATATGATAATAATCTTTTAGTAGATAGTGCTTTAGTTTTTACTAGAGATTCTCGTGAGATGTGGTATGAAGATCCAAAGAATGACATCAGAAACTACACTCATGCTCATGCATTAAAGAATGGATGGATGTGGGAGATACCTACTCAAACTAGGATGGGATGTGGATATACTTTTAGTAGTAAGTTTACTGATAAGGATAAGGCATATGATGAGTTAGGTGATGTGGAGATAACAAAACATATTACATTTAACTCTGGAAGAATAGAAAAGCATTGGTTTAAGAATGTATTATCAACAGGTCTTGCTAGTGGATTCGTTGAACCATTGGAAGCTATTTCTATTCATGCTACCATCTTACAGAATCAAGAGTTCTTAGATAATTATTTTAAACCTAGTTTAGATCTAACTTGTGATGCTATTCAAGAACAGTATAATGAAGATGTGAATTATATGTGGGATAATTTTAGAGACTTTCTTGTGTTCCATTACATTTCACATAGAAGAGATACTGATTTCTGGATTGAATCTTCTAGTCCAGAAAGATGGAGTCCTAGATTAACTAGACTAATGAAAATATGGGGATGTAGAATGCCAAGGGTTACCGATTTTAAAATTGGTAAGAGTAATGATTTTCATGCTATGGGTAATCCGTTATGGTATAACATTGCTATTGGTATGAACATATTAGATCCATTACTTGCTTTACAAGAGTTGAATGACTATGGCATATATGATGCAACAGAAACTCATTGTAAAAATACATTTGATGCTATAGAGAAAGCACTACCATCTATGGTTAAAACAACTGATTATTATGTGCATATATAATGTACAACAAAAGAGACCCAAGAGGTCTCTTTTTATATGGAGACTTAAATGAATGTCTATTTGAATTTAAAACCTAATCATCATAATGGCGAATCAGACCTCTTGACACTTGATGTACCTTCGGGTTATACTGAAGAACTATTACGCTATGTCAGACCTATTGCCGAAGAAAAAAATGTTCCTGAGTCACGTATACTCAAGGATATAATCAAAGAATCAATTAACGAAATACAAAGGAGAAACTATGAGCGTAAGAGTCGTAAGAACCAGAAGCGGTGATGACGTTATCTGTGATTTGTTTGAGGTTACCACTAAAGACGATACTGAAAAACCAGTTGCTTTTCAACTAGTTAATCCTTATTATCTTTATTTGGTTGATCCTAATCCTGATATTGAAATCGAAGGTGGTGGAGAAATAAATAAAATTTCTAAACCAGAAATAAAATTTGAACCTTTTGTTCCTTTCTGTAAGGAGGATAGGGTCATGGTTAAATTAGATGAGGTAGTCACTGCATATGAAACGCATGATGAAGTCATCACCAAGTACAATCAATTAGTGGAGGCCACACGTGGAAGAGGAGATGATTCAACAGCAGTTGAAAGTGATACTGCTGAAACAGAGATCGGAATATCTGTTAGGGAAGGTAACTGAACTAGATGAAGAACCTTCTATCCTTGTAGAAGGATGTTATGAGATAGTGTCTGATGAGGAGATCAAACCATTTCCTTCATTTACATCTCAACGTGATGTCTTCTTGACATCTGATACTATTATGAGTATACTAGATCCAAGTCAAAATTTGATTGATCTATACGGCAAGAAATGAGTCAGTTCTACACCAACGTACAACTAGCTGGTGACACTATCCTCTATAGGGGATATCAAGATGGAACTCCAGTGCAGTTTCGTGGTAAATTTTCTCCTACATTATATGTTGCTTCTCAAAAGGATGAGAAGTATAAGACACTTGATGGTAGATCAGTTGCTCCTATGGAGTTCTTAACTGCTAGAGATGCTAGAGAATTTATTAAAACGTATGATGGTGTAGAAGGATTTGAAGTGCATGGGTATGAGCGTTTTGTATATCAGTATATAAGACGTGAGTTTCCAGGCGAGATTGATTATAATATCAATCAGATGAAGATCTTTGCACTGGACATTGAGGTTCAATGTGAGAATGGATTCCCTGATGTAGAAGCAGCAGCAGAAGAAATGCTTTCGATTACCATTAAAGATATGGTGACGAAAGAATTTTTCGTATGGGCTGTTAGAGAGTTTGAAGTACCTGATGGTGTCAAAGCATATATCTATGACACTGAAAGGGAAATGCTTACCCACTTTATTAAGTGGTGGGTAGAGAATACACCAGACATACTTACAGGATGGAATGTCAATCTATATGATGTACCATATATTGCTCGTCGTGTAAATAGGACGTTGGGTGAGAAGTGGATGAAGTCTTTATCACCGTGGAATAGAGCAAACGAAAGAGAAGTCTATGTACAAGGAAGGAAAAATTATGCTTATGATGTGTCTGGGATCAACATCCTTGACTATCTTGATCTTTACCGTAAGTTTACTTATAGTAACCAGGAATCATATAGACTCGATCACATCGCTTTTGTTGAACTAGGTCAGCGTAAGGTTGATCATAGTGAATATGACAACTTTAAAGATTTCTATACATCTGATTGGCAGAAGTTTATTGAGTACAACATCCAAGACGTTGAGTTGATTGACAGATTGGAAGATAAGATGAAGTTATTAGAACTAGCCATAACAATGGCTTATGATGCCAAGGCAAACTTTGAGGATGTATATTCTCAGGTTCGCATGTGGGATACTATTATTTACAATTACCTAAGTGATATCAATGTCGTTGTTCCACCCCGTAAGGGATCTAAAAAGGATGAAAAATACGCAGGTGCTTATGTCAAGGAACCGATTCCAGGAAAGTATGATTGGGTGGTCAGTTTTGATCTCAATTCTTTGTACCCTCATCTTATTATGCAGTACAATATCAGTCCAGAAACCCTCTGGGAGACTAGACATCCCAGCTCGAGCGTTGAACGGATTCTAAATCAAGAGATTGATTTTAGTGATTGTAAATTTTCTGTGTGTGCTAATGGTGCTCAGTATCGTAAGGACGTGCATGGATTCTTACCGAAGATCATGCAAAAGATTTACGATGAACGTACCATCTATAAGAAGTTGATGCTTAAAGCAAAGAGTGCGTATGAGATTAACCCAAGTGAGAAACTGAAGAAGGATATTAGTAAGTATAATAACATTCAGATGGCACGTAAGATTCAATTGAACAGTGCTTATGGTGCTATTGGTAATCAATACTTCAGATATTATAACCTAGCAAACGCAGAGGCAATTACTTTGTCGGGTCAGGTTAGTATCAGATGGATTGAAGGTAAGATGAATCAGTACCTTAATACGGTACTTAAAACTGAGGAGGAAGATTATGTTATTGCTAGTGATACTGATAGTATCTACCTCAACCTTGGTCCTTTGGTTGAAAATGTATACAAGGGCAGAGAGAAAACTAATGAGAGCGTTGTTAGGTTCATTGACAAGGTGTGTGAAACTAAACTTGAGCCTTATATTGAAAGTTCTTATGAAGAACTGGCCGAGTACGTTGGAGCATACGAACAGAAGATGATCATGAAGAGGGAGAACATAGCCGACAAAGGTATATGGACTGCCAAGAAGAGATACATTCTTAACGTATGGGATTCGGAAGGTGTTAGGTATACTAAACCTAAACTTAAAGTTATGGGTATTGAGTGTGTTAAATCCTCCACACCTGGTGCTTGTAGAGATAAGATTAAGGAGTGTCTAACTGTTATTATGAATGAAGATGAAGAAGCAGCACAGAATTTTATTAAAACTTTCAGAGATAATTTTTCCGAGTTACCCGTTGAAGATATATCATTTCCCAGAGGTTGTAATAATCTAAATAAGTGGGCGAATCCATCAAGTATATACAGTAAAGGCACACCCATACATGTGCGTGGTGCTTTATTGTTTAATCATTACAATAAGAAGAACAAATTAACACATAAGTATCCCTTAATACAGGATGGCGAAAAGATTAAATTTGTTTATCTCAAGACTCCAAATAAAATTAGTGAGAATGTAGTCTCTTTTCTGAGTACATTCCCAACAGAGTTTGGGCTTGACAAACATGTAGACTATGACCTACAATTCTCTAAGAGTTTCTTAGACCCTATCAAGGTCATCATGGATACTATTGGATGGAAACCCGAAAAAGTTGCTAACCTTGAATTTCTATTCGGATGACCACATACATTGTTGAATATCAGAAAGCCTTCGGTGCTGGTGCAATGCCAGAGGAGAAGGAATTCTTTGATAAAGACGAGGCTAAATGGTTTGAACGTGCTATGAAACGTTCCAATCACATTACAAAATTACTTAAGAAAAGTTAATGAGTTTTTTACAAGATGTAGTAAAGGAGATCGGAAATGAGTACGCTTCTCTCGTTAGTGATGGTGTTGCTGCTGGTGACACTAATAATTTTATCGATACAGGTTCGTACATCTTTAACGGACTTGTATCAGGAAGCATCTACGGAGGTATTCCAGGGAACAAGATCACAGCTATTGCAGGTGAGTCAAGTACTGGCAAAACATTTTTCTGCCTTGGTGTGGTACAGCATTTTCTCGAATCTAATACTGATGCTGGCGTTATTTATTTTGAGTCTGAGAGTGCATTAAGTAAACAGCAGATTGAAGAGAGGGGTATAGATTCTTCTCGTATGATGATTGTTCCTGTCACTACAGTACAAGAATTTAGAACACAATCCATCAGAATATTAGACAAATATTTAGAACAGCCTGTAGATAAGAGAAAACCCTTAATGTTTGTTTTAGATTCTCTTGGTATGTTATCCACAACTAAGGAAGTTGAGGATGCTGAAGCAGGTAAAGAGACTCGTGATATGACGAGAGCACAGATTGTTAAGTCAATCTTTAGAGTTCTAACATTAAAGTTAGGTAAAGCAAACGTCCCAATGTTAGTTACTAATCATACATATGATGTAGTTGGTGCATACATTCCTACAAAGGAAATGGGAGGTGGAAGTGGACTTAAATACGCAGCAAGCACAATCATATATCTTACGAAGAAGAAAGAGAAGGATGGTAAAGAGGTTGTGGGAAATATTATTAAATGCAAAACAGCTAAAGCTAGACTAACCAAAGAAAACAATCAAGTAGAGGTACGACTTTATTATGACACAGGACTTGATAAGTATTACGGACTATTGGAATTGGGTGAGAAGCATGGAGTATTTGAACGAAAGGGCAATCGCATTAGTATCGGTGGGTCTAATGTTTATCCTTCGGCCATTCTTGCCGACCCAGAAAAATACTTCACCCCCGAATTAATGCAAGCATTAGATGAATGTGCCTCAAAGGAGTTTAAATATGGCAACTAAATTAACTGACTACATTAAGTGCTATGATAACATGGTCAATGATTCTCTTTGTAATGAGATCATTGATGCATTTAAAGAATCAGGTACTACCTATGTTAATAGGGAACAACGACCAACTTTTCACGAACTTAATATATCTAAGAAGTTCAAAGCAAAGGATCCTCTATGGGAAAAACCCCAGAGTATATTGACAGAAACATTTATTGATGTTGTCAATCTTTATATGGAAGATCTAGAAATTGCTAGAGATTTTCCTGTAAAGTATACTTTTGAGGAGTACCGTATGAAACGGTATGAGGCTAATGACTATGATCAATTTAAAGATCATGTTGATGTACAGGATTATAGTTCTGCACGTCGTTTCGTTGTTATATTTCTCTATTTGAATGATGTTTTGGAAGGTGGTGAGTCAAACTTTCCTAAATTAGACTTGGCAATTACACCAAAACAAGGTAGAATACTTGTGTTCCCTGCTAACTGGCAGTACAGACATGCAGGTCTTCCTGTAAAGTCTAACGACAAATACATTATCGGATCTTATCTCCACTATCTAGAATGACTTTAGAAGTTACTATCCTTAGTAATTTAATCTACAATGAAAAGTATACTCGTAAGGTAATACCTTTTCTTAAGTCAGATTATTTTACTACGAAGTCTCATAAAGTAATCTTCTTAGAGATACATGAGTATGTTGGTAACTATAATGCGTTACCTTCTTTGAATGCTTTAGGAATTGAATGTCAAGAACGTACTGATCTATCTGAAGATCAGTTCAAAGATATCATGGAGGTACTAAGTGCGTTATCGAAGGAGGAAACAGACTTTGATTGGATCGTTGATACAACAGAGAAGTGGTGTCAAGAGAGAGCGATTTATCTCTCGCTTATGGAGAGTGTCAAGATCGCTGACGGTCAGGATGAGAAGAGAGATAAGGGGGCTATTCCACAGATATTAAGTGATGCATTAGGTGTATCATTTGATCAACATGTAGGACATGATTACTTACAGAACTACCAAGAACGATTTGACTTCTATCATAAGAAAGAGTCCAAGATTCCTTTTGATCTGGAATTCTTTAACCGTATTACAAAAGGTGGCATTCCGAATAAAACACTTAACATTGCTCTCGCTGGTACTGGTGTTGGTAAGTCTTTGTTTATGTGTCATGTCGCAGCTTCAGTTCTTCTACAAGGAAAGAATGTACTATACATTACGCTTGAGATGGCTGAAGAAAAAATTGCAGAGAGAATTGATGCTAATCTTTTAAACGTACCTATTCAAAAATTACCTGAGTTACCTCATGTAATGTATGAGAATAAGATTAATAAGTTGATGAAGAAGACAAAGGGTAAGTTAATTATTAAAGAGTACCCTACTGCATCAGCACATGTTGGACACTTCAAATCATTATTACAAGAATTGTCATTGAAGAGAAGTATTAAACCTGATATTATATTCATTGATTACCTAAACATATGTGCCTCTCAAAGGTACAAGGGATCTATTGTTAATTCGTATACTTATGTCAAAGCAATCGCAGAAGAACTACGGGGTCTCGCAGTTGAGGCGAACGTTCCGATTGTATCTGCCACTCAAACTACTCGTAGCGGCTACGGTAGTAGCGATGTCGACCTTACTGACACCTCTGAATCTTTTGGACTCCCTGCTACTGCTGACCTTATGTTTGCCCTTATTTCTACAGAAGAGTTGGAAGAGCAGAATCAAATAATGGTCAAGCAATTAAAGAATAGATACTATGACCCTACTCTAAACAAAAGATTTGTCATAGGTATTGACAGATCTAAGATGAGGCTGTATGATGTCGAAGACGCTCAGAAAGATCTAGTTGATTCTGGTGCTGAAGAGAAAGTCGTTAAAACAATACAGGGTAAAAAATCCTTCGCAGAATTAAAGTATGATTGATTTTAAACATTATGAAGAGTTTGTAGATGCTGTCACATCCGATAGTTCTAAAGATTTTGTCAGTCTTGCTGACCGTTTGGGTGACCTTGACCGCCAGGGTGCCAATATTGAACGTCTTACCACTGCTGGTGTTGGGCTTGCTGCTGAGTCTGGTGAGTTCCTTGAGATCGTTAAGAAGATGGTATTCCAGGGTAAGCCTTGGAACAACGATAACAGAGAGCATCTTATTATTGAGTTGGGTGACGTTATGTGGTATGTGGCACAAGCTTGTATGGCATTAGAGATTGACTTTGATGATGTCATTAAAGGTAACATTAAGAAGTTAGAGAAGAGATATCCTGGTGGTAGTTTTAATATCGGACACTCTGAAAACAGAGCAGCAGGAGATCGCTAATGCATTTAGTTTTACCTATCATTTGTATTGGACTTATCTGTTTGGTTATAGTCTATTCAGTTATTCAACGATACGATCCTCATTCATGAATACTGCAGACCGTTACTTACCACTATTCTCATCTAATGTATTTCAATTACATATAGATTATGATTTGGATGTATTGAAAACCAATAAGAGTTTTATCTATGCAGCTAATCAGAATAAAAAATATGAAGATGAAAATTATAGAGCATTGGAAATGTTTCCAAATGTTAGAGATCATCTTACAGAGAGATTTAGTGAACTTGCTAAGGATTTTTTAAAATTAGATTCTAATTTTACTATAACTACATCTTGGTTTACTATTACTGAAGAAGGTGATGGAGGTGATTCACAATATCATTTTCATAAGAATAGTTTTTATAGTGGTGTTGTATATTATGATGATTATAAAGAAGATAGTGCTCCTATAGAATTCATGACTCCCTTGGAGTTTCATTCTGATTTTTATTTGGAACCAAGAGAATATGATCTAGCTACTTCAACCTCTTGGAAGATTCAACCTCAGAAAAATATGCTTGTATTATTTCCAAGTTACTTAAAGCATCAGGTAGGAAAACATATGGGAACTGACCCAAGATATTCTTTAGCATTTAATATTGTTCCTACAGGATCTTATGGTACATCAGATTCTTCTATACACACTGAATGGTTGAGTGGAAAATCATCTACACATGAGTTGGAGATGGGGTATAGAACAGGAGGTAGTAGATTATAAAGATACTTGATGATTTTTTAACCCATAAAGACTTTGAGAAAGTCTTTATGAAATATTCTGGTAGGGGTCATGAAAGTGTATGGGGAATACAAAGAGGTGGTAATGATCATCAAGGATCAGAGTTTTTATTTTCTCATATAGAAGATGATTCTTTCTTTAGTGATTACTTGTTCTCTAAAGTTGTAGATCAATTAGATAAAGGTTCATATGAATTAGAAAGAGTATACTTTAATGGTCAATGGAGTGGAAGGGAATCGGATTTACATAATGATGGGTGTGATATAACAGCACTACTTTATATGCATAATAGATATCAGTATGGATGGGGTGGATTTACTGAGATTATAACTAAACCAAATCCAATTTTAATACATCCTATACCTAACAGACTATTAATATTTCCTGGTATGAATTCACATAAGGCATACTCTTTTGCATACCAAACATGTCCTTTAAGAGTCACTCTGGCTTTTAAAATAAATAATAACAGCAGGTGAAAATTATGAGAGAAGATTCTATTTCAGACGCTTGGTCTGAGTCAAGAATTGATAAACCAAAAAAGTATAACATGCCTATTTGGTTAACTGATGAAGACTTTGATTATATTGTATTAGCACTTTGGAAATGCCGTAAGAATGGTGGTGAATCTAAATGTGCTGAATTATATACTAGGTTTAAAGCAATACAAGACACTGCCAAGAATAAATAATTCAGGAGACCTGTGTCTGACTAATGGCAATAAAACAAGAGAGTGATCTACTTAAATTAAACAGAGCACTTCAAGAATTTCAAAGGAATGCTAAGGACATTGATGATGTTGAAGAACAAGTCAAGGTAAAACAAGCTGGAAAGACGGTAGTAAAA